ATACTCTACTCCATAATTGGAATTTACTAAAAGACGCAGACCATGACACTATGGAAGCATTATTGCAAGATATGATTGATGATTTCAAGAAAGATTGCGATAAGCGTAATGCGCCTAAGTTATTCCGTATTCACTGGGATGGGGATTTCTTTAGCGATGAGTACGCATTCGTATGGAAGCATATTGTGTTAAATAATCCTGATGTTCAATTTTGGGTATATACACGTGTAAAATCTGCTGCTATCATTCTAAAAAATATGGATAATCTTAGTTTATATTTCTCTGCAGATAGTGAGAATATCAAAACAGCCGTAGAATTAAAACAAGAATATGGTGTCCGCATGGCATACCTTGCTCAGAATTTCAAAATGGGACAAGACCAATTGAAAGAATTAATTTCTAAGCCTGGTGCTAAGTGTCCTGAAAATGCAAAGCGCATTCCACTTATTTCTACTAACGGTAGTGCATGTGTGTCATGTGGATTGTGTGTATATAACAAAGCAGATATCGTATTTAGTGCGAGTAAAAAATAATGGAACTAAGTAAGTTTCTTATTTTCTTTTTGTGGTGGGCCATGTGCATGTTCTTTTTGCAGTGATCCCCCGCAAAAATCCCGAGGGGGCGAAATGTCCGTTTTGTACTAATTAAGAGAGTGTAATTAAGATCACATTAAAAATGTCCTAGAAACTCTCCCTGAATTGTATTTTTGGTATTTTTCTGCTAAACTAATACTAAGACCCAAACAGAAAGGAAAACAAATGACACTAGGCGGATACACTTATCAGGTAGGCGATTTATTCACTACTAGCAAAACAGGTGTTACAGGTCGTATTGAGAAGTTCGTTCCAATGCGTCAAAATGTAACTAAGGTTATGCTTCGCTTGTCTAATAATCAGACTAGATTTGCTATGGTCAAAACCTACTAATCTCAAAATGTGAGAAATGTCAGGGTCAAACTTGACATTTTCTCTACAAAATGTAATAATAATACAGTAAGCAAAACAACCAACTGAAAGGAAATACAAATGGCAGTAGCAACAGCAACTTACAAGGTAGGCGACACCTACACCTCACAAAAGTCAAAGGTGACAGGTGTTATCACAGAAATCAAGCCAAACACAGACGGAACAACAGTTCGTGTAAAACTTGATGTCAATGGCACACCACGCTGGACAACTTGGACAGCAAAGTAATTCCTAATACAGGAAAAGTCCTGAGCATGACTACTAAAACTGCTCACTTGATTTCTAGCAGTAAAAATGCTAGACTATAAATAACAACCCACTAAGAAAGGATAACAATGGCAAGAAATGGAAAAGCCATAAATGTCAAGATTGCTACAACCAAAGTAATCAAGGCATTAGAAACTAAGTTAGCCCAAATCAACAAAGATAAGGCTAATCAAGCAAGCAACGAGGCTAAGTTCAAGAAACTTGAGGAGAAGCATAACAAGGAAGTCGCAAAACTTGCGGTATCTGCTATCTCTAAGGCAACTGACTTATCTGCTCACAAGAGATACAATGGCGAAATCCAAGTATCTTTCTGCTTACCTGCTGGAAGTATTGAACTACCTGATGAACCTCAAAAGGATTTTACTACTTACCATGATTGGCAGTATAAGGAAATGATTGAGGAAATTGAGAACGCTGTCCGTATTCTCAAGATGACAGACGAGGAAGTAGTTTCTACTTCTACTTACAACGCTATCGCAAGATACTTGTAAAATTGGGAGGGGTGTAAAAGCCCCTCTCTCTATCCCCTGCGTTCCACGCTATTTATAGCAAGTGTCCCCTGGGGATCGTCCTGAGCATGACTCTAAACTGCTCCACCTCCTAACTTGACAAATGTCAGACCCAAATGCTAAACTTAGAATTAGAAAGAAAGGAACTAAGATGATAGCAACCGCTATAGCAATACAACAAGCAACAGCAGAAGCAGTTCATGACGAAATGACAATGGGCATCGCTTCTCACTTATTTCACACAAGAAATGAAATGTCAGATAATGATTTCGCAAGAGCATTGTTTGAGTATTCTGCTCTACTCTCATCACTAACAGCAACACTTGTCACTAATGTCCTATTGACAGAAGAACAAATGGACGCTATGATTGATGATATCAAAGAATTTGATGAACTTGGAAAGGATATAACAAATGGAAACTAATGAAATACATATGACGGAGGAATTCCTTCGTAATAGAATTACCGAATTAGAGGAGCGAGTAAAGACTGTAGAAGAGTCTCATGCTCGTGTCGTGCAGCGTGACTTTAGTACATCTGCTGCATTGAATGCAATGTCAGAATCACTACGTGATTGGACCATAGAGAATCTAGAGAATATTGCCATCAACGAGGCGCAGGCCTTGGAACTGGCAGAGATTGGTGGATTCGAACTAACAAAAGAAGTAGAGGCTGAAGTCTCTGTAACTTACTATATAACATTGAATGTGCCTGCAGGTGAGAATGCTGAAGACATAATCAATGATATTGATTTCGACGCAATTGTATATGACACGGACCATGTCACACATGTTTCATCTAGTGTCGACAGTGTTGACATCTAAATAAAATTTGCGGGGATCATGAAAGGCCCCGCAATGTGCACGGCTCTCTTCTTTCATCCTTTCTTTCAAAGAGACCGTGAGGGACCTGAGCACGTCCATGTAAACTGCTCTAAAAATTTCCCGAGGGGCTTTTGTACTATATGTCCGTTTTAAGAAGTTTAAGAAAAAGATCACGAATTCCAGGATTTGCTTTTGTCAGTCCATTGTGCTAAACTTTAGATAATAAACAAACAGAAAGGAAGAAAAAATGGCTCATGAATTAGAATCAGAAAAGTCATTCGCTAGTTTCCGTGAACCTGCTTGGCATGGTTTAGGAACCGTATTTAATGAGGAAGTTTCAACATCAGAAATGTTGTCTCTTGCTAATCTCCAGAATTGGAATGTTAGATTAGAAGATGTAGTGATTCCAGAAAATCTCTCATCAGATAAATCTTATCAATATGTTGTTCGCACTAATCCGTTTGATAATTCTCAGACAGATGTTTTGGGTGTTGTAGGTGAGCGTTATGTTCCACTACAAAATGAAGACCTATTCACTTTTGGTGATGCAATTCTTGATGGTGGAGGTCGTTGGGAGACTGCTGGCTCTCTCAAGGGTGGTCGTGTAGTTTTCGGCTCTCTTGCTCTTGAGCGTGAAACCGTTCTAGACCCTAGCGGTGTTGCAGATGTTGTCAAGACTTATCTTCTTGTCAATACATCACACGATGGTTCAGTTGCTATTCAAGCAAGTGTGACCCCAGTTCGTGTTGTGTGTGCTAACACTCTTGCCGTTGCTCTTGGTAGAGGTAAGCGTGGCGTAAAGCAATCATTCAAGATTCGTCACACCCAATCTGCTGACGGTAAAGTGCAACAAGCACGTGAGGCTCTAGGTGTTGCTAATGCATACATGGACGAGTTTTCTAAAATGGCTCAGTTGATGATTCAGAAAGAAATCACAGCGCAACAATTCAATGATATTGTTCTTGCTGCGTATCCAAAGCCTGATGAAACCAAAAAGGGTGCATTGAAAAAGTGGGAGAATAAAATCGACACTATCAATGACATCTACACAGGTCAATTCAATGGCATGATTGCTGGTTCTGCTTGGGGTGCTTGGAATGCACTTACAGAAAGAATCGATTGGTATCGTGGAGGTAAGCGTGGTCTTACTGAATCAATCCTAATGGGTTCAAGTGGTTTTGACCCTGCTATCACAGCAGAAAAAAATCGCTTGTTGCAAGTTGTTAATTCAACTCTAGAATTAGTTTAATCTAATTCAACTCCTGAGCATGAGTCTAAACTGCTCTATTTTTTATTGATCAAAAAAATCCCCCGAGCATGTGATTTTTCTCACACCTGATTAAGATATTAATTAGATTTTTCCAGAAATTAATTACGATGACTTGACTTAAATCCCTGAAATTGCTATAATAAATATAACAGAAAGGAAAATATGTTAGGCTATACCATTACAGATGTAGTAGATATGCAGATCTCTATTAATGAGGCTACTAAATATATACCCGCCGATGACCCTGAAACCAAACGGGATCTATACAAAGCCTTTGACTTCTTACAAGGATTAATAGTAGAGGGACACTTTCAATAGTTGACAACCCCATAAGATTTTGCTAGAATTATACAAAGACCTATAGAAAGGAATCCAATGCCCAATTGGTGTTACAACCACCTAGACATTTCAGGTGGAGACGTATCTGCTCTCAAAGCCCAACTCAATACCCCCTTTGAGGTAATGCATGATACTTACAATAGAGAAACAGGACAAATGGAAAAGAAACTGTTTCACTATCCCAACCCTGTATTTGCATTCTGGAACATTGTCAAGCCAACAAACCTAGAAGCCTACTATGGCCCACAACCTGAGACAGACTTATCTAAGGGCCTATCCTTTGATTCAGACCACTGGTATGACTGGAATGTGCGTAACTGGGGAACTAAATGGGATGTATGTGTCAATGAGGATGATAAGTATCCTGAGACTGAGTTGACTGATGAAGGTCAGGACTTTATTTCATACCGCTTCAATACAGCATGGTCCCCACCTGTTGAGGCTATCGTCAAACTATCTGAGCAGTATCCTAATCTAGTATTTACTCTATCCTTTGAGGAAGAGACTGGTTGGGGTGGCGAGGTAGTCATAGAGAATGGCGAATCTATGGAAACAGAATCCTACGATAATAAATGCAGGGACTGTGATTCACTCAACACATTACAGTATTGTGATAACGATTGTGGAGAAATCTGTGATTCTTGTCACTATTTAGGCGAGGCAGATTTAGAAGCAGTTGCAGAATGCGAGGAGCATAAAGTATACTTGACTGAAGAGTATGTACCAGACTATAGAATGGATGAGATAAATGTCTGATTATTTATTAGAGTATATGAAGATACATCTTGTATCTATTGAGCAGGACCAAGCAGAAGTTGCTGAAGAAATGGAAAAACTAGATGAGAATTCTAAAGACTATAGAGACCTAGAGTTTGAATACAACTGGTTGGCAGGACAGATTATTGCTACCCGCCATTTTATACAGATTGGAGAAGAGCATGCAGCCCAAGCCAAATGAATTATCAGATAATCTAATTAAGTCTGTTCAAGCAGGCATATCAGGTCTTGATATCATCCATGGTGAACTTAAGAACTGGATGTATGAAACAGAACAAGAACTAAATCCATTGCTGCAGCAATCAGAAGAGATTGGCTCAGATGAAGACTACTCAGATACTGTAGATAGACTATGGCTGTCAGGGTATATGGAGGCACTAGCAGACCTCTACAGATTGACATACCAACTATCATTTGCAATTGCAGATCTGAAGGAATAATGTACGAACAGTTGACATTAGACCTACAATTTGATACACTAGAAGAAAACCCAACTATCGAAAGGACCCACAATGGGAGCACGTTGTACATTCGTTTTTAAGCAGTCAAAAGACCAGGCTGTGGCCTTATACAGCCACTGGGGTGAATATGACATGTATGAAGACCTGGCAGCAGCCCTGCAGCATGCAATGCCACGTATTGAGATGAGAGACCATGCATATGCTACTCGTATGGCTATTAGTTATTTAATTAAAGATAGCATTTTAGATGAGACAGGCTTTGGTATCTATGCTTGTAATCCTAATGACCTAGGTTTTATGGACGAGCCAATCATAATTAATCTTGTAAATAATACTGTCGATAGTAGGGTTGGTGGAGAACACTCTATTAAAGATTTTATTAATTACCATAATTTAGTAGCGACGGCTACTTCATAAGGGGACTGGTCATCCCCGTCCAGGTGGCAGCGCAGGCTCTAATCCTTTCTTGCCCTTGCGCTGTCACCACTTTTTTGATACAATGAGGAGAACTATGAATACACAACAGATACTAGATTATTTGATTACTGAGGCAGACGAAATCCGTGATGTCCTTGCTGAGAACGAAGGGTATCAAACAGAATACCTCACAGGCGCACTAGAGGCTTTAGAGGGTGCTATCAACTTTATTGGAGGTAAGTAATGCTTAGACGAATAATGACTCCTGAAGAAAAGATAGCCAAAAGATTATCTGACATTGTTTCTGATGTTAGAATTGACTTAGACCTTGTTGGTGTTTATTTGGCTAGAACAAGTCCAAGTGTGCCGTATAATAGGCTTGTAGAAATTGTTGAATCAGCGCAACATGAAAAGGAGAGCAGTGACTTCAGACAAACCCACTATAGACTTTTCTAAGAAGTGTGAGATATTAGATAAATTCTGGATGGACTATAGAGATGAAGAAGCATTTGAATCTTATGTAGATTATTGTGATCTTGCACTACCCCTTGCTTTTGCAATAAACGAGGGGATAGTCAAGTCAACAGAAACAGCAGAGGCATATATAAACGAAGCCTGGGATCTACTATGTGAAACACTACAGGTGGACAATACAAAATACTATGAAACATTAGATGATCTTTTGTTTGAAGCAGGTAGTTTCGACTGAGATTTCTCGGGACCTATTTCAAACCATAATTTCCAAATATCTTATTACGAAGAATATTACGATATCCCTGAAATATCCTTCAAACCATATATCAAATAATTTTCTATTTGTCAAACCATATGTATTGAATGTATAATGGTTTATTGTATATAGGGTATTGGGTATCTTTTTTATACCCCGCAATATTCGGGGGGGAAAATACAACAGAATTTTGAAAAAAGGTATTACGATCAAACATTAAAAATCCCTGAAATATTTTCAAACCATATAAATGGTGTTATGATTATATTATGCCAAGACATTTTTATAGAATGAATTTTCCAAAAGCAGCAAATGAAGATGATATTGGTTTACATAATGCCTTTGTTGCTTTTACTAAGGTTATTGGATTAGGAAAGTATTTTTCTTTTACCCCGCCGCTTTTTGACAGGGCCGAATGGCGGGCGCAGCACCAGGCGGGGAATAAAAAAGATTACGATCATAACACAAATACCCCTAATAAGCAATAACAAACCATATTCCTTGGTTTTAAAACTTTTTCAAACCTTTTAAATCTTTTTTGGATTTATTTAAAACTTATTACGATATTTCGATAAAAATCCCTGAAACATTATGGGCATATTCATGCATATATCCAATTTGACAAACCATTATATTGCATGTATAATGCCCAACGATATATGGTTTGACAATATTGGGCATATATGGTATATGAGGATATATGGTTTGAAGGTTTATGGTTTTTACGGCGCCCCCTTCGAAAACGCTCCATCCTCCACTATCCTCCACTTCACTCCACTTTAGGACTATTTAGAAATATAATCAGTAAGATTTTTCTGTGGATAATTCATGATGTATAATTAAATTATGATTACAAAATACGACAAATTAATATCAGATGATTTAGCAAATAGGCTATATGAGTATGGTTTGTCTATTGCCAAAGGTGAAGAAATAAAAGAGCCTATAAGGCATATCTCAACTAATCTTGCTTGGCCTAGTCCATTAAGAATTGGCAGTGGTCTTGTTTTATGCATAAGGCCTACTGAAGAAATGGAAAAAGAAATAGAAAATATATTGGTTGAAAAAGGGGTATTAGATTTTACAATTGAAAAACCTATAACCACAACAGCAACCACAGTAAATATATGGGGCAGGGGATCATTAATAACCTCTCATCCAGATACTGGATATAGCAAGGCAATAACCGTATATTTAAATCCGAATTGGAAATATAATGATGGTGGTATTTTTCATTGGAAGGATGGAGATTCCTGGAATGCTATTGCACCAACATTCAACACTGCAGTATTAGTTGAGGAAGGTACTCCTCATGGAGTATCTCCTGTTCAATCAGATTTTAGGATAACTCTACAGATATTTGTGCATAAGGCGGGGTAGATTAAAGCCCCTTTATAGCCTTATTGACCATAGCCATTAATCTCTTTTTGGATATCTTCTTGGCATTAAATGTCTCCGTATATCCTCCATATGGCATATTATCCTTATTGAGGAAATGTCCATATTTATCCCTTAGTGTATTTACTACTATAGATTCTACTCTTCTGGCTCCCCGCCGATCTTGAAAATACCAATATGCTACTAATTCCCATCCTTTGGTCCTATGGGCTTTAAACCTTTTCCCAGAAATATCCCCTATTCCTACCTTTATGGCATTATATTGGGGGTGATATATTATATATAGGATAGTGGGGTCCATGGCTTTATTATACCCTCGCAAATACCCCGTATAATGGACATCATGCTATCTAAAGAATCCCAGATTGAGATAATCTCAGAAATAATATACGATTATATTAAAGGCAAGCACAAGGACAAATTGTCCAAAGATCTTGCAGAACAAATTATAGATGCTTTGGATTTACAAGAACCACCTACTTGGTATGTTCACGGATAGTGTATAATAAAATATTATGACAAACAATAAATGTTATTACTGTGATGCTAAGGCAGAATTTACTCAGCCAGAAAAAGACACTGGCAAGATTATTGATGTCTGCTCAAAGCATTTTACATTTAGGCATATGGGATAGGAGATATCATGGCGATTGATACTAAAGAATGGTCTAAGGAAACAAAGCAGAAGATTGTCCTTTCAGCACTAGTTCTTATTGCAGCAGCCGTATTCTTTACACTTATCTGATACTAACCAGTAACATTAAATGGTTGTAAAATAATCCATTGTGCATTTACATAGTTCATTCGTATCTGTCATAGAGGTTGTAATAGACGATAATTCATATACCCGCACTTTGTGCGCTAGATGTGGATATGAGTCTCTACAGCCGTCCTGACTGCAACGGCATATATTAAGAATATTAAACTTTATTGACCGTGTAGGTCATAAGGAGTTAAACATTTCTATTTTGCGCCGAACTTTAATACTTATTTAATATGATATCATTTATATTATGAGTGTGTTACTTATAACCTATCCAAGATCTGGCCAGCATCTATTAAGAGAACATATATTACAAATGCTTGATGTTGAATGTGGATGGACCCATTCCCTTTTAAAAAAACATGATTTTGATAAAACAATAACAATTATAAGAGACCCAAAAGAGGCTATGGCATCTTGGATAAGCATGGAATTATATTATGAAGAAATTGATCCAACAAGAAAAAAACAAACATTAGATTTTTATTTAGAGGCTGCAAAAAAAGAATATGCTTTATTTTATAATTATGCTAAAAAAAATATAGATATTTTTATACAATATTTAGATTTGATAGACAATCCTAAAAAGATTATATTATTTTTATCAAAAGAACTTAAAGTTAATATAAAAAATAATAATTTTACAAATACTATAATCGATAACCCAGATTCTAGGCATTTGGTTAGCAGCAAAAATGTATTACAGTATAATTCTGTCTTAGAAAAAATAAACAATGTTGATTTAAAAATATTTGAAGATTTTTATAATGATTTAGACTCAATGTGCATTAAAGATTTTACAAAATGATGATTTTAAGGTATACTTAATGTATGACAGAAAGATTTGTTATTTGTAACATCTGTGGCAAAAACATAGAGTTAAGATGGGGCATTTTTGCCCATGATACAATGGATAGACATGTGAAGAAAGAGCATAAATGACTTATATTGATGATTATGATGTTGACTTTCAAATACCTCGCAGTATCAGAAGAGAAATTGAAAGGAATTACATTCAACGCACTTTTTATTGGTCGGTGGCAATTGGATCTTTTATTATCGGAATTTTAATTGGAGTTGCAATATGAGTAGAAAGTCTATTGAGTTTGCAGAATTAGAAAAATCTGTGGTTGTAACACTTAAAACTAAATGCCCTGAAAAATATATCTTAGTTGATAGACAAACAGGAGATGTATATGTTGCTAAAGAAACTGGGGAATGGGAGTTAGTTCGTGGTGGACCAAATAGAAACTAGTATTAAGATTCATAAGTCCCGCCCACCATTACGATGGTTTGCCAACATGTGTGGAGATATCTCAGGATGGGCAATTATGCGTATCTCATATCAGGATGAATTAGAAGATTTTGGATGGCGGTATAAATTACATTCAATTATTTGGAAGATTACATGGCCAGTATATTATAAGTTTGGTTCATTCTATGAATGGAGTTTTGATATGAGTGGAGATGGATGGAATGATTACGATTCAGATGGAGTCCCATACTGGGAAAAGCCAGAGTTTATCAATGCTTATGTTTGGGATTATGAAGATGAAGAAACAGGCGATGCGTTTAGGATTATAAATAAATGAAATGGGCTATAGGATTGATATTTTTAATGTTTGGTATACTTAACTATCTCGCTTACCTACAAGGAAGGGCATATTAAAATGATATATCACAAGCACTTATTAGTAAACGCTAAAGTTAAAAATCCTATGCAGTCCGAACAAGAGGCTATTGATTTTTTAACTAATTTAGTACAAGAAATTGACATGAAGATTATTAAAGGGCCATTTTCATCTTATGTAGATAAGGATGGAAACAAAGGATTGACGGCTATTGTTATGATTGAGACTAGCCATATTGCTTTTCATATATGGGATGAAGTTGATCCAGGACTATTACAGTTTGATTTATATACCTGCGGATCTTTGGATGTTCAAAAAGTATTTTATATCTTAGGAAAAGCGTTCAATATTCACTCTATGGAATATCAATTATTTGATAGAGAAAATGGTTTTGTTGTTGAACAAGAGGGTAGCCTTATGGATGGAGTATTTCATACAGTATATCCTGATGGGCTTCAATTAGACGGTAAAGCCTTAGATCCAAATGTAGGTGGATGGTTTAAGAAAGATAAAGAGTGACCTGGGCATGTCCCTGTAATGGTTAAAAGACTAAGGAGCAGTAGCCAAGTTGGTCAAGGCCCCGAACTCATAATTCGGCTATCGTAGGTTCAAGTCCTACCTGCTCTACTTTGCCCTTGTAGCCCAGTGGTAGAGGCACACGACTTAAAATCGTGACAGCGTTGGTTCGAATCCAACCAGGGGTACTGTATAATAGTTACAAAAGGAGAATCATGAAAATAGGAGATTATGTTTTAATACAAAACCATGAATTGTACAATGGTTATGCTGCAGAAATACAAGAAATTAATGATGATATCTATAAAGTTTTTATTTTAAAAGGCTCTATTAATATTGATTTAAATAAAGAACAACTTAAATGGAAAAAGAAATGTGTTTGTGGTCAATCTGGGAGGGCACCATTTTGTGATGGATCACACTCTAGAATGCATTAAAGAAATTCCTGATTTTATTTCAGAAGATGATATCAATATTTTAATTAATTATATTGACGCTAACAAAAACAATAATAAAAAATTTAGAAAGTCTAATAGAAGAGATAGGTGGGATTCACAACCACCAGAAAACCACGATATAAAAGAGCATGCTGAAATTATTCATATTTTAAAAAAATATTATGAAAAATTTATAGATGAGGCATTATCTTTTTATTCTATAAAAGAAGAAATTTTTCCTTATGCAATATGGATTTCAGTAATGGGTCCACAGACAATGTTGGGTCCTCATCCAGACAATCATAAAGGGGCTGAAGCAATATCGTTAAGTGGGGTAATATATTTAAATGATAATTTTTCTGGAGGAGAATTATGTTTTCCAGAATTAAGTTATTGTTATAAACCTAAGCGTGGTAGTTTAGTAATTTTTCCATCTCCCTATATTCATGAAATAAAAGAAATAATTTCTGGATTTAGATATGCCATTCCAGTTTGGGGAACAAAAACAAAAAATAAATCGAGGCTTAGTTTTGATTAATTATGATGATATTGCAAAAAAAATAGAATTATATCTATTTAATGCAATGAAAGATATTAAAATTTATACTTTAAAAGATAAAAATATGATATTAGATATAGACTATTCGGAAATAGTTAGTGGTATAATTAAAATATTAAAGGAAGGTTCTAATGGATCCAGTAAGAATAGTAATTAATTCTGAGCCTAGAAGCGCTCATGCGTGGCTTCAGTTTATACTTTATCATTATAAAGGATATGATGAAAATATTAGTATAGGAGAAGTTAATAGAAAAAATTTTATAATTAGAGCCAACTCTCCTGTTTTTTTATTATCAAAATTTGAGGATATCAAACAAACCGTAATATTAAGAAATCCTTATGACATAATCCCATCAATTGTTACCAAAACAATGGGTGGTATGGGTAATACTATTACTTCAAATATACCAATGCCACATGAACACAATGTTCCAGATCTTAGAACATTAGTTTTTGATCAAGCAGAGGTTTATGAAAGATACATGTATGGAATAGAGAATAATTTTGAAAATTTATATCCATTTACATTTGAACAGGTTACTCAAGATATATCTTTGGTTGTAAAAAAACTTATAAACGTCGATGCAAATAATTCAGACATAGAAGAATTAATTAGGTTAGCAAAAGACAGAATCATTATTCATAATAAAGGACATATTGGATATAACAATGCTGTACCAGTAGAGACTAAGCCAGATGTATATTATGAAGCAAAAGAAATGGTAAACTCTTTTAGTATTTTTAAAGATTTGCATTCAAAATATTTATCCTGTCGTGATTTAATTTTAAGGAATACATAAATGCCTAAAAAACCAGTTCCTCCATTTAATGAAAACGAAATTAAAATTATCAATAATGATCAAATAGAGGATAGCCCAAAAATATCTCAAAACCAATTATTGGGTGCAAAACTTTTTAGTTCTAGAGAAGAATATGCTAAAAGTCTAAAAAGGGGAATTAAGTATTTAGAGGTAGGAGTTGCTTGGGGCTATTCGGCAAAAATGTTTATAGAAGAATCTGATGCTTCATCGGCAGACTTATTAGACTTATACAATCAAGATTTAAAATGTTGGTCTTGGAGAAAATTTGGCAGTTGTCAGTGTGAAGGCTTTAAGCATGAACTTTTATATACACCAGAAACTCATGAAAAATATATAATTGATTTATTTAAAGATAGAAAAAACGTAAACACCGTCAAAGGTGACGCATTAGATATCCTTCCATCTTTAAATAAAAAATATGACTTTATATATATTGATATTAGCAATGATAGATATCAAACCAGGGAATGTATAAAACACTGTGCCAATTTAGTAGATGTTGGTGGCATTATAGGTTTAAATGATTATCTAATCTATGATGGTATAATTGAAGATATGCCATACGGGACTTTTCAAACAGTGAATGAGTTTTTAGATAAAAATAAAAATTGGTCTGTAGATGCAATTGCATTGCATAATTTAGGATTTTATGATATATATATAAGGAAAAACAATGAAGCATGATGATTATTTAAGGCTATGTGAATCAAATTTTAATGATATTTCTCAATCACATTCTGTTTATTCTAAAGATTCCAGATCACCATATATAATTAATTATCAAAATTTTTTATCATTGCCATTTTATACTTTTGATAGAACGTGGGCTGAGGCTGCCTATATGGGACGAGAAAATTTAGAAATAATAGATATCTTGGGGCATGAGACAAATTATAGATTAGAAAACAATAAGCATGTTTTAGATTTTATTCCTCCTGAGTTATCTTATATAGAAGAAGATAGAAAAACATGGAAAGTTAGATATGAGTATAACTCTGATTGGTTTAGATGTGACGAATTTTCTAAAAACCATGACGGGCTACATATTGTTTTTTCTGGATGTTCAAACACAGAAGGGGTTGGGGGAAACATAGAAGACACTTGGAGCCATATCTTATACAATAAAATTAAAGAAAAAAATAATGTTAGTGGATATTATAATTTAGGTAGGGGTGGAAGTGGCTGGCATAAGATTGTACATAATTTTAGAGAATACGTGGTTAATTATGGAGCGCCAGATATATTAGTAATTCATATGCCAAATATACTAAGGTTTTGGGAAAGTGATTGGATATATCATCAAAAAGTTCCATATGGAGATAATGTAATAAAAACTAACTATGAAGAATCTGATCTGCAAATGCACAGAGTTCATTTTCCAGTTTTTCTAACTGCCATGATGCTTTTTCAAGAGTATTGCAATTCAATAGGTACAAAATTATTATGGACTACCTGGCATTATATAGAGTCAATCAATATACATTGTTCAAGTTTATTTACAGAAACCTTTTTCTATTTAAAGCCAGTATCTGCTACAGACTTGGCACAAAACGTTATAAAAAATGGACTCACCCTAAAACATGATGATATAAGTTTTAGAGATAGACATCCTGGAAGATTATTACAGAATGATTGGGCAGAACAATATTATGACCAATTAGTAAAAAGGGGATGGATAGAACATGATTAAAAAAATAAAACAGTGGCTTTTAATTAGAAAAATTAAAAAAGAATTAAAAAAACCTAAAGGATATATATACTAATGAGCGGAACTTTGTACATAGTTGGTGGGCCAATCGGAAATAAAAAAGATGCATCGCCATTTTTTATAGAGTCTATACAAAAAGCAAAATATTTAGTTGTAGAGCAGATAGATATTTTATTTGATCAGTTAAAAAAATTTAATGCGCCAAATCCAACTGGAGAATTAATCCCAATCGAATATGTCTCTTTGGCTGGAGAGCCAGGAAAATCTTTAGAGTTAGAAAATTTAGATAAAATTATAAATATTTTAAAAAATGGAGAAGATGTTTATTTAGTTTCTGATGAGGGAATGCCAGGAATAGCAGATCCAGGAGAACTTCTAATAAGAGAAGCAATAAAAAATGATATAAATATATATGCTACACCTGGACCTTCAGTTGTACTTTCTGCTGTTGCTATTGCTGGATGTTTGCATAAATTTTCTTTTGAAGGGTTTTTGTCTTTTGATAGTTGGGACAGAGGCCATGAATGGAAAGAGTTAAAAAATAGAGTTAACCCAATGGTTTTTTTAATTAAAAACAGAGAAAGAAATGTTATACCAGATTTACCTGGCCCATATAGCGATCACATTTTTGAATTAATGGAAGAAGCAATGGAAACATTTGGAGAAAACAGAAAGGCCGTTTTGATGTATAATTTAACTTCAGAAGATTATGGTCATCCACAATCTGTGTTTAGGGGAACATTAAAGTATTTATATGATTTTGTTAAAAACAATGAAAGATTACCTGGAAATTGCTGTATAGTAATTGATGGCAAAATTTCTAAAATTATTTAGTATTTTTTTTGTATTCTCCATATTTACCAAGTATTGCTTTTATAGTTCCATCTTTTCTTAGACGAACAACCATTCCATCTTTAATTTGAATTGGGTTAAACTTATCGTGTCTTTTATATTTGCCAGAAGACATTACCGCTACCACGAATTTTCTTGCTTTGTTTTTCTATTGTATTAAAGGTATCAGCAAACAATGCCTTATCTTTTTCTGCATTCACGATACGACGTGACCAAGAATAGCCAGCATCCCCACCCCATGCTAACCACATTATGTACCCATTAGACGGATTTGATTGATTAGCCCAATCCTTCCCCTTTTTATCAACCTCGTGACGAGAAAAATAAGAGTACATTCTTTTAACAGTGCTTAGAGAAAGTGATTCTCCTCTTGCTAACTGTCCTGCACGAGTCCATCCTACTGATGTACCCGCACCTTTTGCCTTACCTTGTTCTTTAAATCTAATCGCTTTACGTGCTGCTGCACGAGCACCTGCTGGTGGAGAATATCCTTCAGCCTTTAACATCGATTCTGTTTCGTAAACAACTGTATCATCATCTTCCCAAAGATCATCTGCTTTTTTAACAGGGACACAATTAGGAACCATGCTACCATTTTTACCTGGCTTCATTCCACGCTGTACATATCCTTCCCAACATGGCGATTTCTTTTCAACACTACCACAACAATCCGATTTCATATCTCCAGACTGACATTGTGGGCATTGGTCACAAGTTACATCTAATTCTTTACACATTGGACATCCGCATCCTTCGTATGCTTTATCCATGCCTACGTTTTCTTCTAATGATGGCATTACCATTACCTCCGATGCTTTTGCTCCAACGAAATATTCAGTCTCTTCAAGACCGCCTTCTTCCATTTCAAACAGTTGGATAAGTATAGCAGGCTCTGTTGAAGTAGCCTCAATACTATATTCTGATCCTGGCATTCCAAGCATACCTTCTGTCATTACATGAACTACACGGCCAACATACATTTCTTCTTCGTGTGGGGCCATCACCATATCGCCCTCTTTGACCATAGCCTTGCCTATATTGCCCTCAGAGCGGTTTATAGCATAGATCTGTGCTGCTGCCTCACGGCGAGTCTTATGGCACCCCATAACCTCTCCTGTGTCTTTTAAGGCAGGGTATCCAGAACACCCGTATGACCCTTTAGCACCTACATGATATGGCATAGAAATAGTATATCATATGTTATGGTAAAATTAAGGTATGGAAGAATCATTAACTACAGAACAAAAAGCAGAAATACTGACTCATCAAATTATGCAGGCCACTAAAGAAAAGATAGTACTTTCTTTGCAACCACAATTAGAAAAATTAGCAACTGGCCATCACCATTTTGATAAAAATTTATCAGATGCCATAATCAACCACATTAAAAATATCTAACTAGCATTTTCAATAAACCTGTTATGAGTTCTTATCCTGTGGCAATTAGCACATACAACCTCGCACTTTGCTATTTCTTTTTTAATTGATTTCCAGGAAAAACCATCGTGAATCATTCTGGATACATTGTATTTTTTATCTTTAAGATGATCAAAGTCTAATACTATTGGATTATTTTCTCCGCAGTCTACACATCCACTAGACTGTTTTATTTCTGTCAGTCTTTGTTTATAAGCCTGCTTTTGCCTATGAAGTTCTTTGTCTGTCATAGATAGGATAATTATACTGGACATTATAAATCCCCCGCAGGAAATTCAGGCACGAAGGCCCAGGTTAATAAGATGGTAACTAATCATCCCAAGGTCCTGCAGGGGACCTGACTATATCATATCAGTTTATTTTATTTTGATTGTTTTTGGTTTCTTTTCTTCTGGGATGTTGCGTAAAATAACAACATGCAGAATTCCATCTTCAGCCTCAGCACGATCTACTTCCATGTGTTCTCCAAGAGCAAATGTTCTTGTGAACTTTCTGGTTGCAATGCCTTTATGAAGATAGTCTAATTCTTCTTCAGCCTTTTCGCCCTTGATAATTAGACTTCCGTTTTCAACAGATACCTCAATCTCATCTTTATTAAAGCCAGCAATAGCCAAAGATAATCTATAAGTATCTTCATCAATTCTTACCACATCATATGGTGGATAGGATTGACGAGTTGCCTCACGATGGATGTTTGAAAGACGGTCCAACTCTTTGTTGAAACCAATAAAAAATGGATCCTTAAATAGATCCAGACTAAATGAACTTACCATTATTTCCTCCTTGTTAAGCGAGTTCAGTTTATACCCCCCTTTGGGCAGGTATAATATAAGTATACCACAAGGTGGTATAATTGTATAGTCTAAGGAGAAATATGGATAAAGAAAAATTATCATTAAAAGAAAATCGCATAACCAGAAGCAGGAAGGGTAACGAGTTTAAATTTACAGAACTTGGCCCAGCAATACATGTATATGACAATGTTTTTTCAGGTGCAATGGATCTCATGAAAAAACTTGAAGATTCTGGGAAATTTGAAAGAGAAGATTATTACGATGAAGAGATTGGGAAAAAGGCAAGCACAACATGGATTTATGAAAATGATGATATGTGTGAGGCTTTTGAGGAAATTGTAGATTCGTATTGTCAAATGTGGGACATAGCCCCAATTACTAGGGAAGCATATAGAGTTACAAAATTTGAAGATGGTGAATTCTTTTCTATGCATCCTGACGATTCTTATGGAACGCCAAGGACTGTTTCTTTTGTTCATTATCCAAATGATGATTATGAAGGAGGAGAGTTAGAGTTTGTGCATTTTGGAATTAAGTATAAACCCAAAGCAGGACAATTTATAATTTTCCCTTCTGCTTATTCATATCAACATAAAATACATTCAAAAACTGGTGGCAATACTAGATATACTATAGTTTTTTTTGGATGTGAGATAACAGAAGAAGAAAGACAGCATAGGCTTGACTCTATAGATTTCCCTTATGAACCAAAATTTAAATATTTTTTAAGGCCACCGCATTTACAAGATTAAAAAATAAGGGGGCCTTTCGGCCCCCAAATTCTTATAGCATGAACTAAGCCATATTGTGGTTAGATCCACCACCAGAAGATTTCTTTGCAACCTTCTTTACTGGCTTCTTAACTGCCTTCATTGCCTCTTCTACAGCCTTTGCTGCAGGAAGACGGCCAAACGCTGGATCATTTGGATTCAACGCTCTTAATGCTACTGGGGCAATCGCTGCTACAAGTGCTGCCCAAAGTTCTTTTGGATCAGTGACACCAGCAACATAAAGCGCTGCAACACCAGCAAGAACAGATCGTCCATAAGACGCAATCATTTTCTTGTGTTCTTCTTTTAACATATTCATTTTTCCTCCTAGGATATGACTCTAGTTATGACATCATAACCAAGCCATAACCCTATTATACCAGCAACTCCAGCAAACACTGGTGGTGCTGGAACTGGTAGTTTAAACGCTGCAAATATTACGCCACAGCCAAAACCAGTAATTATTGATAACAGTATCTCTCTCATTATTTTAACCAATTCACCATAGAATATCTGGTGCCTTCCGTAACTTCGTTTACATTATGATTATATATATAGTTTGCTGGGAAAAGCAAAAGTTGGTTTGCTTTCGGTTTAATTTCTAAATCAAATCTTGGAAAAATTATTTCTCCCCCTTTATAGTCATCATTAAAATAATATACAACAGAAACCCTTCTTGTCATAAATAGTCCATCATCTATATGATCTATAAAAAAGTTTCCTGGTCCATATTTTAATATTTCGTAGTCCTCTTTTTGGCTATATGGAACATGAAAATCTTGGGTATATTTCTCATAGGCTTCATGAAAATCTCTTTCAAATCTATCAAAAAAATAATCATGTATGATTTGACTTGGAGTTGGAGTTTTGCCAAAACCCCATCTGCGAATATTTTTAATATACATTGTATTCATTGCTTTACGATTAAGATCTTCGTCAATCTTTTTTTGATCATGAGGAACCCAAGATAATATTTTTTTATCAACATAAGATTCTATTTCTTCTAAATATTTTTTGCCGTTTCCTATATCATTTACGACTACTATCCCAGTTGCTAATTCTTTATAATCCATTTTTCTCCCTATTACTTGGATGGTCTAGTGGTGTTGGCACTGTTAATAGTGTACCACATTGTGAACAATTTCCATCTAAATAATATAATCCTATTTCATAGTCTGTTGGATCAAATTCTGCCTTTATGTTAAAAGTTTTACAACCACATATTGGACATGCCGTTGTTGGTATTCCTCTAAAGTCAATTGCCATTTTCGTCCTTTGGAATAAAACTAATTAATTTTTTATAATATTCTACAAACTTTACGGACATGTCATAGTGCACATCATATGGCTCTGCAAGCATTCCGTATGAATCAAAATATGCAACGTGACGCTCTAAATCATTTTTAAAATTTTTTAATTCATTTTGAACATCTTCTATATATTGATATGAGGAATCTCTAGAATCTGATAAAAATTTTATTAGGTGGTCTTTTTCTATATCTTGTTCTGTTGTTATTTTTTTCTTTATTAAAGAATTATCAATATTTGACTGGGCCAATAAAAATAGTAATTCTGTATTATTGTTTTTCAATCTAATGTTTTCTAATACAGCGCCTACGATTACAACAACAACCACTATAAATATTAACAAATCAAGCATTAGAGACCTCATGTGTTGGCCAATAATATTTGCAAGGCTCTTTACGATCTGGACAGCAAGGAACGTTATGTGGGCTATTTACTGCATATTGATACTTAGCATAGTAAAGTGGATCTTTTTTAAATAGATTAGCACGGTGAGTAGTAATGATACGCATTATTTTATTATCATCCCGCCAAAACGCTGGATGCTCATTACCCCAGTCTTCATAGCACTCTGCATATAAAGCATTTAAATTCTTTACATTATTTTCTGTTTTAATGCCACGAAGATTAGCAATTTGTACCATGCTTTCAATATATGACCAAAGTCCATGTTCATAACCTTTCCACATAAGCACAGCAGGATGATTACGCCATCCGCCAGTCTTTGATCTGCCAGATAATACATTAAGAATTTGATAGCCTTCAAGTATCTGCTTGTTTAATCTTTTATTGTCAAGATTTTGTGCACATTCAAGACTGTTGGTAGATGTTAAGAATGTTTGCATTATTCTTTACCGCCTTCACGAACTAACAAAACAATGGCGCCATTGTCTTCAAGGGCTTTTTTAACCCTTACCATATATTCTACAGCACGTCTCTTGTCTGTGTCAAGTAAAGACATGAAGGATTTTTCAGAAGCACGGATGGTAATAAAATGTTCATTGTCTATTAATTCTACTTGGAATCCTTTTGGGCAAAAATGATCTAAAGACCTAAAGGCTTTTGACATTTTTGTAGTATACATTATTTTATTATATCAGACTAACTACTTAAAAGCAATTCTTTTATCATTTTATTATTTTCTATTTTGTCAATAAAATCATCGACTTTTCTCATACTAAATAATGATAAATACATGTGCTCCTTAACATCTGCAAGTCCTTTGTATTGATGATGAATTTTTTCTGTTCCATACACTATCAATGGGACAGTTAATTCTAATACAATTCCCCCTGGCTGCATAAATATAGAATTCAAAAGGCCAGCATTGGTAACCCCTGCAATTATTTTTACTTCATTAAAAAATATTAATTGATCATTAAAATTTAAAAAGTCTTCTGGATAAATAATTTCAAAGCCCAAAGATGAAAAATAAGATTCCATTTTTTTATCATTATCTAGCCTTATATCATTGTTAAAATTAAATTTAGACGAATCATTATTTGGACCAAACATTGCTATTTCGCTATGATTAATGGTTTTTGCCCTACTAATATATACCTTTCGAAATGGTTTATGATTCTTGACAAACTTTTGAGACATTTCGTATAAGACATCTACACATTTTTTATGAATTTGATAGTTTATGTATGTTTTAAAATCAGAAACATATAGGGGACCACTTTTTCTTAAATTAGTTATGTAGTATTTGATATTGTTTTCATCTAAATATTTAAACAAAAAGTCTAATTCGTTTAGTCTAGGCTGTTGGGTTAAATCTAATATAAAAATTGTATCTGGATCTTCCTTTATAGAAAATAAAATTATTGCAAATGTTTCTACTATTTGGTGATAAAATCTATCCTTAATAAATAAGAAAACTTTCGGTTTGTTTTTTTCTGTAAAAACCCCGTTAACAATTAGGTTAGATTTTTCTACAACCAAAGAGTTTCCAGAATTAGTTAATTTATAAATTCCTTGATAAAACTTACCTTCAGTAGTATTATCGTAAAAAATCATATTTTGCCTATATAGTCACTACAAATCCCAGCCATATTTAAAGATAAAACATCCTTTGTTGGCATATCCTTATGCACCAAAATACTTTTATCGGTGACTGGCATTCCAGGATATGTCCATATATAGTTATTAGTTGTTATTGTGTAAGAGTCTTCCTGATGCCAAAATGCTTTATAATATTTTGGCACTGTCAAAACAAAATCTAATGCTTCTAAATTTTTACAATGAAGCCATATGTTTTTTATATTATAATGTAAAAAATAATCATTAACCTTATAGGTAGGCTCTTCGTGTCCAAAATATAAGTTACGATCAACTACCCAAAAATCAATTTCGACATTATACCCAGACTTAATGGCTTCATAGATATAGTCTGGATTGTTTTCGTCATTAAGATTAGGACCATGCAGGTTGCCTCTATGAGAAATTTTAATCATTTTTGTTCCTTAAAAATAAATTTAAATCTTCAGGAGTGCCAAGTCCCCACATTGCATTTGCAAAAAATGATCCAATTTTTTTACCATCTTCAATGGCTTCGTTATAAACGGGGCAAATATAAAATTCATTATTTGTTCTAATATCTTTATTTATCATCTGTTCTGCATATTTGACATAGTCTGATCCTTTAGACCAAAAATAAATACCAACAGTTGCGTTATCGCTAATTGGTTTTTTTTCTGCTACCTCTGACACAAGCCCAAAATCATTTAGTTTTGCATAAGACCATTTCGGATGTGATGATTTAAATAATAAAATTGATCCGTCGGTATTTTTTATTAAACTATTATATAAAAATTCCCTATTATCCCACTCCACATACTGATCTGAATTTGCAATAATAAGCGGATTGTCATTATCAATTAAATTTTTTGCTAATAGTGAGGTGCAGGCTGCACCTTCTGTTAATGAGTCCACCTGAACAATTTTACAATTAGGGGAAATTAATTCTAAAGTTTCTTGTAAGTTATATTTGTTGTAATGTTCTTTTTGTACTAAAAAAATGTAATTTCCCTTAATTCCTAAATTTTTAACAACTAGTTCAATCATTGTTTTCCCATTGATATCAATTAGGGGTTTTGGAAACGAATATCCAGCATCAGCAAAACGACTGCCAGCACCAGCCATTGGAATAAGTATGTTTATTGTTTTATCAATTATAGAAATTGGGCTATTTTTAATAGTTTCAATTGAATCAGAAACTTTTTTAAGCGTTAAATCTTTTCTATTTTCTACGTGAACTAATTTTGCTTTACTATTATAAACAGCAACTTTGCCAACAACGCTATCTTCAAAAATTATAGTGCTATCTGGCACCGTATTAAAATAAGACATGCACTTCCAATACATTTCTGGGTGTGGCTTGGGATGCAAAACATCTTCATTTCCAACTATAAAATCTATATCGTTAAAAATTCCTATTTTTTTTAATACAGTTATAATAGTTTCTTTTATGCTGTTGCTTGCAACTGCAACTTTAAAATTATTTTCTTTTATAAAACTAATTATTGTCTTTAATTCTTGATCTTCAGAAATATCTTCAAGCATTTTCATTGTATGCTTTTGTTTAATATCCCAAATTTTTTGATACATTGACTCTGGAAGATTTTTTTGGATTGTTAAAATTTTTAATTTTTCGGTAGTTGGAAGACCTTCATAAATATTTTTATGATCTTCTTTTGATATAACATAAGATGGATCTGCTTCTTTTAATGCTAAATTAAATGCATCAAAGTGTAAAGTTTTACTATCAATTAATACTCCATCTAAATCAAAAATAATTAATTTATCCATTTGATATCAACTCTTTTAGTTTTAGGTTATTTTCTATATGTCCAATTATATCATCAGAATTTCTCATGCTTGGAATTGATATATATCGATGGTTTTTTGCAAAAGATAGCCCTTGATAGTGAGTGTGAATAGATTCTCTGCCGTCAACAATTAATGGAACGGATAACTCTACTAGCATTTGTCCTGGCCTCATAAACAAAGCATTACTCAGTCCAGCACTCGTTAAAGAAACAAGAGTTTTTACAGTATCAAAATAGTCTATTTGATCATCAAAATTATGAAACTCTTCGGGATAAATAATTTCAAATCCAAAATTACTAAAATATTGTTCTATTTTTTCTTCATTGTCAACACGAATATCATCTTGAAAATTATAGTTATCTGGATTATTGTTACTAAACATAATCTGTTTACTTTTGTCTGATATTTTTTTTCTACTCAAATAAACTTTTCTATATGGACCAACATGATTTATTAATCCATACCTGTCTTTATATCTTTGTATAATATGATAAAAATTATCCACATGATCATAATATAGGCTATCGTTATTCGTTGAATAAAAGTCTTTTATTATTAAATTTTTACCTTTTTCAAAATTTAATAAGATAAAATTAATATCTAAAAATTTAAATAATTTTAAAAGCCATGGTACCTGCGGTTGATTAGATGTTAAGACATTGTGTGCATTAAGAATAAAGACAATGTCTTTATTTAAATTAAAATTATACAATATATTTGACATGTCCTCTAATAAAAAATGAAAGAATGAATCTTGTAATTCAACATAGTATATTTCTTTATTGTCTGTATCAATATTTATTATATTTTTTAAACTAATAATTTCGGTTTCTTGTAATAGTTTTGGCGAAAGTCTTTTGTGTACATCTAATGTGTTTAATTCTATAGAATGAAATCCATTGTTTTTAGTTGGATATCTATCGTCATCGTTAAATTTTAATGTCATAATTATATTATCCCAGACCTTTCTAACCTGTTTATTATTTCTTTGGACTTTCTTAAACTGGGAATAGAGTAGTAGTTATGGTCCTTTGCCCATGCCATACAAAAATATAAAGTATGTAATTCGGTTTCACCCATAACCATCAAAGGCGTTGATATTTCTACAACATTGGCCCCTGGCTGCATAAGGCATTGATTAGTTAGCCCCGCACCACTCAAAGATACAAGATTTTTTACATTATAGAAATAATTTATTTGATCTTCAAAGTTATCAAAATCTTCAGGATATACAATTTTATATTTTTTATTTTTAAAATATTCTTCTAAAATTTCTTCGTTGTCAACTCTCAGGTCATCTTTAAATGGTAAAGAGGCGTATTTGTTTTTATCAAAGCCAAGTATTGGCTCCCCAGTTTGATATGTTGTTTTTTTCCTGCTTAAATAAACCTTATTGTCTGCAGCATATTTTTTTTGCTTTACATATGGCAAACAATACTTATATATATTGTTTATTGCATTATCATTAATCCTTATAAAATTTCCATAATAAATAAAGTTACTAACAATAATTTCTTTATTATTATTTCTTTCATCATAAATTGTATAATTAATGTTATTATCTTTTAATATTTTAAATAAAAATTTTGTATGTGGAGAATCATAATATTGTTCAAATTTTGTCATTATTATATTAAAATGAAATTGATTATTTTTTTCATAAATATTTAAAATTGTACCTAATACTTCGATCATTGTATGATAAAATCTACTATTAAGTATAATAACTAAATTTTCAATTTCATTTTTATCATCTGAAATTTTTGTAAAATTAAGTTGATTACTTTTTTCTACAGATATTTTATAGGTTCCAAAAAATTTTGATGGTTCCTGTTCTGTTCCAAGCACAAACATTAATCTCTATCCAATGTTAAAATTTGCCAAATGTTTGACCAATCTGAATCTTTTTTATGAGAGTTATATTCTTTTGAAATATTTCCACTTTCAAGGTAGACCCCTCCCCAAACGCCCCATTCTTTACTAGAAACTCCTACAGCAAAACATGTTTTTACTACGGGGCAGGCCTGACAAAGATTGTCTATTGCTGGCCTTAAACCTTCATCGTCTTCATACTTTTCAAAAAATATATTTGTATCGTAATCTATACATGATGCGTTGTCTTTCCATTTAAGTTTATGCATCTGTAAATCTTTCTGGTATTTCCCACCCATTTTTACCTGGCACAAATCTTCTAGTCATATACCAAGCACCGTCAATATACTTGCCATATTTGGATGTTCTACCCTTTTCACTTTTATATTTATTTACAACTGTCCAGCCATCCCAAGACAAGGACTTATTATTGTTTACGATTGTTTCCATTTTTTCAATTGATGTGATATTCATATTCCCTCAGTATCTAAATATTCCAACTTCAATGTTTTGAAGTTCGGCATCTTTTACTAACTTTGAAACTTGCTCTTTTTCATTTGATAAAAAAGCAAAATAGTTTATTTCATGCATGTTCTCACTAATCCAGGAAGGTGGAACTTTATATAATTTTATTTTTATCCCACGGGATTTCATATTACGTTCAGAAACGTTTACAAACTCCATAGCCATAGAGTTGGTTGCTGCTGGGCCAGCGCTATAAATATAAAAATATTTATCGTTTTCTGGAAGACTAGAAAGAGCAACCCCCATTGCTCTAAGGAAAACATTGTAGTCTTTAAAACTACTAGTTCCCTGCACTCCCACTATCATCAAAAGTCCCTTCCCTAAGTTTATCTACAATGAACAGCATCTTATCTAATTGTACCTTATCCATGGTGGCTGTGTCAACTCTTTGTGTTGTATCTTTATTTACAGTGCCATCAAGGTTTACCTCAGCCATATAAAAAGCGGTATCTTTGATCCAATAGGCCACATTATTCATAATAATTACCCTTATATTTGTTTTTGCTTCATGGATAGTAGACTGAGACTTTCTATTTGGTTTTATTTTTTTATTTTTAGGCAATAGGGGATAGATCAAAGAATGTAAGTGGCTTTGACTATATCTAATAGGCTTTATTGTCGGTTCTTTTAGGACGTTATTTTTATTTTGAAATTTAAAAATAACATACAAAATAAAATAAGCAAATATAAATCCTGCTAAATATTGCATAGTATACACATTATACTACTTTGTTATTCTAAACCTCGCCTCGCATCTTCTAAAAATCTTCTTAAATCAAAATCTAGTTTTGACAATTCATTTTCATCATAAGCCTTTTCAGTCAAAGAAATGATAGGATCTGGATTAGTTAAATCCATATTTAAAAATCCTAACTCCCATAGGTGCATAGTTGCAGACATAATAGAGTTAGTTAATTTCTTGTGAAGTTCTGGGCTTACTTCCTCTAGTTTTGAAGTAAAACTATATAAAACTTCTCCAGTATCTTTATCTATTGCAGCAGGCTCTAAGGCTCCAGCCAGTATTAATTTTTCAACATCTGTCGGCTCATTCATTTTTTTGCCTTTTCTCTTTGTGCAGCAAGTGCAGCAAAGTCTTTTACCTTAGTATCTCCAAGGTATCCCCAAGCATAACCATCCTCTATCATATGATCGTTTATAGAAATTGTATCTCCATTAACATATAGCCATCCTAAAATACGGCCATATTTTTCAGAAGAGTCTGGCTTTTCTGTTTTTATTACTATAAGTTTAGCATCTTTTAGTTTAGATTTCAAATACTCTTTAGACTCAAGCCCCAAAATCTTTTCTGCTTTGTCAGAAGTTCTTGATTCTGGTGTATCTATTCCAGCAAGCCTAACTCTTTGAGAATAGGATATATTAAATCCAAGGTCTATATCAACATCAATTGTGTCACCGTCTACAACTTTTGTAATGTTTTTTACTCTATATTCATACATTGTCTTCTCCAATATAATTATTTGGGATAATGTCAATTAAGAGATGTACTCTTTCATCATCTCCAGCGTTTAATACTTCATGCATTTTATTGTTATTTACCTCCCAAATTTCACCTATACGCATAGTTTTTGTTTCATTACCTACAACAAAAGAAACATTATCATTTGTAATAATTGGAACATGATGCCTTCTTATAGATTCCAAATAATCGCCAACATCTACATGCTTATCAATATTTTTTGACGAAGATAGTCTTATAAATAAGACTTTTCCAACTTTACCATTGTGCTTTTCTTCTAAAACTTTAATTATTGGACTTATAAGATTTAACATATCTTCATCATTTGTTGCTTTTTCTATAGAATATTTAGTATTTTTTTTCCAATTTGCGTCATGATCATATATAAAAATAGAATTGGTATATTTATGAACTCCAAAAGCATCTTGCCTTGTTGTATTTAAAAACCATTCTGAATTATATTTTTTTAAATGCTCAACTATTGGACTTATATTAAAATTGCCATGGAATATAAAATTAAAACTTTCTTTAGCCTTGCTCATATTTATATTCCACCTTATAGTTTTTCATTTTTTCTTGATATTTATCAATAATAAAGGTGGCCATTTCATATATACCATTATTTTCTGTTATACGAATATCATAGTCGCTTTCTAATGTTTCTTCCCAATAACTTAATTCCTGCATTTCATTTTCTGAATGGCTATCAACTAATTGTATTTTTCTTTCTAGATATCCAGGTATTGTATGGAATTGATCATGGGGTATAGTATCTATAAAAACAGAAAAATCTGGAATTTGTCTTCCTGGCTCTATCCTATATTGTTCTCTTGCCTCAGCAGTAGCAAAGTATCCGCTTGTAATTATATCTCCATGATAGTTTCTGTCAAATGCTTTTGCAACAACACGAAGCCATCTGGCCTGTTGTGGCTGTGTGTGTCCCATGGGGAGATCTCTACTATCGAGATACCAAGCATCTAATCTTTTAGCAATTTCTCTACCAACCTTTTCTCTTGTAGATACGTCCATGCCAAACATTTGAATAATCAAGAGTATGACTCTCCTTTTAATTTATTTTCTACAAGCCTATCTCGTTCGTCTATAACCTCAAGAGCAAATTTCATCATTTTGTCATAACCCACAGCATTGTCCATAATCTTGTTATAATGATGTGCACAAAAAAGCAGATCGTTATTATCTTTTCCAATAACTTTAATATAGGCTTGTGCCCCACAACGATCACATCTATCTGTTGCATCTAGCAACCAAACTTCATCTTGTTTTTGTTCTAACATCTTAAACATAATTATACCTTTCTATTATCAGTTGTATAAAAACCAGGACCATTAAAAACAGCCCCTACATTAGAGTATACACGAACCAAGGGTTTATTGCAAGTATCGCATAAATATCCTGGATCATTGTCTGACATAGAACGCACTTTTGTATACCTTCTGCCACAAGGCATACAATCATATTCATATGATGGCATTACTTTGCCTTCTTTTTTGCTTTAACCTGCCAAACTGGAAGATTTACATTGTCTCCAGACCATTCATATCCTAATAGTTTTACAACAAATTTAATAATTTTAATTCTCATTATTTTACCCCTTTGCCAAATTTGGCCCAAACTCTTTCGTGCAAAAAATATCCTAGCGCTTCCCACAAAATATATACGAGTGCTCCCAATGTGGCATACTCATATTCGACTTCTCCTGTCATAATGTAAGTTATAACAGCAATAACACCAGCAACACCGACAAGGTGAAAAGTTTCCCAACTCAGTGTTTTTAAAAGACTTTTCTTTTTAGATTCCATTTTTCCTCCTTTTTATATTATAGCATCCTTACTTATTAATTCATCATAAAAGGCCTTGGCCCATAAATAATGAATTGCAGACCCCTTATGTCCATCTTCTTTCTTAAGATTGTATTTTTTAGGATCGGTATTTATTATTTCTAAAACATCTTTTTCATCATAATTTAATAAATTAAAATAGTTTTTAAATAAATTCTCATTTTTTAATTTTAATGTTCGAATAACATAATCAGTAAGGCTATCCCAAGTCGTCCAAAATAACTTTATATTTTTTGCCATGCATAATTCTTCTAACAGGTCCAAAAACAATATACATGAATAAAAAAAAGAAAAAGAATTTAATGGATCTATCTCTATATCAGTTCCTGCAAGAAAAAATGAAAAATCTTTTTTTCTTTTATCTATTAACCTTTGATGGACAAGTGTCCAATTTCCATTTTTAAAATCCTCTTCTGCCCCAAGAGGCGAAAAACTTTTTTTATTTTTATCTTTATACTGCCAAATAATTTCTCTTTGAAAATCAGGGAATAATATAAAAATATATTCTGGTGTGCCAAATTTTTTAATATATTGTAAAACTGAATTTATTATTAATTGAAATCCATGTCCTGGTACACTCAAATTATATACTTCATATCCACTTTTATGATTTTCAAACATTTTGAAAAACATTTCAGGCCAAGAATTTTCTAAAGTATCTCCCTGTCCAAAAGTTTCTGAACATCCCGCAAAAAGTATTTGTGGATTTTTATTATTTTCAACAAATTCATTAGATCTAAATCCATGTGAATTTAGTTTATATTCAAATAAACTTTTTGTATTGTCATCAAATATAGATTTAGGATTTCCTATTTTTTTTACCATTTTTTCGGATGTACTATAAATAGAATCAATGGTTATTTCCCAATTGTCCCAAATAGTTCCCCTATCAGGATATGATTCTGGTTCCATATAGGCCTTCCCAATTTTTAATATCTTCTTGATCATTTAAAAGTGGCTGTCCCTTAATATTTAGGCTGGTATTTAATAATATAGGAACACCTGTTATAGCATACCACTCTGAAAGCAAATTGTAAAGTCCTGGATGCTGATTTTTATTTACTGTTTGAACTCTAGAGGTGCCGTCTTTGTGAACCACTGATGGTATTAAATCAGGCTTTAAACATTTTGGAGTATATTGCATATATGGTGATGTATATTTCATATCAAACCATTTTCCTGCATGCTCCTCTAATATTACTGGGGCAAATGGCCTAAACATTTCTCTTTTTTTAATTAAATTAACCTTATCTTTAATGTTGGGATCTCTTGGATCTGCTAGTATACTTCTATTTCCCAGTGCCCTTGGCCCATATTCTGCTCTTCCTGTTGCTACTGCAGCAATTTTATTTCTGATTAATTCTGTCATAATAGATTTTACTGGATATTCCCCGCCTAAATCATGGCCAAGATATGGATGCTCCCATTTTAAATGCTCTCCATAGGCTGCAGCAGCCGCTCCTAGAGACGATCCAGCATCTCCTGGGTTTGGCATAATCCAGACATCATCAAACATCCTCCAGAGCATTGTATTTGCTGCACAATTAAGAGCACACCCACCCATAAAAACAAGATTTCTTTTACCAGTTATTTGTTTGGCCATAGCCATAAAATTAACTAATCTTTCTTCATATACTTTTTGAACTGCTGCTGCAATATCAAATTTATCTTGTTCTGTTATCAGGCCCCAGTCCCTTATACCTTTATGAAAATTATATTTTTGAGTATTAATATCTGGAAAATATTTTTTTACTGTAAGGTAAAACTTTGTCCAATCTCCATACGCTGCCATTCCCATAAAAATGTATTCTTCTTCATTTGGCTTTAACCCTACTAATTGTGTAAATGCAGAATAAAATAATCCAAAACTAAATGGATAATTTTTTGCGTATACTCTTTTTAAATTACTTCCCTCGCCTATCCAAATTGTTGAAGTGTTGTATTCACCAATTGCATCAAGCACAACAACCACCGCATCATCAAATTTGCTAGTGTAATAGCCTGCTGCTGCATGAGAGTGATGATGGCTAAAAGATTCTCTAGGAATCCACCTGAGATCTTTTCTTTCTAAATAGTATGGCTTACCTCCACCAAATCCACCACGGGTAACAATTCTAGATTTTTTTAGCCATCTATTTTCATAATAGGCTATTCTATCTGGTTTTCCATAACTCAAAGCCTCATCAATAAGTTCATTATTAGTGAACCAATCATTTTTTTTCTTACTATATCTTTCTGCATGTCCAGCAAACAATATGTTCCCATTTTCTATTAAGGATATTGATGCATCGTGTGTTGTTTCGTTAATTCCTAAAATTTTCATTCTTGCCCCGTAGAATTTCTAAACTCATCTCCAGCAACATTATGGTACCAATTTGGCAAAGCATATCTTGGTCCCTTAGTTACTGGATAGACTTCATGAACATATAAGAAATTAGAAGGAAAAAATAAAACACTACCAGGCTCAGGCTTAATTTTTACATTAGAGTGTCTAAACTCAATCTCTCCGCCATCGTAGTTATCATTTAAATATAATAATACAGACAACACCCTTGTGCTTACCCCTTGATCTTGGTGTGCTGGCAAATGACCTGTTTTATCATATCTCAAAAGATGCATTGTTGCCTCTCTTGATTTAATATTTTTTTTTGCAAAAGGATAAAGTTCTGTGGAATAATGTTCTAAAGTTACATCTAATGCTCCAAATAATTCAGACGAGATAAGAGTTTGCTCTTCTTTATATTTATCCCAAGGGGCTATATGTTTTACCTGTGGAATAAATTTTTGATAATTAAATATCTCTTCAGATCCATTATCATTTTTCCACGGCACCCATGGCTTTACACTAGTTTCATATGGTTTAGGGGAATCTTTATGCCATCTGGCGTCTAATTCTTCAATTTTTTCAATTAAAGAGTTTGGATTTTTTAGTATATTTTTGTAATATACTAATCCTAAATCTAAGACTTCATAATCAAACATAGTTTAATGGATAATTCCTTGCTTTCCATTGCAACGGACCAGGGTGAAAATCTGGATCTGCATGATCTGGTAAACTCGTATGCATATATAGCGCAGTATATCTATTTCCACTTTTTACTTTAGTTATTCCATGTATATATTCCGTTCCAGCACTTTGAAAAAATACAGCAGAATATCTTCGTGGGCTATATACAAAGTTTTGATTTGGAAAATATATCTGACCCCCAGTAAACTTGTAATCTTCTCTAGTTTCTAATTCTTCCCCAGGGTTTTCATCACCATTTAAATACATAATAGTGCTCCATTCAATCCAGGGTTCTGGTCCTTGTGCATCAATATGTAGGTCCCCCTTAGTACCAGTTGTCCACCAGGAGCCAAATCCTTTAAAAACATAAATATCATTAACAAATCCATTTATTTTTTTATGCATTTCGTTAGATTTGTGTCCATACTTAATCATTATATCCATTACTTTTTTATTATATGGAAGAGAAGTTCCGCCATATCTATCTTTATAATATGATGGATATTCGTTTTGTTCGCTTGGATTTCTCATTTCTTGAATTAATAATTCTGCATCTTGTGGGTCTATAAAATTTTTAACTATGAAAATTTTATGTCCGTGCCATGTTTCATTACTTAGTGGTTCTACTGGTTTTACTTCATTCATATATTCCTCCTCTTTATATTATACACTAGTGTATAGCCTTTGTCCTAGCCACAAATCTTCTTGAGTCTACCCTGTCAAAATTAAGCATATAGGGGTCATATTCTACGTCATTCTTTAAAAATGGTAAATATTCTATTTGTTTAAAATTAAAATCATGAAACTGAGAAAATTCCTCACATATTTTTTTACCCATCCCTAAATTTTCCCATCTATTATAGCCATGCCTAAGAAGGTCTATTGCATCATTATAGTTATGATCTAAAGAAAATGGTACATATTTTGAAATAAAACTATTTTCAAAATGCTTAGAGTATATTTCTTGTGAAACAGAATATACATTTATTTTTTTAGAAAAAATTTTTAATGAAAGAATTTCTTCTTCTCCATGATATTTTATATATTCTGGAAACTTTATTTTATTTATAATATCTTTTGATGCAAAAACAAAAGATCTATCTATAAAGTTTGTTAGGGACAACTCTTCAATATTTTCAAAATATTCTTTGTCTAGATAAAATAAATTTTTTGATTTTATTTTTATTTTTTTATTTCCAGATAAAACTATATCTTTATCTTTAATTAAATTAATTAATTTTTCATCCCAACTTTCATTTAATAAAATTTCATCAGATATAAATAAGATATAATCAAAATTATCTTTAATGCATAAATTTTTATAAACAGATGGACTAATTATTTGATCCCATAAAACATGATTATAATTTTCATCAGGAAAAAATTTTGATCTATCTAAGGGATTTTGATCCCAAATAACAACTTTTATATTATTATTATTACTTTGAGTTTCCCTTAACTGATATACAACATCTTTTAAATATTTTCCTTTATAGGAATAAATGCAAACTAAAACATTATTCATCGTCATGATTAATCTCTTTATTATTTTTGCCACTTACACCAAATATTTTTTTGCGCCACGCTGTTTGTTTATAATATCCATATAGCCTTGACCTTCTATTTTCAGCCATGAGTTCGTGTCTATCTAGATCATGCTCTGTTTCCTTTTCTTCTAACTCCCAAGATTCTCTTTTAAAAGGAAATATTTGAAATATTGGAGTGCCTTTTTTAATTGTGCCTATAAAGTTTCTTTTTAAGAAAAATGCCGTGAAAACGGGGAGTCCCCAAATATCTGACTCTACAATACCAGACATTGTATAAAATGGTAGGTCGTATCTATTCATTGGATGTGTAATTAAAACAGAATATCCTGGCGGAGTTTCATAATACCAATTCATTCTCCAGCCATAGTGAACTGGGTGGCAGTTGTCTGGAACTGGAATGTCTATGATTGGTCTTTTATCAACCATCATTACGTTTCCATCCCAGGTGAGAATCGGTTTACCGTTTTTATCTAAATCGACATGAACATCATCTTCTAAAACATAATGATACCCTCCAGTTAATGCATCAAAAAATGGCATACACATTTTAGTAGAAACTAGGGCGCCGTCAGTTCCTATACTATTCTTAACTCCTAAAGTTATGTCATCATTAGATTTATCAAATTTGGCCAAACTTTTATACCATTCTGGCACATTTTTTGTTGCTGGCATTGGAGGAGTTAATAGTCCAGAATGTCCAGTGAATGCTGGAATAAAAGATATCTTGTTTGCTAGTTCCATACTTTTTTTGTTCTCATTTTATTTTTATAACCATTTACAAATACACTTCTAAGGCTTAATCTTTGCTTAACAACTTCTTTTTGTGCATCATCTGGGCTAATGGTTTCCATTTCCCACTCTTCTCTTTTAAAAGGAATTACCTGAACAAATGGTGTACCCTGTTTAATTACACCCTTAAAGTCTTTTTCAATCAACATTGATATATGTCCATCAGTTATAAACTTATCGGTATCTATTAATCCACCAAAGGTCCAAAATGGTACTTCATCTTTGTGTATTGGGTTTATAAATAAAGAACTATAGCCTTCTTCTGTTTTTACAGACCAGAATGGCATTATTCTAAACAGGTCTTTATGATATTTATCAGTATTAATTGGATAATGAGAGTATTGTTCTCTAGAATGATGAGACACCATATCGGATCCAAAAATTTTAACTCCAAGTGGAACTGACCAAGTTATTTTTTCTGGATTTGTAGCATCTATGTATATATCGCATGGAATTGGTATAATATAGCCAGCAGTCATTATATCAAAAATAGGCATACATCTTTTTATTGTAGAAGTGCTTGCCCCGTTCATCATTGAAAATTGTTCTTTTTCTGGAACATTTCCTGGTTGCTTTTTATACCAATCTGGTATATTTTTTGATGCTGGATACGGACTTGGTGCAAATTCTATCGTTTTATTATTAAAAGGATAAAACTTTATCTTGTTCATAAAACTCCTTTACTCTATTTAACATTATATCATCGCATTCAAAAACAATATCAAACATTGGACTTTGCCTAGGTATTTTGCCAAATCCTGGTCTATCCATATGATCTCCTTCTTTTTTAAAATGAAACCTTATAAAATCTGGTTCTAGATATGTATCACTGTCATTAAACTCTTTATGAATTGACACATTGCTATAAACAAAAAAGGTGGTTTCTTTTTCTGGCTTTTCATAAAATACCTTTACGTTAGCGTCTACATACCATGGTGTATAAAAAATATAAGTCCCAGGGAAACAGTCATCTGGCTCTTGTATTTGATGAGATGTATTGTAATATTGTCTCATCCATGGTCTATCTAAATTATAAAAAGATCCATCTGGATTAGTTAACAAGAAAAATTCCGCATGATTCCCTTGCCTTAATCTAATGTTATTTCCTTCTATTGATATTAATTTGGGTGGTGGATATAATGCTTCAACATATTTATTTATCGGTTTAATTATAGAATCTTTGTAATTTTCAACATATTTAAATTCAACCCACTTTGCGGGTAATCTAGAATTTAAACTAATATCAGAAAAAATTGGATCATTTGTTTCATACCATATATTAAAATTATAATTCATGTCATGAAGCATTTTAGGATTTTTCATATTTTAATTATACACCCTTCGAGCCTCCTGTAGGATTTGAACCTACGACAACCCGCTTACAAGGCGGGTACTCTACCCCTGAGTTAAGGAGGCGTAGCACTAACGGGAATCGAACCCGTCTTTTCGCCGTGAAAGGGCGATGTCCTAACCGATAGACGATAGTGCCAATACTACTAGTTATAACCAATTACTTGGTTGTGCAGAAGTATTTTTGTTTAAAGTTTTTGTTGTAACTCCAATTGACTCAGCAACTACTTCAAAAGATGTTCTCTTTTTACCCTCATTATCTGTCCAATTTTCTTCACGCATAACTCCAACAACTATTACCTCATTACCCTTTTTAAGGTTATTTTTTGAATGCTCTGCTAAAGTTTTCCAAGCCTTAACAGTGAACCAAGAAGTATCTTTATCTTCCCAGTCTCCGTTTTCATTTTTTACTCTATCGTTTGTGGCCATTCTGAAACGAATACCAGTGCCGATTGCTTCTGGTTCCTGTCCAATACGACCAACTAGTGTTATCTTAGGGTTCAATTTGAACTCCCTTCCTCGATTTATAATTCACCAATTTGGTGAGCGATCCGTATCGGACTTGAACCGACGACCTCTACCGTGACAGGGTAGCGTTCTAACCAACTGAACTAACGGACCTTACTTTTATTATAGCATTCGCTGGTCTGGTAGGATTCGAACCTACAACCCATCGGTTAACAGCCGATTGTTCTGCCATTGAACTACAGACCAATATATTCTATCTTAACAACATCTCCAAAATCTCCAGAATCAACAACAGTTATTTTGTAACCTTTATACGATACTGTTTCATTTAGTTTAAGTGCTGCATCATATAATTCTTTTGTTTTGCAACCACCATGAATTTTTGCTTCATTGCCTCTGTTCGGGCATATAACATATTGTCCATCTCCATGAACATTATTATCATACATTTTTTCTGTATTAATTTCAGAAACAAGAACACCATTTTGGTTTATTGGCAACTTATAATTGTAACCTAAAGATCTCATAGATTGAATAGTAATTGCAACATATTTGTCAACTTTTATTATTCCCAATTTATTTGATGTGTTCGTCGACTGTAGTGGGTTTAACCAAACAAAATAAGTTTTATTTTTGTCCACACAACTTATTTGTGAGTTGCTTAACATTCCAAGTTGCCATTTATTATAACCTAAAAAATCTACTGAAAAGTTAGAAGTATTTGACCATAGCCCTGTCCCATAATTGCCGACGCCATTATAATAATGCATATCTCCATATGTATCATCTAAACTACTGGTAACATGAACCAGCCATTCATGAACTATTAGTGGCAAACTTTTATTATCTATTCCCTTATCAAAAAAATCATTAGGCCTTGAACCTAAATAAAGACCAACCATAAATCTTTTTCCCTGTGTTAAAACTGGCCCCTCAATAATAAAATTAGATAAAACTGTTGTCGGTACAGATATTGGTGGAACCAGCCAAATGGCATCATATTTAGAAAAATCAATATCGGGATCTAATTTTTGTACAGCAAGGCTAAATAGTTTAGTAGTACGAGGCCTTACGCTAATGTCTCCATGGTCATACTTTGAGCCTAGATCCAATGATTTTAGATTAATTGGTAAATCAATATATTTATTTTCAATATCAATAACATGATTTGTTTTAACATCTGAAAGGTTTTTTAATGTCTGGTGAAAATATGTAAAAAATTCACCCCATTCTTCTTTAGGGGATTTAGAAGATTTATAGTCCTCTGTTTGAAATGGTATAACTTTAATTTTATAAGAAGAATTAAATCTACCATCTCTATTTTCCCAATAAGGAAAGTTAACATTGCACTCGTTATAATTTAAAAAATTAGTATCGTAATAATGTTTTGGAGACATATTATCAACTGAATTAGTCTCAGAAACGGATTGTTTATTATCTAATACAGCCCATCTATAAACCTTTCCATTCTTTAGGCATATTTTATTTTTTACTATTGTATTTAGTTTATTTTTAGAACAAGGCTTTTTTGTAAAAGAGTAATTGATATTATCATTGGCAAGTGATTGTGGTGTATAGATATATAGCAAAAATATTGAAAAGGTTACAATAAAGGCTTTACGAATGTCTCTCATATATTTAGTATATACCTAAATACTTAATATGTCAATAGGACCCTTACAGGTTGTTGAATGATTTATTGCAGCATTTACAGCAAGTACCGCCCTTTTTCTAGAATCTTTTTGTTTTTGTGTAGAGTATAAAGATCCTAAAGCCAAATCTCCGCCAGAACCCATTGCTAAATAGTCTTGTTCATATTGAGTCAAAGACATGTCTCCAGCATTGTGCTCGTATATTTTTCCTTTAATGCATATAATCATTCCAAAATCTGACGATGTGGAAGTATCTACCCACCAATTTTCGTAAAATGTTCTAAGGGCTTTAAGAAATTTACTATACATAAACTTATCTATGTTTACTCTAGGTTCTGGTTGTGGGGGTACGAATAAGTGCTTTATTCTGTCCCCGTCCATTGAGCCAGCATAGCCAAAAAGGTATCCTTCTTTTTTCCATATCTTTGGACTAGAACAAACATTAATCGTATTATCATCAGAGACACCACGATCTCCAGCCATCCAAATTTTATTATTTACTTTATCACGAACTACCGCAATGCAAGTCATTCAAAGCCTTTCTATGCTATTGAATTAGTGTACCAGTTCCGCCTCCGCCTGTCAACTTTTTGGGCATATTTTGTCCACATGTTGGACATATTTTGTTTTCTGAAACAGGGGTTTCTTTAACTTTATTCTTAGATTCATTTTTAAATTTAGGACGACCAAATCCAACAATAGAAATCATTACGCCCTTTTTATTTTTCTTATAGGCACGAAGTTGTTTACAAACTTCTCCGCCATTACGCTGGCTTCCGCCTTTACGGTTAGTGGTATTTCCTTCAATACACCAAACAGTTCCATCTTCATTATCTTTGATTACAATTCCAACATGAGAAATTCTATCAACACCATCTGCTGGAAAATCAAAATAGGCTATATCGCCTGGTTCTGGATCACAAACTTGTGCGTCATACCAACGACCAGCCTTCTTAAATGCTGCTGCGCCTGATGGAGTATATACTGTATTAGGAATCTTAACTTCAGCCTGAACAGCACACCAGTTAACAAATGAACCACACCATGGCTGAAAGTTGGCCTTCATAAACTTTCCATATTTTGTTTCGTTATCTTTGGGGCCTTCAATAGTTCCTAATTCGCCTTTAGCAACCTCAATAAGTTTGGCTGCTGTACCAAGTTCTGCCATTAGTCTTTATCCCAATCTTCATCAATTTCAGTTTCTTCTGGCATCTCACCTTCAGGCTTTCCTTCAGATATTTGCTCTTCAACTACATCTTCAGAAATTGCTACAGATGTTTCTTCTGACGATCCAGAATTAGTTTTACCAATTAATATGCCTGCAAGAGTACCAGTAATAAAAGTAGCAATAGAATTTAAAAGATTAAAAAACATTTTATCGTTCTCTGCTTGTGCCCCAATAGGCTGCTCAACAAAAATTAATGCGTACAAGTTACCTGCAACAATCAAAAAAACCATTGCTCCCAACATAATTGCCAATATAAACTTTAGCCTTGAATCTAATTCTGCTGGTGTATATCTAACTTTTGTACTCACTTAGTTTCCTTTCGATAAGTCATCAACCATTTGGTTAATCTCATCTACATTCTCTGGTGCTGGCGCACTCTTTGGTTCTTCAATTATATCAGAAGTTGTTTCTTCTTGTGGTTCATCTAACATTTCTGGCATTTCTGATATTTCTTCTTTACCTTCGGTTGGATCATATCCAAGCAGATCTTCTGTGCAGTAACTTGTACATAGTGGTTTTGTACATCCAGGGGTGCCCCAATTTTCTGGGTCTTGGCATTCATACCTATACTTGCCTTCAAAAACACCACATGCGGTTAATCCAATAACCAATAGAAGGGCAGAAAATATAGATGCTATGGTCTTCATTATTGACATTATACTATTCTTTTTCCTCTCTAAGCGGTATTGTTATAAGCCATAATACTGTGGCTGCTACTGTTGCTATACCCACAATTTGTTGGGCAGTACCAGTTAGGGTAAGCCATGCAATGAAGAATCCAAGCAATGTCCACACCTGTGCGATGCTCTCCTTAATGGCCTTACCAAACCACCTCAGAAGCCCTTTTACGCCCTTTAAAAGCCATTCTATAGCCTTCCTTAAAGCATTGACCACTTTTATTTTAGATAAAATAGTCTTAAGTTTTGTCATGATCGTATTATACCCTCCTTGTTAACGCAGAAGCCACAGAAGAAATTATATTAGAAACAAGAATAACTGGAACAATTACCTCTTGTGCCTTTTCTCTCTGATCATCTGTCATATCTTTGCCCCATTGAGTAGGGTCAGATAATTCTTCTAAATCTATATTATTAAATACCGCCAAGGGATCCTCTAAAAATAACTCAGCAGCAGCCTCAGTAATAGCGTCTGCAATTGTATATGGCATAGGAGCATCAGCGTTTTCCTCTGCCTTTTCAGCAAATGTTACGATGGCAGCAGCGACTGCAGGATTATCTTGTGCTTCTTCTGCAAGTATTGCTATCTCATTTGTCTTTACTCCAAGATCTTGTGCTAGTTCAACCTTAGCCTCTGGAGCCAGGGTAGTCAAAGATTGACCAACAGCAGACATTTGTTCTGGTGTTAATTTAACAATAATATTATCTTTGCTAGTTAGGTTAGCAATAACGCTAGTTAAGTCAATGGTGGTATTATTAGGTGGTGATGGTTTTGGAGAAGGTGCTACGGGAGATTTCTCTGGTTGAGGACTTGGAGTGGGAAGAGGATCTATATCCGTTTGCTGAGGTGTTGGCTCTGGCTGAGGCTCTGGAGATATCTCAGGCTCAGGGTCTGGAGTTACGGATGATTCATCATCTGTTTGATCGGTTGGCTGAGGATTGGGGAAATCTGGTTCTGTTTGCTCAGGCGATGGCTCAGGATTTGGGGTAGGCTCTGGTGAAGGCTCTATGGAAGGTTCTGGCTCTGTCTCTGGGGTTGGCTCTGGAGTTGGCTGTGTACTTTCTTCTGGCGTGGGGATTGGTTCTGGCTCTGGCATTGGTTGTGGCTGGTTTGCTATAGCCTGTGCAATTGCTGCAGCCACCCTTTGATTTTCTTCAAATTGCCATTGTTTGTTATACTCAGTTTGAGCATTTAGTATTGCTTGCTGCATGTCTGGTATTGAAACCTCATATTCATTTTGATCTTGTGTAAGGTTTTCTAATGCAAGTGTTAGGCTTTCTTGAGCCTGTGTTAGGTTTGCTTCTGCCTCAGAAAGAGTTTGTTGGTATGCTAATAATATAGAGTTCTGTTCATTGTAATAAGATAGTTTATTATTATAAATCTCAGCCATAGAGTTATAGTCTTGTTGTGCCTGGGCTTGATCTGATACAGCCTGATTGTATGCGTCTATCTGTGCCTGTGTTGCTCCTTGTCCATAAGACATTGCACTTGAGGCTACTCCAGTCCAGATACCACTATGCCCCCATCCTACATGAAATACACCTGGACCCCCACCATTAAAATAATGAAATACTACATCTATAACCCTATCTTCGGCTGTAAAGGTATGATAATAATATGGACTCCATGTTGATCCTTGATCTACCCACTGATCAATAACCAATTGACCATCTACATACATTCTAAATCCATCATCCGTATACCCTGCAAAAGAAACCAAGTTAACACCTTCAGGTGCTGTTATTTTTCCAGAATAAACCACAAATAAGTTTTCATACCTGCCACATACTGGCATACCTTGATATGCCTGTGTTATTACACCAGAACAATATGCTGTTCCAGCATAAGCAAAATCACCACTTCTGTTAAGGGTATAGGCTGTAAATTGCCATCCTTGATTTCCTGAGTTTTGAATTGTCAATTGTGTCGTCTGAAGATTTATATTGGCAATATCAAGTTGATCCTGTGCATTATTTTTATCTTGTAATGCTTGATCCTTATCTTCTAATGCGGTAGCCACAGTAACTGTTTGACCATCTACAGCAGATAGAGCAAGAGTTTTAGCCTCTAATGCCAAGGACTCCTGCTCTACCGCCGTATTATATTCTTGTTCAGATTCTTCTAAGTTATATTTTGACTGTACTGCATAGTTATACTTATCTATTGCTATATCTAATAATTCTTGAGTTTTTGCCTTGTCATTTAATTTATTGATATCTGATTGTAGTTGTTGAATATCTTCATACGCTTGTATTAATGAGTCAGAATCTGCTTGAGATGCCGTTGAAAATGTCCACCCTAGCGCAAATATAACTGAAAGAATTATTCTAAATAAGTTATGTTTAATTTCCTTTCTCCAATGCATGTTTCCATACAAAGACATTATAACATTATTTTAGTTTTTGTGGCTTATGGTTTATGATAATGCTTGGATCAATATCTTTATTTGCATACTTCCAAGGAGATATTCTTACTTCAAGATGTAAATGTGGTCCTGTACTATTGCCAGTTGAACCAACTTCACCTATCTTATCTCCTGATCGCACTCTGTCTCCAGCCTTTACATCAATCTTTGATAGATGTGCATATACTGCTTTCATACCATCTCCATGATCGATTATTACTGCTAGTCCATATGAAGGTCCAAACGATACTCCGTTTTTTGCTTCTAATACTTTACCGCTTTTACAAGCAACAACCTCTGTACCCGTAGGTGCTGCATAATCTACTCCAGTATGATATCCACAAGACCAATGCTTTCCTGGAATACGATATTTTGAGGTAATTTTCTTACCTGGAACTGGGTTTACCAATTAAATCACTTCCTTAAATAGTTAGAGGGAGAAGGTTTCCCCTCTCCCCCTATATTAACACTATTTAAGTTAATTACTTAATAAGTGCTACCTTAGCCTTTGGATTCTTCTTGTTCCACTTACGAGCAAGAGAATTAAATGCCTTCTTCAATGCTGCCATAGAGGCATCATTATCAGCCTTTACCTTTGCAAGTTCTGCATCGGAAGCAACCTTAGCAGCAGCAAGAGCATCAGCAAGAGCCTTATCTGCAGCGACCTTAGCGGTTACTGCATCAGCCTTAAGAGTTACAATCTCTGACTTGAGAGAAAGAACTTCTGTATCAGCAAGCAACTTTGCATCAGAAGCAGCCTTAGCAGCAGCAACCTTATCAGCCTCACGAGCAGCCTTTTCTGCAGCAAGTGCAGCATTTGCAGAAGCCAACTCTGTCAAAAGATCACGAACTGCAATCTCAGCAAATGGAGATAGTGTACGTGCTGTTAGACCAGTTACATCTGCAGAAGTAGCCTCTCCTGCTGTAGTTGGAGCAAATGTTACGAGTGAACGAGTTCCAGTTGTTGGAAGTGTCAACTTAAACTTTGCCTGACCGAAGTCAGATAGTGTTGCACCAGTTGTCGCTGTTGCGGAATCAAGTGTTCCAAGACCAGCAAATACTGTAGCGGTTAGAGACTTACCAGAAATCTTGTTTCCAAATACGTCTGTTGCAGTTACAACAATGTCCTGCTTAGTTCCTGCAGCACCATTTGCTGGAGCAGAAACTGTAAGGTTATTAATTAAACCTGCAGTACCTTGTACATAATATGTTAGAGTTGTTCCTTGATTGGTAACAACAACGGTACCAACGGCAGTCGTTTTAGTATATACATAGAACGTTGCGGTTGTACCTGTGCCAGTAGCAATTGTAATGCTGGATGATCCAGAACTTGCTGATACTGGTGCAGCAACTGTATGTAGTGCTGTTACGATAGTTGCGTTTGTTGCAGTTACAGTTACGGCTGTTCCCGTATCAACTGTTGCAACAAAACGTAGTGCGTCAGTAGCATCGATAGTGTTATCGGCTGGTACTGGTAGCGCAGCAGGTGTTGCAGAAGATGAAGCAGTTGTATTAGCAACTGAGTTCAAATCTACAGCAACTGTCATGACAGCAGCACTTGCAGGTGTTGCGACAAGTGTGCCCATAGTCATGGCTGCAACCACGGCTAGAGCGATTTTCTTCAATGAATTCATTTTTCTCCTTTTATATTCATTTCTTATATTGTTTTAAGTCTATCCAAATAGTCTTTTATGTCTTCTATTTGACTAGGTTTATATTGTATCACGTTCTCAGGGAGCGTGTCAACTCGTTTAGGCCTATCCTTAAAAGTATGAACTTCTACTTCAAGGTTTTGATCTCGTGGGGTATGGGATATTGCACCAAAAATAGAACCACACACAGCATCTGCCAAGTCCTTAGATTTTTTACGGGGGTGGTCAACCTTATCATTTTTCATAATCTTAAGTTCAGTTAATTCTTCAAACAAAAGTTCTATAGCAGGCATAGCGAGTCGTTCTTCATACACAAGCATGGCCATGTCCTCATAGTGCTTCTTTGCTACTGATACTGTTTCTGTTCTCATGCCTACCGCCTGCAATTCATTTTGAATATCAAACGATTGCCAACGGTCAAATGTAACTAATCCTATATTAAATCCAAGCCTTCTTAGATTTTGTATCCACTGCTTCACTTCAGATAGATTAACTGGACCCTCTACTTTTGGCTCCCACCAAGCAACGGCATCGACAACAACAATTGGGGATATTTGTTCATAGTCCTTAATTACTTGAACATTAACCCATTTCTCAACATGGGCGATAGCAACAGCACACTTGTCATGCTTTTGTGCAAGGTCGGCATGAACATAATAAATTTTTTCTGGGTCTGGCTTAAAGTTTTCCTCAAATCTTCTAAAGGCATCAAGAGGATTTCTAATAGTCATACATGCCCTTACTTTGTCAGCCTGCTTAAAAAATGCATCAGAAGCATATGTTGGCACACAAGCAAAACGCATCATTGCATCTCCAAGGTCAGTCATAAAGGCAATCTTAAAATCATCAATTTTTCTTGTAGGATTAACTTCCCATGTTGGTCTTTTTAATGCAAATACTCCAGGGTATTTATATGATTTAATATGATCTTCATCCCAAGCAATATCAAACCAATTATCTTTATCATCCTCTGGTAATAATGGATTAATAATAAACCTATGTGTTTTGCTTATAACTTCTTTATCTGCAATTACTGATTCGTACCGCTCAGAAATAAAGTCTCCGTTATATCTTGGGAACGAAAGAAGAACTACTTTGCCAAGATCAGGGAAGCGAGAGTCAACTGATCCACGAAATGCTTTATAGATATTGTCAGCAGTCTTTCCTTGTTCATTTCCTGTTGCCACCTCTGATGCAAAACCAGAAATCTCGTCAAGAACTGCTAATAAAAGATTAAGGCCCTCATGAGACTCTCTTTCTGAGTGTCCAGAATAAACTGTAATTGATTTGTCAAAACTAATAGAATCTACCTTTGCTTCATACTTGCCAGCGAACCAAGGTGATCTTTCTATTTTTGATTTAAAGCCTTTAAAGAAAACATTCTTAGCCTGCTGTGCATTAATAGCAACATTGATAAGATCTATTGCATCTCCACTTGGTTTTCCGAAATATCTTGCAGGGTCTTTAAGACATAATAACTTATATACAATATAAGAGCAGGCAACAGTAGAGGTAAAGTCCTTCCCACTGCCCTTCCCAAGTTGAAGAATAATTTCGTTCTTTGTGTATTTTTCATAATATCTTGCTCCTTCCTCTTCTCCCATAATTGTTTGAAGATCTTCTTTGCGATAAATTTGACTCATTGCTTCTACAATGTCGTATTGAATATCAGAAAGTGCTGGCTGTCCCAAATAATCTGGAGACTCAACAAAAGTTTTTGCATCTACTGGAGTTTCTTCAAAATGATTATCAGCAAGGGCCTCTAAAAAATCATCAAACATCATGGACAATTGTAATCACTTCATCCTTTTTAGAAATATCAGATAGCCTACGCATAATCTCATCACGTATTTGAGGATATTCTGATGCTATATCTTTTAAAATACCCATGAGAATATCTTGCTTCTTTTCTATTTGCAGCATTTCTTCTGCCAGTTCTTTGTTCTCTAACAAACCTGCCTTTTGTAACATATCAATTCTTTTAGATTCAATATCCATTACTAATTTAATTGCTGCAGTCTTAGCACTTAGATTATTAGTAAGAGATGCCTCGTCAATTACTTCGTATGATCTAGATATTAATTTATTATAATGTGTATCTGCAACAGCAAGGGCTTCTTTTGCACGTGCACGAATTGCATCATTGGCAGAGGCCATAACTTTCCACTCATTGATATGCTGTACTACACGGGTTCTTGGTATAGCAAGATCTTTAGATATTTTGGTAGCGTCATTACCTTTTAGATATTCTCCAACAACGGTGTTAATCTCATCTAAGTGTTTGGTTAAGTCTTCTTCAGTCGTTGACATGTCTGCCCTCTAGTCTTTTAATTTCATCCTGAATATAAAAGATAGCCTTTTTTAAATCTTCAATTTGAGTGTCTTGGTTTTTTAATCCCGCTCTCCAAAGATATTTAAAGGCATTTCCTATATTAAAGTTTCTATGTCTTGTAATTTGAATACACTCAACACCTGAAGGATCTGAGGTGTAATGAGTTGGATGATTTACCTGATCAACTGTAATATTAAATTTTTCTGTCATCGCTTTGATTTCCTTAATCCAAATTTTGCCAAATATACATATATTGTTTCTACGGATACACCACACTCTTTTGCAATATCTTGTGGAGATCTTTTATCTACAGCATATCTTTTACGCAGCCAATCAGAGTTAGTATAAAATTTATTAGGCATTATTTATTTTCCACCTCATTGTTTTTGGCCCCTCATCAATTAGGGCCAGCATGTGAGCGGTGAATTGTTTGTTTAAGTCAGCATACATTTCTGGGGCCACCTCTTTTAGTTTGTCTGTAATAGAGTATACCGTCTCCCCAGTGCTTTTGTCAAACCCCTCAACCTCTATTGCATTTTGTAGCAAAAGATGTTCCATCAACATTTCTACTTTAAGTTCAGCCTTATTCATGCCTTCTCCAAATTATTGACTGCCCAATGACCTATACCGCAGGCGTCTGCTACGTCATAGTCATCTATTTTTTTATCATAAATAATATCTAATAACTTGATGGTTCTTTTCTTTCTAAAATCTCTTTCGTAGGTTTTATACCAAGAAATAGATTTGCCTGGGTTGGCGGACCTTATCTGTAATTGTTCTTCTTTAGTTAATTTTTTGTTACCCAGATAACTTTGCCAGGTTATTGGCGAGACCTTGCCTATTTTATTAATCCCCGCCATACCAGCACCTCCAAGAATTGCACCTTGAACAAGTGCTAGGTCTGCTGCTGTTTTGGGGGAATTCATAAAAACAGTATGCTCAATTACTATAGCCTGCATGCAATTATAATAAGTAAACAGTGCTTTAGATTTTTTGCATGCGTCAATTATTTTTTCGTATACATCTTTGCCTTCAAAGTTTATCTTTCCATATTTTGCTAACTTGCCGTGAGAATAAATAGCAAAGGCTAAACTATTTGTGCTTGCATCTATTGCACAAATATTATATATTTCACTTTTTTCGTTTAGCATTTGTCATTCCTTTTATTTCTTTTAATGCTTTTTTTACGTCTCCTGGATGAATATTACATTTAACGCATAGTGGATCGTCATTATATATAGACAATTTTTCTCCACATTGTTTGCAAACCCTATGCTTTCCCTTTCGTTTTTGCCTTCTTGTTTGAATATACCTTTGTGCTATTTTTTCTTTAGTTGCAGCATCTCTGCATTCTTCAGAACAATAGATCTGATAAGATATCTTTGATTCAAACTCTTTATCACACCATTGGCAATGTTTCATCTTCTAGTGGCTCCAGGGATTTGATTTTTATAGTTCCGTCCCCAGCATCAGCACATGCCTGTTGCAATGGACATACCTTACAGACCTTTGAATTAGATCTATAATTTTTCTTGGGCAAGGTTTTGTCAACCCATGCCTTTCTTGTCTCACGCAACCAGTCAAATGTTTGATTTACCCACCGAATATAGTGACTGTTTACTTGTATTGGAAATGTTAATAATTCATGATTATTTTTATTTTCATAAATTAAAACACCTTTTGCTTTATCTAATACCTTCATATATATTAATAACTGAATAACATGACCCTTTTTAGGCTTTTGTACAGTTTTAAAATATTCGAATGCATCATTAGGCATTGTTTTAATTTCTCCAACAATCTCTTCATCATTCCACAGGATCATAGCATCGCCATATCCAAAGATTGGTGGATCATTATTTATAACCTTAAACTCTGTAGTATAAACCTCTTTACCCTGCTTTTCTGTTTCTTTCTCATCCAAGAAAGATTTTGCTATGCCAGATTTAAGCATAGCATCCTGAATCCTGTCATGAGATAATGTTCCAGAAGTCATATTGGCTACGCCATATGGTGTGTCATTTTTCTCAAACATTCCACCTTCAAATGCTAAATACCAATATCTAGGACATTCTCCTTGGCCGTACGCCAAAGTTGATGGAGCAAAGGTTTTCTTTTTTTCTTGTTTTGGCTCACGCCCAACAAGGTATCCAGACTGTATTTTTTCAATCATTCCTTCTACATCAAACACTTCATGCTTGACAATTTCTGGCTTCTTTTCTTTTTTAATCATTACTTCTTTTAACAAGTTTTTTGTCATAAGTATCCTTTAAGTTTTAACTATTATATCAGAAATCAGCGAGTGATGTATTTAAGAGCAGATACAAGATTATTAATTGCCTCTGCTGCTGTATAATAAATATTCTTTTTACCCCTATTGCTTTTATCAACATTAGCCATCCACGTAGCCTTTAGTGACATTTTTGCAGCAATTGCCTGAAGCCTAACTATTTCAAGAGTTGCTACATTCATTGGAATGTCTGGCTTTAAAATAAGTTTTGCTATTGTTGTTAGTGCTGACGTAAGTTCTTCATCTTCCATATACTCAGATATTTCAGATAAACCATTAATCATTTCTATTGTTGTTTGTTGATTTTCCATTATCCCATCGATTCTATAGGTATGTTATTTTTTATTCCTTCGGAATTCCATAAATTAAAAGCAGAAATCATGTCTGGCCTAGACTGTAACTTATCCAAATATTCTTTTCTTTTTTCTGGAAAATGCTCTGGATCTATTGGATTTTTTTCTCCAGTAAATCTATAACTGCTTAGTCTACAATAATCCATGCTTATAATTTCACAGAATTCACCATCTTTAAACTTACGTTTTGGTCTCCAGTGAATTTGATTAACAGCACTAAATACAATTGTTTGTCCTGCACCCAAAGTATATTTAGTAAAATTCCCAGTATCATTCCAGTTCCCCACATACAAATCCCATTCTATATTAGTGTCAAGGCAATAATTTATTGTTACTAAATTTTCATCTGCATCTAAATGTGGCGGAAGCGCTGGACTGTTGTCTCCATACCCATACTTTAAATTATAATCTATATAATTCCAATGACATAGCGCTATATCTTCTTTATATAGTGGTTTTGCTATTTCATCTAGTCGTTTTTCACAATCTTCTGGCATATCAAATTCAATCAATGTTCTAGACATATTTTTAGCAATTTTTGGCTGATACCTACTTCTAAAAGTTGATGTCCTAATATAACCATCTTCAATTCTATCCCCAATTATAAAAGGTTCAATTTTTCTATTTTTTTCTATCAAGTTTTTAATTCTTGTAGCCTGATCTTCTGAAAATAAATCATCAATATAAAATGGCAAATCCTTATTATATTGATCAAACCCAGTTAAGTATTTGTGTAATTCAGCCAAGGCTACCCCCATTATATTTTTTAAAAGCATCAATTATTTCTGGTCTTTTGTTTATTTCTAAATATTTTAAAACATGATTTACTTTGGAATTGTTATCTTTTTCTATATCCGCTTCTATAGAAGATAATGATAAAACAACAATGTCGCAAAATTCGCCCTCAGAAAAAATTCTTTTTGGCCTCCAATGAACCTGATTTATTCCGCTAAAAACTAGTGCTTGGTTTGGCCTTATAGAAAAATCATTACAATCAAAATTATTATCTATATCACATATAGTTATAGGCCAATCTATATTTGTATCTAAGCAATAATCTATAGTAATTATATTTTCTGTATTATCTATGTGTGGAGACAAAATTGTTTCTTGTTCAGAATTATATTTATACGCAATATATGATTTATGTAAAAGTTTTAATTCTAAATCATATACGTCATTTCCTATTTCAGTTGATTTTTTTTCAATGCTATCTGGGCAAATAAAGTTAACATAATCTGTCCCATTTTTATTTACAGACGTGTCCTTGCCATCCAATATTGCTTTTTTTAAATCAACAATTTCTTGATTTGTTAAAAAGTTATCAATATAAAATGGAACCTGCTTTTTAAAATTTTTTGAACCATTTAAATATTTATACTCAAATGCTGATTTTTTCATTATTTATCCAAATTACTAAATCCACCATTTGCATAAAATATTTCTTTATAATAATTTGCTTTTTCATTCATAATTTTATTTACATCCTCGCCCTTGGGTCCAGAGTTTGGATCAGATAAATGAAAGAATAACATCTCTACATATTGATCATCTTCAAAATGTGTAGGTTTTCTCCAATGTATTTGATGTGTCCCGCTAAATGTTAGAGCCTCGTTATCTTTTAAGATAAACTCTTTATCTGGTTCAACAACTAAAGCCCAGTCTATATTTGAATTAAGTTGATAGTCAAAAGTAAATCTAGGCTGCTTAAATGTTTCATCATAGTGTGGGAACAAGGATGGCTTAAAATGAAACTGTCCACAATTACTTGTAACATTGTTATATCTTGCATGACAATATTCGGTTATTTCTAAATTGTTATTTCCTGAAAGTTCTCTTGATTTATCTCTAACCTTATTTAATATATTTTCTGGTAAAGAAATAAATGTATTGGCTTGAGAATGTACTTTTACAAAGTCTCCCCCAACATTATTCTCTATTGCCTTATAGATATCACTAATTTCATCACTGGTAAAAACTTGCTCAACTACTGTATTTATTTCATCATATTTCATAATTTGCCTCCTAGTATATTATACCCTATTTCAATTTCTTCATTTGAAATGCCTGTTTCTTCTATTAAAAAGTTAGCCCTTTTTGTTAAAATTTCATTTTGCCCATTTTCTATTTCTTTGTTTGGAACATACTGAAGATGACAAAATATCATGTCTATAGAAGCCTCCTGGTTAATTTGCTTGTTCTCTCGCCAATGTATCTGCTGTGTTCCAGCAAACATTAAGGCTTGATTGTTTTCAAGAACATAACGATTGCCCTCAACAACAATAGCCCATTCTTCTGAGGCATTTAACTGAATGTCAAATGTAATTCTTTGGTAGTCTCTTGTATCATAATGTGGAAATAATTTACATACATATCCGTAACTTGGAGAATATCTTGCAAATGAATAGTCTCCGCACAGCGATATATTATCTCCAAAATGCTCTTTTGCTTTTTCAGTTATAGAGTCTTCAATATCTTTATCAAATTTTGTATCCCAAGCCCTGTGTCCTGCCCATTTTTGTAAATGAGTATTTTCAATTTTGGTATTATTAACTGCATCATATATTCTTTTAATTTGATCTGCAGAAAAAATATCTTTAACAATAATAGGATTAAAGTTTTCATTTTCTACAAAACCAGAGTCTTTTTTAAATTCATTATAATTCATTTTGTAAGTACTCCTTTGAAAAGTTTATAATTTCATTTTTTAAACTTTCATCTTCTAACTTTTCTAATTTTGGAGTAAAGAATTCAAAAAATATTAATTTTATATATTCGCCCTCGTTCCAAACCTTTTTTGGTCTCCAATGATAATGAGTTATTGGGTACATTGCAATTAATTCATTATCTTCTAGAGTATAAAGCGTTTTTTCTACTCCGAATTCCCAGGATGTATTAGATTCTAATTGATAGTCTAATATTAATCCGCATGTGCCGTTATCTTTATGAACATTTAAAACTGGCTCTCCATATTTTGGATTATATTCTACATAGGTAATTCCACTTATATTTTTAGGGTATGAAACATCCAACTGATAAATTTGTTGGCTTATTCTAAATATTTTTTGAATAATTGTATTTGGCAATGGAAGATTGTTAATCTCTAGTCTGCCCAGTCCTTTTCTTTTAATTCTTATAAGGTTTTCTTTGTGAGTCCCCCCCATTGAGGCATCATCCCACTCTACAGTTTCTCTTGAGGACAACTCTTTATTAATAGAGGAATAAATCTCAGCCCTTTCATTTTTCGTAAAAACATCTTTAAGTTTATTATTTATCATATACATTATTATACCCCAAAATATTTTCTAATAAGTCTAATTCTAAAAGTGCAAGTCTAATTTTTTTGTTACCCTCCCCAATAATTAAAACTACTGCTGGATCATTATTATTTTTAATTGCATCAGTAACTGCTTTTGCCCATATGTCTTGATTAATGGTAAATGATTTTTTGACTTCTTTAAAATCTACAGTAAAGTTTTGCCAAGTAGCATCACCCTTTTTGGTATTTCTTCCAGAGTTTTTATGCTGACTAGCACCTAATCTTTTACTTTCACTCTTTTCGCTCATTGCCCTGCTTCTTTTTATAACCTACTTTAAATAATAACACCTCTGATAAATGTTTGTCTGGACACATCCAAGAAGCCATTCCAGTTTTTGCATACAGTCTTATTGTTCTAACCTCTTTCTTACATACTTTACAAGGAAACTGACCTTCGTAAATTGTATACTTATCCACTGATTTTGTTCTTAATCATGTCTTGTAGATCAAGGTCCTCTCTTACTCTATTGACAAATCCTTCTCTACCCTGAACCTTTGAGCCATCTGGAAGCAAATACCAAGCGCCAGTACGTTCAACTATACCCATTAACTCAGCAGTATCAACAAGATCAGCGACCCCATCGATGCCCAGGTTATCGCCTCTAAAATAGAAATCATATTCACCAGACTGAAAGGCAGGACTGGTTTTACTAAACTGGAGTTCCCATCTAACTTTTCTTCCAACCTTTTCTTCAATAGCCTTGTCGCCAACATATATCTTTCCCTTCAAGGCTTGGTTATCTGATTCAGAAGAAAACAACTTAACAACTGTAGATGAGTAAAACTTTGTAGCCTGACCACCAGTTGGTTGCTGGCTAGTATACATTGCATTAATATTATTACGAGACTGAGAAATAAGTATTAATAGTGTAGGCTTAACTTTATTATTTGCATAGTTAAGCATTTTCCAAGCATTACTAAAATCTCTAGATTCTGCGCCAATCTGTTTTGTGTTTTCAAGAGCCTTTAATTCATCAGAATCTTTTTCAAAATATATCGCTGGAAGCAGTGATGTTATAGAATCAATAACAATTATATCTACTCCCGCCTCGATTAAACTAACCCCAACCTCAACCATCTCATTAATTGTTCTTGCCTGTGAAACAATTAACTTTGAGGTGTCAACGCCAAGACTTTCTGCCCATGCTTTGTCATAAGACATTTCTGCATCAATCCAAGCGCAGATCTTTCCTTCTTTTTGTGCGAGACCTATTGTTTGCAAACATAGAGAAGACTTTGCGCTAGATTTGCTTCCCCAAATAAGAACTTGGCGTCCATACGGAAGACCACCATTTAGTGCTCTATTTAATCCATAACTTGGCGTTGGAGCATACTCTGTTTTAGGAACAGCATCTCCAACTAATATGCTTTTTCTTAACTTTGGATTAAGTTGAGCAATTACATCTTCTACTGAAACTGTCATTAGAATCTCACCCCATGCCTCATTGGTCTTTTAGAGTTCTTCTCCATCTTTTCTTTTACTGCATAGTCTAATGATTTTGTTACATACCCTGCTTCTGCTATGCCTGCGTATAAATCTAAGGTACGGATAAGAATATCTGCAAACTCATCTGATATTTGCTCTGGATCCATCTCCTTACGAAGCGCTTCCATTGCCTCTGATACCTCAGAAACAATCATCATCATCTGTTTTGCTATAAAAATTGGATCTACAGTTCTATCCCAAAATCCTTTATCTATAGCGTTTTTATGTATTTCTTCTGCCAACTCATCAAACATTTATATCCTCCAATATAACAGTTCCGTCTTTTGTTTTTCCTAATTCAAATTTATATGCATTACCCTCTTCAATTTTCATATATGCTTTAGCAAATGCTGTAGGAAATACAGTTACAGGATGAAGTTCTCTTGATGTATCTGCTAATGTTAATGAAGCCATCTTCTTTCCTGCTTTAGTTATTCTAGGCTTAAATGATACCACAAAAAGTTCATCGTCTTTGTATGGCAACATTCTATAATTTAAGAATTTAATTAAGGCAGAGTCTGATCCTTTTATTTCATCTACAGGAACAGCACTAACAATTCTATTATCAGAACAGAGTGCAATATAACTTCGTCCAGCCTCAATTGTTGTTTGCTCTTCATCAAATACTCCTATGCTTCCAGTCTTATCTAATATCTCTACACGAGACCAACCCTTGCCTCGTTTAATTCCCTTAACCATACCCATAAGAATAAACGAACCTTTTTCTTCGAAATCTTCTACTGGATTAATAAATGCATGATAGTGTGATGGAACAGTTTGAGTAAATTCAGGTAATCCTAGATACTCATATAGATTATCTCTAATTTCATTATCATTTCTTGGATTATCTGGAAATGTTGCAGCACCTATAAGTCTCAATGCTTCTAAGGCTCTGCTGTTTACTCCATTACCTTTTGTGAATGTAAACTCTCTAAGTTCCTCAAAAGACTTAAAAGGTCGTGCTGATATATATCGTTCTGCAATCTTATCAGAGATAAACTTGATCCCTGAGAGTCCAAACCGAATACCTTTACCCTCAATCTTAAAATCAATATCCGAATCATTAACATGAGGTAGTTTAATGCTAATCCCCATTCTTTTCGCTTCAATAAGATATTCAGTTCGTGCATCTTTGTCCTTTTCATTTTTTAATAGTGAATACATAAACTCAATTGGATAATAGTATTTTAGCCATGCCGTCCAATACGAGAGCGTAGAATAAGCAACCGCATGACTCTTGTTGAACGAATATCCCGCATGCGCTTCAAAGTCATGCCATAAATCACGAGCCTGGTTAGGACTAATAAACCTAGAAGCACCTTTAACAAACTGTTCCTGGAACGCATCAAATTCTCTCGCATCTTTCTTTTTACCAATAATCTTACGAACCTTATCGGCTTCAGACCAAGACATCCCTCCCAACTCGACGCAAGCCTGCATAACCTGCTCTTGGTATAGGATACACCCATATGTTTCTTCTGTGAAAGGCTTCATGGTCTGATGAAGGTAATTTACCGCCTGTCTGCCGTGCTTACGATCAATATAGTCTTTCCCAATAGTATTCATTGCTCCTGGACGAACAAGCGCATTTGATGCTGAAAGTTCTGCTAAACTCTTTACGCCCATCTTTACCAAAAGGTTGGTATATGGTGTTGCTTCACACTGAAAGACTCCCTTTGTATATCCTTCTGAAAGCATTTGATAAACCTTTTGATCAGACATATCTATATTAAGCAAGTCTATAGATGTGCCCTCTCTTTCTTTAATAATTTTTAATGTATCATTAATAACACTAAGAGTCTTAAGACCAAGGGCATCTATCTTGATAAGCCCGATTTTTTCAGCCTCTTCCATGTCCACCGCCACAACAGGTATGCGGTCATCGGAACCAGGAGAAGAGCGTGTCTCCAACGGTGCGTACCTAAAAATAGGATTTTTACTAGTGACAACACCAGCAGCGTGTATGCCAGTACCTCTAATACGACCACGTAATTGTTCTCCATATTGTTCTACCTCTGGATATTTCTCTCTAAACCATGCAGTTGTTTTTGAAGTGCAGTATTCATCCCAAGTGTCAACCAACTTAAGAACCTTGTTAACATCTGCCAATGGAATATTTAAAGCACGAGCAACATCTCGCACTACGCCTTTATCTTTAAATTCTAAAAATGTTGCAATAGAAGCAACATGCTTGTACTGTCTTATTAAGTAGTCTTTTACTTCATCACGACGTGTATCTTGAATGTCTGTATCAATATCAGGAAAGTCATTACGCTCTGGGTTAATAAATCGAAAAAACAAAAGACCGTTCTCTATTGGATCAATATCTGTAATTCCAAGGGTGTAGCAGAGCAAGGATCCAGCAGACGATCCACGGCCTGGGCCTACCATAATCCCCTCTTTTTTAGCCCAAGATATCATACTTTGAACAACAAGAAAGTATGGACCAAATTTTTTATCTTTGATAACCTTTAGTTCTTCTTCAAGCCTATCTATATATTCTTTATTATCTGCAAGGCCTTTATCTTTTAATCCTTGATAAGCAAGATCTGACAATTGCTTGTCTGGATTTTTGTATTGAACAGGTAATAGATTTAGATTATCTTTAATATCATAGTCTTCAATCTTGTTGGCAAGGTCAATTGTGTTTTCGTAAATATCTGTTCTGAAAATTGCTTGTTTTTCCATAGCAGCCTGGATTTCTTCATATGACAACAAATGAATATCAAACTTATTAAATGACATTTGCCTATCTGCACCATATAGATAGTCAAGGCGTTTCATTAGATCCCCTTGCTTTTTCGACTTCTCATATGTAGCATCTTTTTGAATCTTATTAGAATAAGTATTTAGAATTAATTTTAATTCTTGTATTTCTTTTTGTGATGAATCAACATGGTGGCAGTCTGGAGTAACTATAGGCTTAATCTTAAACTCGTCTGCTAGTTGTAATATGGTACTATTTATTGATTCATTATTGTGTGGCATTACCTCAAGGTAATAGTCATCGCCAAACTCTTCTTTAAACCATTTAATATATTTTTTTGCCATGCCAAGTTCGCCAAGTTCGATTGACTTGGCAATAATTCCACTTGGGCAAGCAGATGAAACAATAATTCCTTCTTTATACTTTGAGAGAATCTCAAAATCTATTCTTGGTTTTTTATAATAGCCTTCTGTCCATGCTATTTCATTTAATTTATTAAGATTTTCTAATCCCTGTTTATTCTTGGCAAGAAGGATAATATGATTATAAACCATATCAAGTGGAGTAGTTCGATCTGCTTTATCTCGCTGATCAAATCTATCTTCGCACATGTACCCTTCTATGCCAAGAATAGGCTTTATCCCATTAGATTTAGCAACACGATACATTTCTCTATGACCAGAAAGTGAGCCATGATCAGTAATCGCTATTGCAGGCATGCCCAACTTTGTAGCACGTTCAACATATTCAGATGGCAACCCAATACCATCGAATAATGAAAAGTGAGTATGTAAATGTAATGGGACGTAGTTCATCTACTACCAGTCGATGTTAGTCGCTGATGTAGTAGATGGAGAATCAAATCCTAGATAGAACGCTTCTTGTTCTGCATAAGGCACACGACGTAATGCCTTCTCTAGTGGATATGGTTCAATACCTTCCCATGTAAAAGGCTCCTTGTCTGGAGCAGATGGGATAAGGGTATATGATGTTTCTGTTCCCTGACCGTTTCGCTTTAACTTCCACTGAAGATTAGAAATGCTTCCAGTCTCAAGTGCATATTCACGAATAGTATTAAATGCTGATTGCTTACTTACACCCATTGACCAAATTGCCACATATGGTGACTCAATTCCGTCATCAACCAAAACGTTGCAATAGAAACGAAGACGGCCACGCCATCCGCTATTTCCCTTTGGATCTTTTCGGTACATTTCCTCTGCCCAGTCACGACCCTCAGCATCCATTGTATCTACAGCCTTACGCTTATAATCTTTTGGATTTGTATGCTCTTTAACAACAAGAGCAAGTCCACGATCTGCATTGTAGTGTGCAGAGTCTTCGTCTAATTCTTCGATGAATCTAATCTTTACAGACTGACCATCTGCCAACTTTAGCCACTTTACCTTTGGTGCGCCTTCATCATTTTTCTTATCGAGCAAGGCATTGATATTCTTTAGTCCTTTAATAACGCTCATTTTTTCTCCTTTGTTTTTTCTAGTTTAGCATGGAAACTATTGATTTGTCAAACTGTAAATCCAGTTCTTTTATTGACTTATCTTCCATATCGCCAATATCTTTGTACTGCTTGTCTATATTTACAACAGTAACACTTGAGCCTAATCTTTCGATTATTTTGTCTTTCATGTTACCCCCAGCCTCATCATTATCAGCAATAATTATTATATCACTAAAGTACCTTTTAAGCAAATCAGTTTGCTTTAACGATATATTAGCGCCAAGAGTTGCTACTGCTGGCATACCAACTTGGTCAAGCCTAATAGCATCAAAAGAGGATTCTACAACATAGACCCTGCTGGCATTTTTTACACGATTTAAATTAAATAATATTTTAGATTTTGGCAAACCTGGAGTATTCTTAAAATCTTTTCCCTCAATAGATCTTGCAACAAATCCAACACATACCCCCTCATGATTATGAACTGGCACAGTTACCATATCTTGTGTTTCTGAATAACCAAGTTTAAAGTTTTTGATTGAGTCTAAAGAGATTTTTCTAATCTTAAAATAATCAACTGCCCTAGCACTGTGTATTGCCTGATCGCATAGCCTATTAATTGTATTACTATCAAATTCAGACCACTCTTCTTTATCTTTTAACTTTGAAGAAATGTCAGCAATTATATCTATCTCTACCTCTTTACTCTTAATAAATCTTATAGATTCAAAATATGTTCTATTAGAAAAATGCATGACAAGTTCAATTAGGTCTGCAGTTTTGCTACATGAAAAACAAAAAAATAATCCAGAAAACTTATTTATTTCTCCAGCAGGGGTTCTGTGATTTGAATGAAAGGGACAAAATACTATATACTCTGACTCTGTTTCTTTTTCAACAGTTATGCCAGATCCTGCGAGTACTCTTTTAATTTGATTGGCTGTGTATATATTGGTCTCGTTCCGTCTATCCCTATTATACATTCGCTCTTTTTTCTCCCTGTATATATTCCATATATGCTTAATGTAAAGTTATATGTGTTTTTATTCTCATTATATTCTATCGTAAATTGTGGATCAATGTCAAGTCTTGGAACATATCCAGATAGACGCATTTCCATAACAACAAGCCTAATATATTCTTGCTGTAATCTATATATGGATGAGTCATCATAAATTACCCCATCCAAACCAAACCTTTTTATAGGCTTGTGCTGATACATTTCCATGGAACATATTATACTGACTTATCTTCATAATCTTTATATCTGTAATATCCCTTATCAAAATCGGCCTGGACTAAGAATTCTCCCATAAAACCATTACGATTCTTTCTAAAAACACACTCTATAATATCACTATTTGTGCCACGACCTAATGCTAATACCCAGTCAGCATCGTAGGCAATCTGTCTTGACCATGCAGTTTGACCAAGAGTTGGAACGGTTTCAAGTTTAGTTACATCATCAGGAGTAGCAGAAGAAATAGCAATAATAGGAACTTCTTCTGAAATTGCCATTAACTTTAGTTCACGAGATAAATTTTTCATTCTAATCGTTTCATTATCAGACTTTTGGTTTGGAGACATAAGTTGTAGGTAATCTACAATAACAAAATCTGGTTTATATTGATCTATCTTTCCCCTTAAAACTAAAGGAGTAATGTCTCCACCTGTATCATTAGATATAATATGAAACTCTGGCTTACCCTTAACATGTTTTTCGTGCCACGACTTAAGCATATCTAGTTCAATCTGTCCAGCACTTAATTTTCTATGTGACCAAACTCCTTCGCCCATAATAGCAAAGACACGATTTCTAACTTCAACCTCAGACATCTCAAGGCTTATGATCATTGGGCTACGACCCTGTTTCCAAGCCTGTACGGCGAAATAGAGAGACAGCCATGACTTTCCTATGCCTGGATATGCAAGAAAAACTCCTAACTGTCCTGGCATGATTCCAGATGGTAAATAGTTGTCAAATCCTGGCAAGCCAGTTTTAATTCCAAGTGCACCAGCCTCTTGTTGTTTTTTTAGATTTTCAAAATACCCGATTGCAGAGTCTAAATCTGTTACATCAATGTCCCTAATTGCTGCAGTATTTTTTCTTAATTCTGCAGTTTTAGTAATTAATGTCTCTAGCGCCTCTACTCCCAAACCACCCTGAACATCTGTTGCTGCAGCACGAATGATATCTTTTAAACTATTTACTAAATATTCAGACTGTAACTCTTCAAGATGATGTTTGGTGGCACCTACACCATCTGCTGGCTCAAAGTCCCTAAACTTTTCAACCACCAGATCTGTTGGCGGAACTGTCCCATTAGTCTCATAGTATTTTCTAATAAACTGCCATACATCTAAGTGAGTTTTTAATATTCCATCGACGTTGGCCTGAAGCATTACATGTGCTTGCTTATCTTTAAGGACGGCTGATATTAACTTAGACTCTGTATTATTCACTTAGCCATTCCTTTGCCTTCTGTCTACGCTCTAGTCTTTCTTTTAAATCTTTGCTTTGTGCCTGTATTGCTTCCAGTATATCATGTGCTATATATGAGAAATGATTCCAGGTTGGATTTTCCGTAACTTCAAAATAATATTCTAACAATTCATAACAACCATCGAGACCATATGATTCTATTAAAGCATCAGCAGACCACTGTTCTACCCACTTGTTATACTTTGGCGCCTGTCCGAATTTAAACTTATAGTGTTTATCAAACCTACTTAACAGAGCCAATCGCTTCTGTTTATCGGTCACACTATTCGCTTTCTTCTAGTTCCGCTTTGGCTTCTGTGATTTTGTTAGTTAGTTTTTCTTCAACAAACTTGTATACACGTTCAAAGGCCTGATCTGTATTTTCTCCATCACGCTTTGAATCTGTTACGCCTAGATCTAATCTAAGCGATTGAAAGTTTCCAAGATTAAGTGTATATCCAAGTGTTACAGATACTTTTGTATCTTCCATTTCATACCCTTCTGCTAAATTGATTCTGACCAAATCGGTATAAATCTACCATCTTCAGTTCTCGTATATGTAAGTATACCATCGCCCATTCTTCGTGTCAACTCAGCCTTTGTAGGCGTTATATCATTTGTTATTAACTTATCTTTGCGTGGCCTACCAATATGGTACGTTGCCAGTATATCACGTATGTCTTTTACTTGCGACTCAGAATAATAAGATCTAACTTGCCAACCTCTTGCTCCGCCCTTTTGTGATCCCGTTGGAAATGGTATAATTCCACGTTTCATTAATGATGGCATATATTTTTTATGTCTGTTAACAAGGTCTGCTGTTTCTCCAACAGTGTATGCTCTTTCTCTTTTATTTTTAAAATCGTTTATTAAACAACTTTCAATCTGATCTTTTGTAATATTATATACAGACATAATTCCATTAGATTTATTTAAATGATGAACTCTTACTAAGTCCCCGTTCAAAAACCAAACTTTTTTATTACCAGGAATTACAGGGGCGCTGTTGTACTCTTCGATCGTTTTATTTCCTTTACGAGTAGCCATCTACCTTCCTCCGAATCTGAGGGTGGATGAAAAAACCTCCTTGAGCCACAAGTCAAACAATAAATTTCTAAATGAGATATCGATGTATAAACCCTGTCTACCATCATATTTCTTTTGCATTTTTTGCACTTGATCATTAATTAGGTATGCCGACGATAATTATATTAACGCCGATTGAAACATCTCCGCCAGAATTAAAGTTTACCACTCCATCTACCTTTGATGTCGTTACTGATTTCAATACAACTGAAACATTTTTACCAGCCTCTGTTCCGCCGATATTAACTGGGGTTGCAGTTACTATTGGAACAAACTTAAAATCTGCTGGAAAATTATAGGTAAATGCTTGTTGGCTTCCTACGCTTTGGTTCGAACTTTTGACTACATCTACATACCCGCCTATAAAACGGGTCTCTGAGGCCTTTGCGCTTTGTTGTACGCCATTAGGGACGTCAACTGTAACATACTTATAGATGGCTGGAGAAACCTGCACAGACACCTCATTAATAGCGTTTACTATTTGATAGATATAAGAAACATCTATTGGTTGACCTAGTTCTGGTAATGGTATTTTTGCCATAATTCCTCCTGTCTAATTATATCAGACTTCCCTCATTTTCAAATAATGTAGCATTTGAAAATCTTTCAAGCGGGATAGTGTTTGTTTGGACTGCAACATTTATGTATTCTTTATCTACTCCATAAACTATAGAGTAATTTGTTTGAGATGTTTTTGCATAATATTGCCAATCTCCGCTATTCCACTGTACATAAATAAAGTATTCCTGTAAATTTTCTTGTGGCTCCCACGCTAAATTAACAACTCTATTAGAAGTATCTATAATAATACTATTTAAAATTTCTGTTGGAGTATCTTCGGCAATAATCTTATAAACAGGAGACCAATGTGAGGTCCTATTTTTATCTTCTGACACAAATCTATATCTCAAAATATATTGCTTATTTTCCCCAAAAAATCCAGGTAGGCTAGACTTAGGAATAATTATTTTTTTTATTCCACGATCTGGTGTTGCCACTATTGCACATCCATCGCAAATCTAAACTCTATATAGTTTGTTGTATTTGCTGCCTTAACAATAGTTTCTGCATTTGTATTTTTTAATACTGTATATCCAGTTAATCCATATACTGGATTTGTTGTAGAAACATTTTCAAATCTAATTGCATCTAGCCCAATATAAAAATCCTCTGAGGCCACACCGCCATTAATTATTGTTGTGTATATTTTTATAATACTTACATTGTTCCAGGTAAAGCCTGTGCTTTTATACAATTCTTGAAGTTCTTTTGTTATTACATAATATCTATTATTAGCAAAATCATAATCTTCTGCTGCCATAATAACTTCAAACCTTGCCCACTCCCCAGTTCCTGGAGAATCACTTTCTGCAAATTCTAACAAAATTCTTACTTCGTCAGGAACTATTGAGGGGTCTGGATCTTTATTTATAATATTAAATGCTAACTTCATTTGATCTGTTGGAGCATTTTTATTAAAGTCTAATCCAGTTCCAAGCAGATGAATGTGGTTTGTATTTGTTCCTATTTCTAAATGATCACCAGATACATTAAGTTCTGATGTATCTCCTCGCATCATTACAATGTTATTAAAAAATCTAGCACGTTCGTATCTTGCAATTCTATCTGTATTAGTAAATAATCTATTGTCTGAATTTGTTTGAAATACTAAATCTGTTTGGTTTATATTTCCATCCTCTAAAACACCGTCCAATGGTTCGTATATGATTGGAAGGGCAACTGCTGTATCCTCCGTGTGATATTCCCAATTTTCATTTACAGTAAAGGCAAACAGAGAACGGCTATCGTATGCTCCAGCAGATGGGTTTGCTCCCGCAGAATAAATACCTACTTCAGAAATCTCATACCTTTCATCTGTTGGCAACTCTGCAGTTAAAACAATTTTATTTACTCCAGCATCATTTACATATCCTCTAGATGTAATTGGCACTCGAAACATTTCAAAATCTAAAGTTTCTTTATCAGAATAGTCTCCAAATTCTTCATTTGTTGCTAAAGGTTTTGCTCCACAGCCTACGGCAACATATGAGGCATATGCTGGTGCCTGACCAATTAAGTACTTTGCCAATATGCTTTTGCCTGTATTAGTTATCATAAATTCACCTCGTATATTGTATCATCTAACACTGCCCCGTCTGCTATTATTGAAACCTCTACCTGTTCGTCGTTTGCCATATTCACTACATTTATTATCAAATTACCCGTTTCTGAGTCAATATATACTATAGAACAGTCTGGCCCAGTTCCGCATTCTGGCACCTTGTTTGCAAAATTAATAGGAAACTTTTTAAAATAATTAAAATCTATATCCTGAAGACCTAATATATTTTGTGGGTTATACTGAAAATATACACTACTTAAATTCTTGATTGGCTGATATATTACATCTTGTCCATTTACTATATCTGATCTTACGATATTTATTAATTCCTGCCCTCCAATATTTTCAAATATAAGGTCAGTCATTACCTCAATTGGAACAGACTCATCATCAAACAAAATTACATCTGGGGTTGCTGGCTTTACATTTTTTACTTCTACGGACTCTGGGATTACTAGCCTTGGTAGATTAGGTGTTGCATTTACTTCTGCCATTTTATACCTCACTCAAATATAGGGTCATGTTAGGTCCACCTATATCCCTAGAATATTCTATATTATATACCACAAAGTTTGATGTTTCTGGCGCTATAACATTTTGCTCTAATTCATTTTTATAAACAATATTTACTATGTCTCCCAACTGGATAATGGGTGTGCTAAATATTGAAACACCCACATTTTTTCTTGGCCTCATTACTTTTTGAATAATCCATGACATTAGGTCTTTTGCATCATCCTCTGTTTGAATGTATTGTGGATCTATGACAAATTCTTTTTTACCGTAAGTCAGTCTGCTTGTTTTGATTTTATCATAATCCTTCTGTGCCCTAAGTGGAGAAATTATAATTCCGCTCTTGCTAATTTCTGGATCAGAAAAGTTGCTATTTTTAGCAAAATAATTATCAACACTTAACTCATTTGTTGATTGTTGTGTAAATGTAATTCCTTGAATTCTTAAATAGTTACCGCTCGTTTCGTCTAAATTAAGAGTTGTATCAGTAGAATTAAATATTAAAAATTCTGCACCGTAAGATCCTGCTCTAAATCCAGAAACAACATAGCCCTTTATTCTGTTAAATGTTGGAGATATCTGTGCATATAATGCTGGATAGGCTTTGTCATATCTTACCTTTAAGTACGCAGCCTCTCTCATAATTGTTCCAAACTCTTCAAAATACATATTAAATTTTGGTGGCTGATTGGTACTTAACCCCGCAAGATATGTTGACTGAACAACTCCACTCATTGCATATTTTCTAAACGATTCATTTGCATTAATTTCATCGTCTCCAAAGGCTGCTGCTACTGGAGTATCTAAAGCAAAAACAGTATTTTGACTATAGTTATTTGTTAATGCATAAACGTTTTCAAACATACACTTAGATCCGCCACGAACAAACAGGGCCATATTATTATAGATTGGTAATGGACTGGTATCATCTACCACCTCTATAAGTTTGTTATTTATATAAAGATAGAATCTTCTTGTTGATCCTATGTCTTGGTACTCAACGGCAAGATCATAAACTGTTGGATTCTCTTCTCCTACAAATCTATATTGTCCAGTAAACTTTCCGTCGTCAACAATTATATTTCCCAATCCGCCCCAAAGTTTTATTGGTATGGCATTTCCAGATGAGTCAGCATAAATTTTATAAAAAACTATATTATGAAGTATGTCTGCTTCTGTAGAGTATTCACTAACATTTCTTTCTGTTAGGGCTATAATTTCAAAGTAATAACCAACGTTTGTATCTGGATTAACCATCACAGCAATTCCGCCAGAGCCTCCAGATATATTTAAACTTTGATTGGGTTGTGAACCAGATAAAACGTAATAAGGCGTTGCATTGATTGCAGTTTGACCTCTTGTCTCGCTAGACTCTACCTTTCCAATAATTCTCATCCTAGTTCCAAAATGCTTAAACTTATTGTCAAGCGCTTTATACTGATATGAAACAAAGTCTATCGGAGTTTCTGTCGTACTAAAAGACGGACCACTCATTACAAGGGCAGAAGCCTGAACTGATCCAGTCTGTGTTGACTTTATGGTATTATTCTGAACTTCATTTGTATATGAGGTTGACAAAAAGTTTTTTATTACACCAGTTCTTACATTTTCTCTTGCTCTTGTGTTGCTTATTCCTGCTGCATTAGTTGTTAATGATAGTTCAGCAATATCTGTATTGTCTAGGATATCTCCATCAATTAATCCAAAAATATGCTTAGACTCCATCTCCATACCTCGAATATAAGAGTTATTAGACCAATAACTGTTTAGTCCAGCCTTGTGTTCTAATACTGGAGTAGAGAATTGTCCACGACCATGTCGTGCTACCTCGCCATTTTTCATAATGGTGATTCCATCAATCTCCTCATATTTTGGCTCTGTATAAATTCTAACTAGTCCAGTTGGATATATCTTTCCATTAAAAGGAAGTTTAGACATATAATATTGGTACTCTTGATTACTACTTATCCATACATTTCCAATTGCCCCAGATATTTCGGTTGTAAATGTTGATGTTCCATTTGATTCTTCTCTAATAATTGTTTTTTCCGCTCCTGGAATATTGTATTGAATAGCATCAAACCTAATAATTTCTCCGTTGGCATAAAAATATCCAGCATGTCTTCCAAGCCAATAAACAGCCTCTCCCAAATCTATGACGTTGTTTATTAGTTGATTATTTACAACTGACGGAACATTTGCTGATATATCAGAATTTAATGGTATAGCCGATAAACTATATTTAGACTGAGTTGACGTTTCTTCATTTATAGACCTAAGAGATTGATCTCCAGTTATCTCCCAAAGCAGTGCTGGTTTATATATCCAGTTTTTAGCAGCAGCCTCATTATCTATCATTGTGGCTTGCTTTAAACTGCCGTATGATCTTTGAATATATCTATTTGTATAATTGATTTTGCCGTCGTTAAAAATATTTTTGTCTGTAGAGGCAATGTCTATAATGTTTGTAAGTTTAACATTTGCATTTTGATTTTCAATAACACCAGAATCCACAAAGTCATTTGTTCCGTATAGCGTAAAGTCTACATCTCTTTCGCCATTTGATGGCATCATGTAGTTTTTACTCATCATTACAAAATTATTATACTCATCAAAAAACATTGCAGTTTGTGTTGATACCGCTAAATCGTTTAATATGTCTGCCACAGTTTTATCTGGTGCTATATAGAAAAATGGAATTATTAATTCTTTTTCTTGATCAATTCTTTTGAAAGTATAATTTGAAAAACCTACAGAGTCTAGCAAAAGTGATATAGCATAACTCAATGATACATTTGTAACCAGCATCTCTGGAGCCTTTATTGATTCAAAATAAAAATATAGATCTCTTAATTCAAGAGTAACCCTTCTTTCTCCTGGCGTATATTGTGGAAAACCTTCAGAGTATAAAGTTTTTAATGGAATCAAATAATCATATCCGTCTACATTTACTACAACATCATAAAACTTAAATTGTATATTATTTGATAAGTAATTATTTACAAGGCTTCCAGTATTATTATCGTTAAACGCATCGTCATAATCAAAAATATCAAGACTTCCGATAGATGCCAAAAGTTGTCCAACTGGCAAACCACTAGTTCCAAGATCTGATGCTATTTTTTGTACATTAAAAGATACAGCCTTTTCTGATATATCAACAACTAGCCTTGGAGATATTTCTATTAGATCAAAAGTAGAGTTTACTTTGTTCATAGTTTCAACAACTACCCTGACTCCCCTGATTTTTTCAAACTCTCTGAATATATTACTTCCATCAGTTGGTGATGTAAAACTAATGGGGTCTGTTAAATCTGTTACAAAGTTAGTTAATCTTGTAACTGTTTCTTCTTCAAGATACCAGCCATATTCTGGAACAAAGGTTTGCCAAGTCCCATCTACCCAAATATGATAAACCCCAAGATCGTTATCGTTTTCTTTTATTAAATAAGCATATCCATTAATTGCTTTTTCTGGTAAAAATGATTCATTATTATATTCTTCTGCTCTAATAAAAATATCTTTATATTTGTCTGGAACCTTTAGCCCATAAGCCAATTCTACATATCCATCATTTTTAATAATTTGTGTTCCGTTACTTCTGCGTGAAGAAGAATTAAAACTAATAACATCAACCCAGTTATTGCCTTTTAAATGTTGAATCTTCCATTTTGATGGTACGGTTCTATTTTCATCTCCATACAAAGGATCAGAAAATGATCCAGAAGCATTTGAGAATGGGCCAAGATCAATAGACCCAACATTTGTTTGCATTTTAATTACAACTCTGTTAGCAGGGACTTCGTTTTCATACACAACAAATGGGCAGGCATCTTTAATGTAATGTTGGCCATTAAGAGGTATATTTGCTATGCCCCTTTCTTCTCCAGACTCTTTTCTATATGAGGTCCAATATTTGAAGTTATCGTTCTTATCTGCCATATAGTATCGTGGTCTGTTTGACATATTTAGATTTGAGTGATGTAATTTTCTACCTGGCATAGCAACTGCCTTATTAATTCCCGACCTTGGTCTAAAACGCTTAAAACAATCCTCTAAAGAATAAAGCATTTTGTTTTTTTGGTTTTGTGACAATAAAAACCATGGTTGCTCATTATCTACTGGATTTATTCCACCGTCTATTTTTACATCTGAGTCTGTTGCTCCAGTATAAAAATTTCCCACATCATTTACATCGAATGTATTTGGAATAATCTTATATTTAAAATCTGGGTCTTCAGTATTGTTTGAAGCAGTAGGCCTATATCTATAGTTACCTATTTTAAATATATTGTCTGCAGTATTCATATTCCACTCAGCAATAATTGCTGCTTGTGTTTTTACTGTACTAGATGATTCTAGATGAGATTTTAAATCTTCGTTCTGAAACATTATACCTCTTCCAGTGTTACTGATATGTTCCAGAAGTCGAAATTACTACCGCCTCGCTTTACAACGGAGTAATTAAAATCAGCGAAATACATTTGAACCAATTGATTATACTGAGATAAATGTGCATATGCATTTGAGTCTTTTCCAAAATTAGAATACTTATCATATGCCATATATACCCAGAATGGACCTTGATGATTTTCATACCAATCTAACAACTCTACTCCGCCTGCTCCTCCGTCTGTAGTATATTCAAGGCTATTGTCTCCAGCATGAGGTGATATTCCAGTTGTTGCGTTAAATTCTGGAACAGTATAATATGATCTAGATGGTAGCATTTCCCATGATGTACTAATAGTAAGTTTGTCAGCAATATGGTATGAACGCATACGACCATTAATCATTCGTTCTCTTTTTTCAATTCTTGTTGGAGAAATATCAATAGGAGATCTATTGTTGTCAGATAATATTAAAAATTGATTATATAAAGATTCATCGGTTTCTGAACCAACATCTTGGCCTACCTCTAGACCATTTGGAACATATAACCCATCAACAAGTGTTCCAGAATTATCAGACCAAAGCATGGCCTGTGGCCTTTGATATTTCTTTCTACCAAGCATATAATCTGCTGTTGACATTAGATTTTATCCCTCCTCAATCTCTTAGACTCAATCTGTCGTAGTTGACCCATGACAGTATTTGCAATTTCATTTGGATTAGCGTCAGACTTTACGTTAACCGTTAGATTATAATTATACATGCTGTCGCCATTGTATTCTCCAGAATTAATAGCCTTCATTTTATCTAGGCCATAAGATTGAACAGCATATTTATTCATTACAAATTCTCCAGGGGTAAGCATTGCTGGTATCTTGTCGGATCCCCTTGCAAATCCTCCTGCTGCTAAATATTTAGGCTTAATAAATCCACCCTTAGATTCAAATAGCATTCCATACCTTCCACCGCCACCGCCGAATGTAGGCTTAGAAGCATTTGAGGCTACGGTTGCTGCAGCCATGGCAGCACGTTTTGTTTGTTCATCAACAACATTTGGTCCTGTTTTTGGATTTTTTAAGGCATCAGTTAATTCATCTATATTCTCTTTTAGCAAGAAGTTAATTCCAGTACCAACTTTTGTTGTTTCTCTTAAATCTGTAAGAGTTTTTATTTGATCTTTAACTTGATCGGCAGTAAATTCAGTACCCCCAACACTAGTCATAACAACCTGTGAGCCGCCTCCGCCTCCACCGCCTCCGCCTCCACCGCCTCCGCCTCCGCCTCCGCCTGCGCCTGCGCCTGCAGCAAAAGCAGCCTGAGCAGCAATAGCAGCATTAATTGCAGCAGTTACAGCATCCCATGCTGATGCAATATTCAATGTTCCTGTAGCAATAGCATCCAAATCAAGAACCATGGTATCAAAATAATCATTTGTAGCATTTACAGCATCTCTAATAAGTTCCCATTCTGTTTTTGTCAAACCAGACTCTGTTTTAATATTTGCAATTGCAGCAGACAAATCTTCTTCATATGTTCTAAGAATATCCTCTAAAACCTTAAGTTCATTTTGTTTTTCTACAACTATTTTTTCTGCATCTTTTAATGTTGTATTTTGAATTTCATAAATTTTATCTTCTTTTTCAGTTATAAGAGCATTTAGTTGATCTCTTGTATAAAGTACCCCATTAATACTAACTTGTAATGCTTTAATTTTAGCAAGTCTTTCTAGTTCTAATCTATTCTTTTGTTCCTCAAGAGCAGCCTTTTGTGCTTCAATAGATTGCTGTGCAGAGGCAGATCTCATCTCTTGTGCAATTTGTGCTGCAGCAGCGATATCACCAGTGCTTAAGGCATCTGCAAGAGTTGTTTGTCTCTTTTGATTTTCTGCAATATTTTGATTTAATTGCTGAACTTTATCTAAAGCATTTATCTGTTGATCTATTGCTTCATTTCGTTTATCATACTCTTCATTAATTATATCCTCTTGTCTACCAATGAGTTCTATTCCACGATTGTATTGATCAATAAATTCTTGTTCTGCATCTATTTGATCTTGTATTGCATCTACAGCATCTTGTGCTGCTTCAACTGCTTTTTCAGCAGGCTTAATTCTATTTCTTTCAAAGTCTGCAGGAGACATTCCTTGTTTTTCAACAAACTGGCGATATTTTTCTAATTTAATTCTGGCTTCTTCATATGCAAAGAAATCATCTATCTTATCTGCTTCAGTTTCCTGTTCTTGCTCTGCTTCAAATCTTAAAGCCTTAAGTTCTTTTGCTAATTTTTTTGTTTCTTCTGTGCTCTTTTTTGCACCCGCAATAAAGTTTTTAAAGTCAACACTATCAACACTTTCTGCTGCAATTGCTGCTGCAAGTCCTTGTTCTGCTAAAATCTCTAATGTCTTAGAAGCACTTAAGCCTGCAGCACGTAACTTAACATACGCTTTATATTGATTTTCTGCATCTACAATTGTTTGTTGCATTTGATCTTGGAAATTGCCAAGTTCTACCTCTTTAGTAAATCTTTGAATTGCCTTACCAAGATCACCAAATATAATCTTGCCATCTTTAATCTTATACAGTCTGTCGCCAAATAATTTAAGTTGATCTGAATCAAGTCCATTTACAATATCAATAAATCCTTGAGTTGCTCCAGCAGCACGAAGCATTTGGTCCATGCCCTTGAAGCCCTTCATGTCCTTGCTTAATAGTTTAACAAAATATTCTACGCCACCAGCAGCATTTATTGATTCTTTTCGTACCTGCTTTAATCTAGAAAGCAATGGGTCTAAGAATGCATATGGATCTGAGCCAGACCCGTCTTCTGTTATATCAGTAGTTCCATCAAGTTCTGGAGAATCTTTGGTAACACGATTCATTTTCTTAATTCTTGCCTCTAATTTATCAACCTTATCCTTAGCATTTAAGTATGCATTGTTTGCTCTTGCCTGTTCCATTGTAATCATTTGTCCAATGGTCCAATTTGCCATTGCCTGTATTTTAACTCTTTCTGCTGCAGTTAGTTCCTCATATGCAATATGAAGATTCATTATTGCTTTTAAGTTTTTAGACAAAGAGGGAAGATCGGCTATAAATTGATATTTTTGCTCTACTGTTTTTCCTTGCATTTGCTCTAACAATAAATCCATTTGCAATATATCTGTAGGAGTTAAACTTCCTCTTGAAAGATTTACCAAAACATTTGTTTGTACTTCGGTTGGCAAAGATGTTATTATTTCTTTTATCTGCCCCCCAACTTTTTTATTTGCCTTTACAAATGGCGCCAAGACATTGTCTGCAATATCAGACATTGCATCTGCTGCATACTTGCCTGTTGGATCAATTTCTTTTAGTTTTTCTAGATAAGAATTAGTACTTTCTGATAATTCATCAAATGATTGCATAATTGCCATATGCTGAGCATTGTATTCTTTAGCGTTTATTGCTCCATCTACATATTGGGCATTCAACATTGCAAGAGCCTCAGATGATTTTGTAAAAGAAACATCTAACTGGTTTTGAATTAATGCCATTGCTTTTTGGTCTTGTTCAAAGGCTTTTTGTTCATCACCTGTTTTGTCTTTTGTTCCCAAGTATGCGGTTCCAAGACTTCTTAGCATCCTAGTGCCAAAGCCAGCAACTTGTGTTCCAGTCAAAGAAGATATTTGAGACTCTATACCCTTCAAGTCTTTAGTTAAACTTTTAGATAAAAACTTTATTCTTGCCTCAATAGTCAATGGAGTAGTAAGAATATCTTGTCCATTGGGAGCAAGAAGTTCTTGTAATTTAGCCTTAAGTTCTAATTCATTTACCCCAGAAAGTTCTGCAGCAGCCTTAATGTTTGCAGCAATGTCTTTTGGATCTAGTCCAAATACAGAAACTCTATTTGCTATATCTTGTGCAGTTGCTGCTAATGCTTCAGCGCTTCCCTTCGTTGCTGAAAACTTAATAACTTCAGCAGACTCTTTGCCAACACCTTCGTAATACTCTCTAAACTTTGCCAACTTGGCATTTTCAGCACTAATAAATCTTGTATCTCCACGACGATTAAATTGTCTTTGACTTGGAGTACCGCCTTCTCCCAAAAATTCAGAGTATGACCTTACAGAGTCTGCGGATCCTTGTCTTATCTTTGCCTCTTTCTCTGCATTTTCTTTTACGCTCTTTACATAATCTTTCTGTGCTTTATTAACTAAATAAAACCCTGCTGCTACTGCTGCAACAATTCCTACAGCAGCACCCATTGGAGTCATTAGCATTGGAAGTGCCATTGCTAATCCCTGAATACCCATAATAACTGGCATTGCCTGTTGTGCTATTTGACCAAATGGACCAGGTATCATAGAAGCAGCAATACCGACACTTGTCAAAGCCATAGCAGCGCCATTAAACTTATTCATCATTGGTTGCATACTTGCTCTAGTGTTAGCCATTCTGTCTGATAGTGCAGAATACTTTCCTCGCATTCTTTGTCCAAGTGATTCTTTTTGTCTTACACCTGGCATGCCTAGGAATACTGGAGAACTGCCAGAAGTTGTCCCTCCTCCAGTTGGAGTTCCAGGTGGAACTAATAAGCCAGAATCTGTTTGAACATAATTAGAGGCAGCCCTCTTTAATTCTTGATCTCTTGCACTAGTATAAGCAATAGCATCATCTTTTCCATCTTGTGGCGCTAATCTATGGGGGCTTTGTCTGTCACGAGTTTCTAAATATATATCCTGTGCCCCACTTTTTTCTACTCCAGCCTTATATTCTTTACCTAAATTAACACCTATTTGATATCCTTCTTTTATAACTGCTCCAGAACTTATTTGTTCCATTAAAGCAAGTTCTGCAGGATTACCAGTTCCAGATTTCTTTCTCAAATATGGAGGAATTGTTACTTCAGAAGACATTGCTTGTGGTATGTGTGCAAACGTATAATCTTCATATGTTGGAGGAAGCAATCCTCGCATCTCTAATTCTCTTGGAAAATTTCTTACAACCTGTGGTTTTAGAGTTGTTCCAGATCTTTCGTATGATGCTCTTTTAACATATGCCTCGCCTAAATCATCTACTGCTATCTCTGCTCTTCTAACATCCTGTTGAGTTAAATCAGACTCTAAAGGTACAACTAATTTTCTTAATGAGTTACGTAATTGTTCTGCAACATCTGCACTAATTGCAAGATTGCTTTCTAATTGATCAATATGATTTATCATTAATGGATATTGAGATTGTCCAACATCTGCAACATTTTTTACATCAGGAGTTATTCCTTGTGCAAAAATATCAAATATTCCGTCTAATACTGGATTAAGACCAGACCAGAAATTTTGATAATTATCTTTAGTTTGTCTAATTCCAGCCTCTGCCATTGCTGCAGTTCTTAATGCAGATGCAAAAGATGCCTTTGCTTCTTCATTTAAAGCAAGCCATTCTGGATCCATACCAAATCCACCAGCATAATTACCTGGTGCCATCATTGCTACAGGAGAGAATCTTCTTTGCTGAAAAGTTCCTCCTAGTACAGTTCCTATTGTTGCACCAGTACCAACTCCAGCAACGCCTTTTTTAAATCCTGGAATATTATCGGAAATCATACTCTGAATAAGACCGCCATATTTCTTGGTCATATCTGCTGGAATTACAGATTCTCCAGGGGTTAGCATTGTGGGAACTGTATCTCTATTGCCACTACCTGGAACTATGCTGACACCCTTATTATATTTACGCATTGGCCCTTGTGGATTCATCATGCCAGGGTTATTAATTGCAAATCTTCTTGCTGCTTCTGATGCTTGTCGATATGCATTAGTTAAAGCAAATAATGCCTCTGCTTCTGATGTAAATCTTTGTGTTAGTCTTGCGTGTACCTGATCAAGAGAAGAAGCAACAGCCTCTGCCTCCATTTGCTCGCTGGTCAAATAATTAGTTTGCTCTCCAAGATATTTAGATTGACCAGTTAGTTTTAAATATCCATTTCTTAGTATGCCAAAAAACTTCATTAAGTTACCAGCAAAGTTAGCAAATAAACCGACAAGCATAAGAACAATTGGGGCTACTCCACCCAATATTGTAATAATAGTACCTATTGTTTTCTTGCTATTGTCTGATAGATTATTAAATCTTTCAACCAATGAAGTTATTGCCTTAAGAACTGGAGTAACAATTTCAAGGAATAGTTCTCCCATTGGTGCAATTGCTGCTCTTAATTCTTCAACAGCAGCCTTAAATTTTGTAGCAGAACTTTCTTCAATGGCAGCCAATTCTTTATTTGCAAGTTGTGCAAGATCTTGTGCAGACATCTGCATAAGTTCCATGGTGCGTTGAGCCTGAGATCCTTCTTTTGCTATATTTTCAAACAATGCTCCGACTCTAGCAAACTGGAACTTACCAAATAATTGCTCAAGTATTTTTTGTCTTGCTAATGGAGTCAGTGTTTTTAGTGCGTCTCCAAGATCTAATACAGTACGCATTAGATTGCCAACATTTCTGTCTACAATATTTTTAATATCAATACCCGCACTATTAAGCATTTCTTTTGCAACTTTAGTTGGGTTAATAATAGAAGCAAGCGCTGATTTCAAACCATTTGCTGCAGATACTGCATCTACACCACCTTCTTGCATAGCAGCAAGAAATACGGAAAGATCTCTAACGTCTCCGCCAAGTCCTTTAATAATAGGAGCAACTCTTGGTATAGCATCAGTTAAATTTTGAAGGCTAACAACAGATTGGTTTTCAACTGCGTTCAAAAAGTTAATAGAGTCTGCCAATTCATTATTATTTAATTTAAATGCTGTTTGTAGTGCGATAGTAGCCTTAAACGCCTCTTGCCTTTCAACTTCACCAAGTACAGAAAGTCGAGTTGCTTGTCTTACTGTTGCTTCAAGTTTTGTTCCACTAAAACCTGCTGCTGCTGCATCTGCTGCTGTTGCAAGAGTTTCTTGTACTGTAACGCCATATCTTGTGAACTCTTGAGCCAAACCTCTGATGCTTTGCATATTAGCATCAGTCTCTTCGTCTATGGTAAACAAATCTCCATAAACACGCTTAAACCTAATCATTTCCATCTCAAGATCCATAAAGACCTTGGATGCTGTGCTGCCAAATACAGATAGTGGAAGGGTAAAACCAACCATTAACTGTCGTCCAGCCCACTGAGTGTTCTTACCAAAATTAATTAAGTTGGTGCTGCCTTGTGATAAAAGTTGATTAAATAGTTGCTGTTTTTGTGCAGCAATCATAGTCTTTGTTGCTAAATCTTCCATATCAAGAGCAAGAGGTGTTACGGCAATTGCCTTCATTGCTCCATTAGCATCACGACCCATTTTTATATACTGGGTTTGAAGTTTTCTTGTTCTTTCTATGGCAACTTTATTTATAGTATCAAATTCGGTTTTAAATACCTTGCCAAACATCTTAGAAGATGCAATGCCATATCTAAAGTATTCTCGCATTGAGAACTTATTCTTCTCAAGAGAATTAGTAAAAGATTCAGCAGAGGTTCGGATTGTTTGTATACGGGCAGCAAACTGTCCCGTTGAATTTATTGAATCGACGAACCCCTGCTGCAGATTTCTTTGTGCTATCGCTGCAGAAGCGCTAGACTTTGCAATAGAGTTATGGAAATTTGATATTTGACGCTGTAAATTTTTTAACTCTGATAGCGCTGCAGACGTGTCAATATTAACGCTAATATTAGCATTAACATCTGCCATTCATTTCCACCTCTTTTTTATTTAATTAGGCATTTACATTTACGAGAGGATTGCCAAGAGGGTTATCTTCTCCTAATTTAATACCTGATGCAACATCCACAATTTTATAGACTGTTGGAAGATCAATATTGTTTTCTAACTTTTCTAGATCCCCCGCCAAGTCTGGCTTGTATTGCTGCATAGCAATTTGTACGCATTCCATAAGGACAGTCATTGACTTATCATTATCGTCTGCTACCTTTTGAATCTTTTCAAAGTTCTTCATAAACTTACGAAGCAGAGCAATATTAAGTGGCTTAAGTTGTATTTCTGTGCCATCCATCAAGGATACTGTTTGCTTTTCATGTACTGTTGTCGTCATTTATTCCTCCGTTATCGACTTTTCCAATTATATCACACTGGAACTTTATTAATTTATCTTTTCGTAGTCAATGCCCATGCCTATTCCAAACCCTGCCTGTTGAGCATTTATACCTTGTAGTGCTAATATATCCTTAGAATCTGTGGCCCTACCCTTGCTAAATACCCTGGCCTTCATATCTTCCCAGGCATTATTTTTATTTGACTGTTTATCTAAATCTACGCCCTGTAATGCTGCATTAAATTTTTTATTATCATAGTCTAAATCTCTTTTTGTTGATAACAATAATACTAGTTCTGGCATAGATATGGACTCTTCAAGTTCCTCAAAATTTTTCCAGATTCCAGTCATAAATACTTCAGCCTCTAATTTAGGCAAGTCCATGGTCTCCCAACTAGACCCGTCATCTTTTGTTTTTATTGATGATTCTTTCTCTTCATTATCTTTTATTTTTACATCAGCGCAATACTCTAATATCTTATATAAACTTTGCATGTCAAAGTCTAGTTCTAAATCTTCTTTTGTTTTATATTTTCCTGGCCTAAATTGTTTCATTGCTATAACTGAGCATTCAATTAAAATATCTATAGATTCGTCATTATCTTTTGCACTTTTTACCTGCTCAAATTTGTCCATAAATTGCTTCATGTATTTTATTTTAAGCGGGGAGATTTCAATTACATCTCCAGATAATGTTTCTATATATCCAACTTCGTATACATTTTTAGCCATTAAACAATTATAGCAAACAGAAAGGCCCAGCCTTTTCAAATATGACTGAGCCTTCTGTTTTTATTAAGTTGTATTATGGTGTGGTAGTTACAGTACGATCAATGATCTTACCATAAGAGCCTGTGCTATCTTCTGGAAGTAGACGGAATGAAACTTCAAACATTGTAGCCTCATCACGCTTTGCAGAAACAGTCACATTTTCAATCGAGAGTGCACGATATGCGACATAGATACGTTCCAAGTTGGAACCCTCTTCGCAATCGCCAGTTCCAGGACCAACAGCAACAAGACCACGCTCAACTGGGCATTCGCCTAGAGAGCCTGACTTCATGTTGAATACTTGGCCTGTTGTAGTTGTTTTGTCACCAGTAAGATCAGTCTCAGCGTTTGCTGCTACTGCGATAATTAAGTTTTCTAAAGTTGCTTCAGCAAAAGTGGTATTTAGGTTTACCTGCATACCTTGCTTATATAACTTAGCAACGTCAAGAATCTGGTCAACTTGAACTTCACCAAAGTCTGGCTGGAAAACGAGTTCCAAACCATTCATAGTGTAACCAATACTGTCAAAGCCTGTTGTACCCTCAAGTGTGGTTACATAGGCTTCTCCTTCTTCTGGTGTTGGGTTTCCACCCACTGCCAAAGGTCCATCGTAAACGAAGACCTGGGCTGCACCGACGATAATATTATTACTATTACCTAGAGCCATTTATTTCACCTCTTTTTTTTCTATAGAATAAAAAGGCGTGTTTCCTCAGTATAAGTATACAGCCTTTTATTAAATTATTAACTTGGTTGCTGCCTTGGGTTCTGGCTGCCAATCTTGATTTGTAAGGTCTTTGGATTGATGGTAGTCATAATCTATAATAATCTTATTTCCCCCGTATGTACGTGCGGTGCCAAAATCTATAATATCCCTAGTCTCTTCTAACTGATATATTTTAAAATCATGAAAATAAAATTGATTGTCAAATACAGTATTGTTGTCAATTCTAATTTGCCTGTTCATTGCCCAGTTGTTTATTTCACGAGCAGACTCGTCTCCTCTATCTAATAGCCTTAGCACTGTTTCTTGTATATGAATCATAGTCTCTATTGGGTTTGACCCCTGTGCATAAAAATAATACATAACCTGTTCACACTTTATATGTGGAAATGCAGATCTTCTCATTTTTATTAATCTATCCCATGTTGCTGCTGCCCCTATTGTGCTGCTGTTAAAGTATTCAGTTAAATCATTTATTGTTGATGGAGTAGAAGGAAAAAATGGAAAATTTCCAAGCCCAGATAGTTCTGGAATTTTTTCTTCAAGATATTTGTTTATCCAAAGCACTGGTGTATTAATTGATGATGCATTTGGGCCATATAATTCTGCATAAGTCATTATTTAACCGCCTTTATATTAGCAATCCAACGATATCCTGTTTCGATACCCTTGCCTCTGCCAAGTTTAGCACCTGATTTAAGATTCTTTTTATATGCAACTGGATTTTCAAAATCTTTTAGCATACCGCTTTTACGTAAAAATGTTTGCTTAAAATATCTACTAAAGAATGAATCAAATACCTTTTCAAAGCCACGCTCTGTTGCGCCACCAGGATTATTAACTACAACGGGTTGTCTAGTAAATACCTCTTCTCCATCTACCTCAAATCTTAAAGCCTGTGCATTTTTTGGTTTAATAATAACTGGCTGACCCTGTTCCATAATAATTGCTTTATTGTAAAAGGGTTCTCTAGATCCATCTTTAACAGATGAAGATTGCCTAAATGAAGATCTAAAAGAAAGACCAAGGCCACTCAATGTATAGTCTATATCAAATAATCTTGCATCTGGACTTCCAACCTGATACCATTCATAAACATGATGCAAAGTTTGTGGGCTAACTCTGGCGCTTGAATCAATATATTGTTTAAGCAATTCAATAGTATCTCTTCCTAGGTTATCAAGAAATACTTTCTTTCCCTTTTGAACTCCATCAAGAAAGCCTGTAGAATAATTAATAATGTTATTCATTTCTTTTCTGAATAAATTGCTATCTAGTTTTACGGCTATCATATATCACTTGCCTGATTTTCTGACCTACGTATAACAACATTATAATATTCAACATTTCCAAATGGTCCAACAAATGGGTCCTGAGTTGCTATTTCAAATATGGTTGATTTACCAGCACGTGGACCAACCGTTTCTAAATAAACCTCATTACAATTTTTATCTTTAATGTTTGTAATAATAACGTTTGTAATTGAATTATTGGCTTCTTCGCTAGACACCCTAATATCAGTTCTGACACGACCTAATAATATCTTTTCTTGTGTTATGTTTACGTTTGGAGTTACTTCTTCTTTAAAAGCAGATCCTGCTGGAGAAAAAGAACAAGCAATAGTTCTATCTAAAACCCAAGTCTTTTTGATGTTGCCATACGGCCCTTGTTCAACAATTGGATGATATACATCTGCTTGCATAGGAAATGCGAAGTCTGTAGTTTCGCATATAGCCATTACAGTACTCCAACGAACTCAATCGGTTTGCGGTACTTATCAAGGATTTTATCTACAATCAAATTGCCAGTACCTTCAAATACTGCCTTATCAAATTGAACTCTAAACTGATCTGTATTATATGAATTAATATAACGCTTATAGTAATCTAATTTACCACAATCAATATCATGAATTAATAATTCTGCTGCCCTCTTGATATCTGCAGGGACTTTGTGATATCCAACCTCTAATGTAATTCTATAATCCCATCCCTTGGGAAATCCTCGTGCAGAATAATCTAGTTCTGCAATATCTGTTGGTGAAGCGGGTAGCAAAATACGAGCAGACTCATCTCTATTAATTGCATCGCTATATGTCATTGTAATAGCAGATTTGTCTGCAATAATTTCAAATTCGCTAACAGAATTTTCTAAATCACTTGCATCATAAAGTAGTACATTATTTTCATAAACCTTAATAACGTCTAGTGCATCTACCCATATTGGTAAATAATCTACCCCAAGACCTGTTGTTTCAATTATTCTCTTTTTAAAATAAAAATCTACATCGCAAACAGAGTCAATGATTGCTCTGGCTAATTCTTCATTTGCTGCGTATGCTGCAATTTCGCTTGCAGTTGTTCCATGCTCGTTTGGATCTACATATGGTCTTACTACATCAATATATGTATCAGATCCATCTACAGTTATTTTATATTCTGTATCATATTCAGATGATAAAGGTATTTCTACCTTGCTTTCAGAACTTGATACTATTGTTCCAGTTGATTCAGAGAGATCCGCCATATCTACAATAACGTAGTCGTATTCAGTAGATGCTTCAGAAACATCTAGTGTTACGGATAAATCATATGGCGGAACTCTAAGAATTTGCATTTAGCGACCAAACTCCCTGGCTACCTCTTCTGGTGTAGCGATTCGTATGTGATCACGAGTCTTCCATTGCTCTGCTTGTTCTGCAGTAACAATATTATATCCTCTGCTAACCTTACCAACTCCATTCCAACTTACATTTTTAGTTGAATATACGGCAACTGTATTTTCCTTCTTTTTCTTTGAAGGAGCAACAGTTTTCTTGGCCACTCTTGGAGTTTCTGCAACACCAATTACTCCATTTACAATAGAGCCTACAGCCTGAACTGTGTCAGACGAAGACTTGCTAAAATCAGATGTAGTAATTGCATCGACTGGCTCTGCAGCCTCAGATATTACAGCCTCAATATTATTTTCTGCAGCAACTTCTTCCACCTTAGTTTCAGGCATAGGAGCCTCAACAACTGGCTCTTCAGCCCATGGTGCTTCTACAGTAACTTCTGGAGCAATAAAATCTTCTGCTGGCATTTCATTATTAAAAGTATTTTCTTCCATTATTTAACCTCCTATGTGAACTATTATAACAGAATACTAAAGATAAGAGGGGGAGGAGATTAACCCCTTCCCCCTCTCAAAGGTACTAATTCAGATTATGAATCTGAAGCAGCATCAGCGTATGCAATAGCGTCTTCTTCTTCCCATTGAATACCGAAGCGGACGAATACAGTGTATTCAATTGTGTCCTTCTTCGCTACGTATTCACGGTTTACAACGATATCACGCTGGAAGCCCCATACACGGTTCTGAGGGAATGTCAAATCGACAAATCCATCTGGATAGTAAGGAACTTCTTGTACATCGATACCTAGAACACGTGTTGTACGTGCTCCACCGAATGTCTGTGCTCCACCATCAAGGTATGCTTGACGGTTTGCAGAGGTACCAGAAACACGGCCACTGAATGCTTCAGCAACTGCATCAGCAAGTGTTCCGTTATTCTTTACGATACCTGCGAAGGCATCTGTACCTGCGTAGAACTTAAGGTTGTTCTTGATTGCACGATACTTACGTGGCATTGCAAGGATAATATCCTGCATTACCTCTGGAGTCCATGCATTATCAGCAACAGTAACGACTGCTTCATGAGAGTTGCCTGCTGTTTCCTTCTTTACGAAGCCGTCCATGATGGACAAGAATGGTGCAGTTGTACCGTCACCATTGATCGCAAGATCTTCAATATCGTTAGCGAATGCATTTGTCATCAAGCGTACGAGATGATCTTCTAATGCAGCCCCCTCGACATTGTCTTCTAGTGCTTCTGCAGATACTTCCCAATCAAGACGTAGTTTCTTGGTTGTAAGTTCTACCTTAGAGAAGGTAGCGCCAGTGTTTGTGTAGTCACCGAGTGCTTGTGAAGCAGCACGGATAACACGCTCACCAACGTTAACTTTCTCAAGTTCCATAGTGTTTGCTCTCATCGTCACACGACGACCATCTTGGGCGAGAACGGTAGCATCCCAAACGTAGTCAATAAAACGACGTGCCTGTTCAGGGCGTAGGATTCCGCTTGCAGCATCACCCGAAGGATTTACGGCATTTGGACCAGATGTAACACCAAAGTTCGCATTAGGGATGTTTCCAAGTGTATCTGCACCTGGATCTGTAACACCACCAATACCACCTGAAGCGAAAGCGCCTTGTCCCTGGTATAGACCAGGTGCGGTTCCGCCTAGTTCGCCAGATTCTCCTGGCTGGTTTTTCTTAATCTCTTCCGACATATTGTCACCTCCTAAGTGATTACTTAATTAAATAAGTCGGCTGTTTTGAGGAAACGTCCGCCCCATAGGGATTTTTCAACCATTTCTGGTTGCTCCTGCACGATCTCGCCTAGATCGCCAGACTTTCGGAATGCTGTATCTGCTTCTACTGCGTCAACACGCTTTCCAAACTTATTAACTTGTTCTGTTGTAGCAGCAATGTCTTTGGCGACTGCTTCAAGAGAACTTTTTACTGCGTCTGTATCAACCTTTGAAGACTTAAGCATTTCTACTTCTGCCTGCAAAGACTTAACAGTTTCAACTAGATCGCTAAAGGCTGATGTAATTGTGTTCTTGATTTCAGCAACTGCGTCAACAATTGCTTCATCTGACTTAGATACTTCTGTAGTAACTTCTACTGCAGGAGCCTCAACAGTTTCTTCTGCCTTGGCAACTTCTTCTGCTGCTGGAGTCTCATCAGACTTTTCAGCAACTTCTTCTGCAACAGGAGCCTCAACTACGGCATCTGCCTCTGGAGCGATTTCTTCTGACTTTGTAACTTCTGTTGTTTCTTCAACAACTGCTGTTTCTTCTGTCATAGGATTTACCTCCTTCGTTATCTTAGAAGTATTAATGCCTTTAGCACTATCTACTAAGAATTTGACTATATCCATTTTTTCGTTGTCTTCTTTTTCAACGAAACCTATATTTTTCATTTCATTTCCAGTAACTGGACTTGCAACTGTTTCTTGATCTGAAACCATTACGATTCCAGATTCTGCATCATAAAAAACATTTTCTAATTCGACATCTTGTCCTTTTACGACAACATTGCCATCTACCTTTTCTACTTGCATAATATTTGCAAATTGATTTGCTGGGGAATCTACAAGACTCAACTCAACAAGATCATAATCTTTAATAATTCTAATTGTGGAATCTGATTTCTCATCATATCCGTCATCCCACTTATTCATTCTACCGCCAATAGAAAATCCTGTGTATGTGCCATCCAAAACTTTTTCCCATGCATCTTGTGCACCCTTTGAAACATATGCTGAAACAAAAACGCCATTATAAAACTTTTTAGTTTCTGTATCAAAATAACGATCTTGTTTAAAAGAAACCATTTTGCCTACAGCAGATGGCTGGTGCATTTCACGAATATTTCCACGGAAAGCAGAAAAGGCTTTCATTGAAGCCTCTGCTGTTACTATATCTCCCTGCTTGTCAACGTTATCAAGTGACGCAAAACCTGAGACGATACGTCTCTCCTTATCAACCTTCGCAAATGGAAGGGAAAGCCTTACTGATTCGCCATCGGTATCCCAATGGGCCTTAGATATAGTCATACTAGTATATATTATAGAGCCTTTTTTACACAAATGTTAATAAACTGTGAATAAACTTGTGGATAACTATGGAGTAGATCTACCCTCGCCTTTTGGATTTCTTCCACTAATTGTGGCTGCCCCATCGGACTGATTATTCGTTCGTTCTCCGTCCCTTGCCCTCTCTACATCTGGCTTAGGCTGGAAAGGCTCATCTCCCCCCTCCCTTTGTGGAAGACCCAAGATTGATCTAGCCTCATTTGGAAGCATTACTTGAGTCTTAACATATCTTTCCAAAATTTGAGATTGTGCTATTTCATCGGTCAGGGTGAGTTCTTTAAACTTTAAAACAAGTACATCTGTTTTTTCTTTAACAATCTTATTTAATATTTTTTCTAATTCTTTTTGGGCTGGACGTGCTACCTGCTCTTTAAAGGTGCGATCTTGGGCCAATGCTGCTGCAATAGCCCCAGAATCTCCTCCACCTATCTTTGACAACGGAACTTGATGTGCTATTAAAATATCATCTCTATTTTGCTTACGATACTTTTCAAAGGATCCCTCTTGTACTCCATTTTCAATTGGCTCCATCTTAAAGTCAACTTTGTTTGTATCGCTATCTCCTGGAAGAGGAATATATAGAGTTCTATGAGATTGTCCTTTGAGTCCCGTTTGCAAAAATCTAAACATCTTATCTTCGGCATCTGCAGAAAGTCGTGCACCCTTTAGTGTCACAACATAACGAGGGACAGCCTTATTGCTAAAGTAGTCAATATTATATTGTGACGCTAACTGGTCTCCATGGAGCGAGTTTATTGCCGACATTATATCTGGAACACCATAAAAAGTATTTAAAGGCGAATACTGTTTAAAGTGTATGATTTCATTAGGTCTTGGATCAGAGGTAACTGGATTAGCATTCTTTGCTCCAAAATTTCTAAAATAAACAACCTTTTGTCCTATAATTTGAACATATCCATCACGTAGTCTACGAACACGCATTGTAGTTGCTGGTATATGTCCAATATATCCTATCTCACCACGAGTAGTTCTTCCTATTTCAAGATATCCATTTCCAACTGCCTGAACATCTGTATAAACCTTCATCATTGTTGTTGTAAAAGAATCATCATCATTTAATGATTCTATCCACTCGTGCATTTCAATTTTTGCACGTTCAATTCTATTCCTTGCTCTTTCTACCTGCCCAGAATCTTTATTAGATTCTAAACGAAGCATTGTACTTGGAGAAACTTCAAAGTCATACCCTAGGCCAACAATGTTTTCTACCTTTGCATCAATTGCAGCATGATTAGCAAAAGATGTATCATAATAATTTGCAAGTTCGTAAACATTCCATGGTGGAGTAATTACATCAAATAATCCATACCCGTTACGATATACGGTTCCTGGATTAATTTCTTTTGACTTTGCATCACCAATACCGTGCTGCTCTGCCCTAGCACTATCAAGATATCCCTGAGTAGGATCATTAGGCATTGCCTTTTCTACTAACCTAGATGTGCGTCTTTTAAAATTATTGTCCATTCCAGAATATGATTTTAGTTCTGACCATGGTTTGTTAAATGGATCTTCGTTTTTAAATTGATCTAATGGATTAAAAAGATCATCTATTCTAGCACCTATAGTAAACTCTTGACTATCTGACATTAGTCTTCAACTCCATATTTTTTAATTGTTTGCTGTGCTGCATGTACGGCTCCAAGATCATTCATATTTGGAATAAGTCCTTCTGCCATTCTTTGTTTTTGCTCTGCATACTCTTCATCACTTACTCTGTTAAGCCCTGCAAAAAATACAGCCTCTCCATCTGGCTCGCCATAATGGGCTGCCACTTTCTTTAATTCTGCTATTTTTGATATATCGCCCTTCATGGAAGGTATATTTAATACGTTGCCCTGGCCGTCTGTAAACCACTTTCCATTTTGTTTTTTCCAGACATATATGCCCCAGTCGTACATCTTATCGATGACTTTAATCTTTGACTTACCAATTTGGTTAGGATTTTTCTTTTTCATTACCAATAGTATACCATATTATACTGGGTCTGATATTTGTGATTGCCATAGCAGGTCTTTAAATACTGAGTATTCGTACTCCTGAATACTAAAAACACGGTCATCATCAATAATTATTTTATTTGTTCCTGTATAGGCCTTATAAAGATCAGACGGATTTACTCCATAATAACTAACTGACGACTGAACCAGTACCCCTTGCCATAAATAATATTGATTCCAGTATTCCCAATCAAACAGTCCTTCTAGGGCAAACTTTACCCTTGCCCATGGTCTTTTCGTTACAGACTGAATTGCCTGAAGATTTGTAGTCTGATAATAAGATAGGCTATTAAAAATAATAGGACCATTTATCATAATAGATCCAGCGTATGACTTAAAGTTTAAAATACTTGGGAAGCCTATGCCTAGCATCGCCCATTCATTAATATTTAATATAGGCTCCTTAACAATTTGTCCATTTAGATAAAATACAATACCATCATATAATGCACCAGTGTTTCCATCTATTGCATATATTTTTGCCCTTTTGCCAGTTGGATGATTTGCTACCATATAAAATTTAATAACTTTATTTTTTGCATTTATTTGCATAACCTTTGTTGGTGCATATGGGAAAAAGTCTCCATTAAATCTAATCAAAGATTGCATTGCCATAACTTCGTAATTCTGTGTTTTGCTTGAATTAACTGGTATGGCTACTCCACGATTAATAAGTGGATCATAGTCTCCCCGCATTTCTAGCCCTGAGTATCTTGTCAGATATAAGTAAGGTGATGACCCCTTGTATATGGTGAAAGGATTTTTTGCTTTATAATTATAATAATATCCATTGTTAACATATGGATAAACATTAGTACCAAATCTGGTACCAACATTGTTTGCTGTGTTGTAATTAAATGCTTGAGATGCTAACTGTAGATTTTTGATCTTTACTGGCTGATATTTAATTCCATCTACCTCAAACTCTAAATGCACGACTATGGCAAGATCATTAAAGTCAGCACCCTTAGGTGGATAAATAATTATATTGTCTACAACTTCATATTTTGTATTTATCCATTCGTCCCCTGGAGAAATTACGCCATTTTTGGGAACATATTGTGTGTTTGCAAAAAATCCATTAGTTGCATTTGCCCCAGTTTCTAAATATTCAAAAGTAATATATGTTTTTAGAATTGCATCTGAGGTATCATAAGAATAAGTTTTAATAGATTTTTCTGCTAAGTCTTGATAATCAACATATCCAGTATAAAGATAATTGTCTAATGCTTCATAGGTTCTTTGAACTGGATAAGAATATTCTGCTGCAAGTTCGGAATAAAGCCATCCATCTTCACTGATAGATTCTGTTTCTTTAAATTTTGTTGGTGCTGGATAATTTATATTAAACTGTATAAAGTCTAGACCAAACTTACTGTCTCCATACTCGTCAGTTATATACTGCCCAAAATATGACAATGGAATGTAGTCTTTCCAAGATCCTCGAATATCAACATCTAAATAAAAACTGTCAAAATAATTTTTAGGAGTTATTCCACAACTTGGGTTATGACCTGAAAGTTGGCTTGTTAAAAATGCGGAATGAGATCCTCCGTCAAGAACATATTGCCAAAACTCTTGATCTGCGTCTCCGCCATCATAATCAATTGTTGGGCCATACAAATTAAATATATTTTCATAATCTTTTGGCACTCCAAATAAATTGAAAAGATTTGAAATGTCTTTTACATTTTTTTCAGAAGAAAGGCCTATTTTATATATATTACCAGTAAATGTTTTTGTAAATTCTTTTGTTCCACCAACATACATAGAAAGATTAGGGTTTGTAAAAAATGAAGTTACATCATTTCCAAAGTAATCTCTGAAGACATCTATTTCAACACCTACGGCAAAAATTTCATCATCTGGAATAGACAAGGCCTCATATATAATAATTGGACTTTCTTCTCCATATTTAAGAATATAATGAATGTCATTTCCAACAATTTCTATAGAAAAGTAATTAGATGATTGATCCTCTAGCCTTATGAGCACTTCTGTACCTAGATATACTGATGATTTTTTAAATAACCCATAAAAAGCATGAGGAACTTGTCCGTCTATAGCAAAATTATTAAAATATAAATACGAATTAACATTATCCCAATCTCCAGAAGGCCTAAGATCTAAGAACAATGATTCTTCATTTTGAATTACTGCACAGTCTGTAAATAGATCAGATTGTGTTTTAGTAACATCATCTATAAATATTTCTGGAGTAGAAAATGCTGGAGACTTTAGGTAGTTATCTTCAACAACAACATTGTCTAATGATGCTTGACTCCATGAACCTAAATCTGGATAGTTATAATTTTTTGTATAATCTGCAAAAGCATAATCAAACAATACTGTGCTTCCACCATAAGATGAGTTTAGGTTCTCTGGATACTGAACGCCTTGACCATATACAAACCTTCTTTTTGCAACCAAGGACGGGACAAGGTATGGATAAATTGCCACACAGTCTAACTCTACTGGCTGAATATCTGTATAAGCATAAAAGCCTATCCAGTCTTGATCTTTATCAAGTTCATTTAATTTTTCTGGCAAGGACAAGGCCGAACTATCTAAAATTAAATTTATAATCTCTTCTCCATTTAAAAGCACTGTAGATAAGTTTGTGGAATACCTCCAATGAATTAGCATTGGCCTTTCCCATTGCCCTACATAATAAGAAGAATATTCGTTGTTAATTTTTAATATTAAAAATGGTCCGTCTAGATAAATACCGTCTGTAGACCCAATTGGCCCAACTAATCTTTTTGATACTGAGGAAGAATTATTTGTTCTTAACCAAAACTCTAAAGTAAATTCTTGATATCTTCCGCCATTAGACAACATGCCATTAGAGGGCACTATTACGCTTGGCTTGTTTTCGTTGTCGTATAACTTAGTTACATTCTGAGATCCAAAAACCATTGGAACTCCAAAATTTTTAGCGGTCAAAGAATTATCTTTTATTAGATAATATCCAAAATCTTCAGATAATCCATATGCTGACGCTTGCACAACATCTGAACTTTCTAATGCAATATTAGATGGAATGGTTATTGGCGTAACGCCTAGAGAACTTGATTGAAATTCTTCTGCCCATTGACCTATGGTTACTCCGTTAATATAAAATATATAATCTGATAATTCTTCTGATGTACCCAAGTAATTTATTTTAATAATCAGTCTTATTATAGAGTTTTCAAATTGAGGTCTAAAAGTTTCTGAAAGAAAATACCATCTATCCTTTAATGATGCGTCATATGTCTTTAAAACATCAACATATGTTTCTAGAGCATCATCATAATATCTATATCCAATATCAATACTTAAGGCATATGGGCTTGCAGTATAAAAATAGGATCCTATAGAAAATGTTTTAAGAATTTGATTTAAATTATCTACATTGATTATTTCTGGACTTACCAGAGTCATAGAAAATGTTTCTGATAATACTGCTGTTGGCGTAACCTTGTTAATTATACTGTCTGGAAAAGGTGCATCTAAAAGTTCTTCTGTTTCAATAGATGATCCATTATCTATTGACCATAAAGACATGTCTCTGTTTGATTCAGATATTAATGATACATAATCAGCCTGATCATCTAGTGCCCACAAAAACTGCGGATGTTCCGCATATATTTTTTCAGCATATAGATTAGAAGGACTAGACATTATGGGTATATTTTATCATACCAGCCGTGTTATCCATCTTGGAGACGTATATCTTATGCCATTTGTAATTGGCTTTACTCCATGGACAAAGTCTGGTGTATCTGGAAAACAAACTAAATCTCCTATGCCTGGTTTAATAGAAATTCCAAGTTCTGGGAAATAAATGTCTCCTCCATCATAGTTGTCATTAATATAAATTAACGTTGCTATATCGTTTGGTTTTGTTGAATCAAAATGCTCATGCATTCCGTATCCCTCTGTAAATTTGGCAATATGTGTTTTTGAATTGTCATATTGAGCAAATTCTCCGTTATAATTTTCAGAAACAAAATTCCAAACATTTTTCCCATATTCATTTAAAATATTTTTAATATCTTCATCTGTAAAACTAGCATGAAAAGTAAACTCTTTTTCGTTATTCCCGTATTCTGTAAATAAAGAATCATTATCTTTTGCATATAAATAAACGTTTACAGCATCTGTTGCATTCATAAAATTTGGAATATGTTTAACAAGATTATTCATGAAATCCTTTTATTTCCCAATCGTCCCAGTTAACTTCTTCATATGTGGTTCTGTTTTCCATCCAAAGTTGTCCCTTTTTACCCATCCAGGCTTCAGAAATAAACATGTTGCCAGAAAGTATGTCTGAAATTCCACGAGAATTTAATTCTAATTCTTCAAAGAAAACTAAATCTCCTGGATTTGTTTTAATTGTTTTTTCTAAATAAGGGAATGTTATTTCTCCTCCAGAGTCTGCGTTTTGCCAAACAATGATTGACCCATACGTGCCCTTCGGCTTTGAATCTTCATTATGATGAACTGGAGAATTAGCGCCCTCCTTATACCTTAGTATGTAGTGCTTAGAAAACATTGGAGGATGATATTCTTCTTCATTTAAATCTTGTACAATTTTATAAAATCCTTTTGAATATTTTGAAAAAATTTCAAGGATATGATCTGGCATTTCTCCTCTTGTGTGAATATCAAAATGATTATTTTCTATGCTAAATAATTTATCATGTAGTGGATCATGATCTTCCTTAGTGTTAAATTTAATAGTTTTTATATATTCTTGTATTACTTTAACATCTTCTTCGCTAATAAAATTTTCTACAATATTCATAATTATCCTATCTTTATTTCACAAGAATCAGTTGTACAATACATCTCTCCCTGTGCCTCCAAATTCTCGGCGCCATCATAAATAGCAGACCAATCGATCTTTTTAATCTGGCCGATATAACTATTATACTCTTCTTCAGTAATCTGAGTATATGGCTGCTGTGGATAGACAGTATTGCCCATTGGTAAAAATGAAACAGCCTTTAGTTGTCCTTCGTACATGTGGAGCGCAGGCGCAACATGCTTTGCTTCAGTTTCTTTGTCAAATGAAAGCGTTACAGAAACGCCATTATCAGACCAATATTTCTGAGCAGTAGCAGCAAGCGCAATCTTTTCAAATAAGGTAACATCTTTTTCAGATCTTGGATGTCCAGAATGCACTGGGAAATATACGACAGTTGTATTCGCAGATACAAGATCATCTTCTATCTTATATCCAGCAGCCTTAAATAAATGAATCATTGGGTCAGTATTTCCAAATCTAATTGCTCTTAAGAAATAATCTCCGCCTGGTGCCCAGTGAACTCCTGGCGTTGCGCCAGAAAGAATTGATACAGACCCTGATGGCTTAACAGTTGTGACTCTAATGGATTCACGAACACATAACCATTCTGAGTATGAATGATCATATTTACGGATAGTCTTGTATCCTTCGTCCATCCATTCTCTCACAACAGGCAAGCCAAATTTGTCTGAGAATGAAGCAATACCTGTAAGAGATGTTCCGATACGACGATTACGCTGCATGATTCCATTTGTCTGTTGCCAGTGTGTAGGAATTAGCGTTACCGTCTTGCCATACAAATATGCAAACTTTAATGTACGTAAAAAGTCTTCTTTAGACTCATGACGATTTAAGTGCACTTCAACCAAAGTACACAATTCGTATGACTCCAATGGTTGCTCTGCACATGGATTAAAGCCCATGACACGATAATCTTTACCATCCTTTGGATCAGCCAAACGACCATAGTTTCTAGCCACATCAAGCCAAATGAATCCTGGCTCTCCATTGTTTACTATTAGGTCTACATAGTCTTCATACTTTGTACCTACCGTCGCAGAAATGGAGTTATTAGACATCCATGCCCACCCTGGATTTTCTGGATCAAAAGAATTACGCTCAGGAAAAACTTCAGCATTTTTTAAATTCATAAAATCTTTGTCTTCTGCTCCGCCTAAAGCCAGGGTAGCAGATCGTCTAACATTTCCTGACACTACGCAGGTACCAATAAGGTTTACGATATCTACGATTGCTCTTGAGTCTAGTGTTTCTCCAGCCCTACCGCCTATTACAGACCTAATCTGCTTATGTAGTTGTATAAGTGGTGCAGGACCGCTTGCAGTGCCTCCAAAGCCCTTTATAGGGGCGCCTAGGGGCCTAATAAGATCATAATTAAACTCTTGAATATACATGTTGGGCTTTAAAAATGAATTAATTAATAATCTAACAGATTCAACCCAACCTTCACGGGTATCTGGTATTTCATATATTTGTGCTGGCTCCGTAGGGTCATAAATAGGTAAATTTTTCTCCCCGCCCAAAGTATCAAAGCCTACGCCCACGCCCATCATAAGGGCATCCATTACCCAGCCAAATAGTTGTCCTGGATCATTTCTGTCTATGTCTTTTGTAGAAACCATGGCACAATTTTGTAGTGCTGCAGAATTTTTCTTTTCCATTGTCAGAGCAGTGCCAAAAGACCACAATCCTCTTCCTGGTGGTGTCCATTTTAAATTAAACAAACGATCATATGCTTCTTTTGCTGATGATTGAGCCTTATAATCATTCCACGGTAGCCTGTTTTCTTTTGCATGATTCTTTTGTGCTGAATACATGCCCTCGATTACACGACGACAAACCTCATACCATCTTTCTTTAGTTCCATCTTCTTTCATACGAGAGTAGGTACGAATAAATGTAATCTCTCCCAATGAATTGCCACCTGCGTCTGAAAAACCGAATGGCGCCTCTTTTGTTTTATACTCATTTACGAATTCTTCAGACAAACGAAAACTAAAAAAATCTGACATCGATTTGCTCCTTTAAAAACTGTTATTGTTTAAGTATACCAGAGTTTTTAGTTTTGCAAAACTCTAATGTTATTCTTTAAGTTTATACTTAATTAAAACTCATTCTAGATGAATGCTTTTGGGGAAAACATCTCAAACATATAATTTGTTTAGCACCTGTAATTGGACATTCTTTTGTTTCTTTTTTATGCCCCAAAACAAAGCACAAAAATTTTTTCATAAATCAATCCATAAACTATCAAACGTATAGTGAGATGTTGGAATAATATCGTAGGCAATAGTAATTCTTGGCTTATCTTGATACCAATCATCTCTTCCGTGGGGATGTCCAGTTTCAGAAACTATTGCTCGATTATTTTTATTATGATTTTCAAAATCAATTTCGTTATTTATTTTATAGTATGTTATTGATGGCTCTGCATTTACACAATAATAACCATGATAAACTGGGGCGCCTTCTCCGCCCATATGATCGTGATAAAATTTATCATTTTTTAGTGGGTTGACTCCAGAAGAACCATCCATAGTTTTTGGATCATAGTTATACCAACCATGTATCATATATTTCATTGATTCATAATCGTGACCATAATACTCGCATGCTTCTTTTACCGCATCTCTTAATGCATTTTGTAAATTTTTTATAAATTTATTTTCAAAATTAAAAATATTATAGTGCATGCCTAGTTGAGTTGGTGCACCATTGTATTTATTAAATTTTGACAAAATTTCAGAATCAATTTCTACCAATTTTCCAGAAATCAATAAATCTAGTTGATCTTCTAAATAATTATAAAGTTCATCTAAATTATTGTCTAAATATCTTTCAAAAAATTTATGAGGTGGTTTCATTGCTATCATGCCAGTGGTATCCAATGCTGTTCTTGATCTTTGGCATGCATTAACAAATCTCTCAATGGGATAATGTCGTATGCAATAGTAATTCTTGGACCATCCCAATCCCAGTCAGCCTGTGCATGGGGATGTCCCATTTCTGAAAGAATTGCACGATTATTTATATTATGATTTTCTATATCTTTATCAAATACTTTATAATAAGTTATAGATGGTTCTGCTTTTACACAATAATACCCATGAAAATTAGGAGCGCCGTGGGGGCCATGATCATGCCAATCTAACTTTCCCCTTTTTGAATAATTAATATTAAACCATCCTTGTATCATATATTTTTGTTTTTCAAAATCTAAATTATAATAATCACAGGCTTCAACAGTCATTTCTCGTACAGATTTGAATAAATCATATATTCCAACTGAATGAAATTGAAAAACATTATACTGTCTCCATTTCATAGTAGAAACGCTATTTGAAGACTTCCATAGTTCATCTTCGCCCACAGGAGTAACTCCAATTAATTTTGCCTGTTCTATTTTTTCATATCTATCATGTAGTTCAGATGACAAAATATTTAAATTATTGTTCAAAGTTCTTTCAAAAAATTTATGAGGTTTGGTAGATTTACTAACGCTTTTGGGTATATTGTTATAATCCATAATTCTCCTATCTTTATTAAGTATACCACAAAAAAGAAAAAGCCCCCTGCTATAGGGGGCTATTTTCCTATTTATTAATTGTTATAGTATTCGGCGCCATCGTGGGTTAGGGCATTTTCTGTAAAGAAAATATCATATGGTTCGCAGTTAATATTAATAACATTATTTTGATATTCTATTACTTCTAATGTAGTAATTTCATTCCACTGCCCTTGAGACCAAACGAAATCTGTTTCTACAATGTCAGAAACTTTTTTCATAGAAACATCATTATCTGTTTTTACTAAAACAAGGTGGCTAGGAGAGAAAGAATCTCCATTAATTATATGAAGAGTCTCAGATGTATGAGTTTTGATTCTATTTACAGTTGTTGAAACAGTATTTAAATCTGAAATATCTTCGGATGTAGACCATGCAGCAAGACTTTCTGTTGTAAATACATCACCAAGTCCTGGAAGAATCACAGACATTAGTTCATCTCCTAAAACAATATCTTGTGCCTCTTTTAAGGTTCCATCAGCCATTCTTACTTTTGTATGTGGAGACAATGAATAAATTCTTGGTCCAAAGAGTGGAGCGAATGGTGAGAAACCAAATGGTGAAAAACCAAATGGTGAGAAACTGAATGGTGAGAAACCAAATGGTGAGAAACCAAATGGTGAGAAACTGAATGGTGAGAAACCAAATGGTGAGAACGAGAACACACCGAATGGTGAGAACGAGAACACGCCGAATGGTGAGAAACCAAATGGTGAGAACGAGAACACACCGAATGGTGAGAACGAGAACACGCCGAATGGTGAGAACGAGAACACGCTAAACGGAGTAAAAGAAAATGTTGTAGTAACAGATCCCGAGTTTGCTGACGTTCCAGAAGAACCGTTAGCATTATCTGCACGAACATTATATGTTTGAGCAGTTCCCTGTTCTTGAGCAACGCTTACAGATGTAGATGTTGTATTTCCACTCTTACTATCTGATGATGTCCAGTAATAATTTGTAATAGCCTTACCACCGTTTGCTGGCGCTGACCATGATACGCTATCTGTTCCTGCTGAAGGAGAAGATGCGGAAGGTGCAGAAGGTGTGGCTGGTACAGTTGTTACGGTAACAGATGAAGATGGTGAAGAATCAGCAGATGAGCCGTATTGGTTGTTTGCCTTTACGGTAATCGTTGTTGATACACCAGAGCCAAAGCCAGTTATAGTTAATGGAGAAGATGCCCCAGTTACTGTATGTGTTGTATTATGTACGCTACAGAATCCTGATGCTGTATAAGATGTTGCTGGAGTTGATCCGTCTGATGCTGCTGTAAATGTTACAGTTACTGCACCGTTATTATATGGACGGTTTGTTCCAACATCTGTGGCAGTTACGCCAGTTGGTACTCCTGGAACTGTTCCTTCACGACGTGTTTTAGAACGTCCACCTCTACCCTTACCACCTTTACCTCTTATTGGCATATCTATCTTCTCCTTTTAACTTAATTTAATTATGCTACGATATCGCCTGTCAAATACCAGGTATCTGTATCTCTTTTAACAAGAGATCCACCTGAGTATTGTGTACGAAGTTTCTTTCCTGGTGTTGCATAAATTGTAACTCCAGAACCTTCTGCGATTGTTACTTGTCCCGCACCTAATTGGAAAATATCAATATATGTTCCGATTGGGAAGGCTACTGAAGAATTTGGTGGAACTGTTACTGTTGTTCCTGAACCAGAATTTACTGTAACCATATTTGTTGAATCTGTTAATGCAAGAGTATAACTTGCTGTTTGAGCATTAAATGTGTAATATGTTGCACTATCAAGATCTGACTGTTCTAACTTCAAAGCAAGGCTGTTTGTAACAGTTGTTGAGAAGTTTGCGTCATCTCCAAGCGCAGCAGCCAACTCATTAAGAGTGTCTAGTGCTCCTGGTGCTGAATCAACAAGTGCTGTAACTGCTGAATCAACATATGCTGTTGTAGCAACTTGAGTGCTATTATCTCCAGCAGTTGCTGTTGGAGCAGTTGGTGTTCCAGTTAATGCTGGGGACTCAAGAGGAGCCTTTGCAGCAAGATCTGTTGTAAGATTTGTAATTGATGACTGAGAAAGAGTTCCATTGATCTTTGCATCTGTTACAGAAGAATCAAGTGGTGTTCTTTCGTCAGACAAACGAGCATCATTTGTAAGAACAAGGTCTGCTGTATCTGCAATACCATGTACGTTTGTTGTATCTAAATTGTGGTTATCTAAAGCAGTGCTTGCTGTTGCTTCTGCTGCAGTCTGTGCTGCGTTTGCTTTAGTTGTAGCGTCTGACGATGCTGTTGCTTCTGCTGCAGCCTGTGCTGCGTTTGCTTTGTCTTGTGCGCCACTTGTTGTTTCTAGTTGTGTTGTATCTGCTATACCATGTACATTTGATGTCGTGTCATTATGTGCAGTTACTGAAGTAGAAACATCATCTGAAGTTGCTAATAGGCCTGTGTTTGCTATACCATGTACATTTTCAGTTAACTCATTATGTGTAGTTATGGAAGTAGATATTGAAGTGCCTACGTAGGTTTGTGTTGCAAGATCTGTCGTATCGTCAATACCATGAACGTTTGTTGTTAAATCATTATGTGTGCTTACCGCATTACTTGATGTAGTATCAACATATCCTTGTGTGGCAAGTTCTGATGTATCTGCAATTCCATGAACATCTGTAGTATCTTGTCTATGAGCCGTAATATTAGTGTCTATTTGTGATGTTATTTGTGCTGTAAGACTTGTTTCTAAATCAGTTATTGCTGTCGCCAATTCATTTAATGTGTTTAATGCTTCTGGTGCATTATCAATAAGTGCGCCTAATTGGCTAATGGGAACATGCCCGTTACCATTTAGTGTTGCCACACCATTAGCAATTCCTTTTTGTGCATTTAAAACAAAATCTGTTGTATCAAAATCTTGTGAGTCTGTAAAGTAGGAGAGAGCAGACCATTCAGAGGTACCATTACCAATCTTAAATTTACCAGTGTCGGTCTCAAATCCGATTTCTCCTGCTGCTAAAATTGGATCTGCATCTGTCCATTGTGCTGCAGTCCCTCTGCGCTGTTGCATTCTTGTTGCCATATTTTTATTCTCTCCTTATGGTATTTCTACCAGTTTTTCGATCTAATTATAACATCAATTTTTAGTTGAAGTTATCTGTTGCTACCCCGCCATCATAAGTATTTTCCCATGATGAGGTTGTTGCAGTACCGCCATCTACTGGCGTTCCTTGTGGGTCATTAAAACTACCTCCACTTATGAAGGTAGAAACTATTAGTCCATTTCCATCAATTGAAGTATCATGAATGTGATCCCGTAATGTTAGGGTGTCATCAATTGACGCTATGGTAAGCCATGAGCCACCATAATATACATTAACTCTTTCTGTCAATGTATCAAACCATAAATCTCCATTTTCTGGTGATTCGGGAGCGGTAGATCCAACAACCATACCGCTTGCTAGTGAATCCACATAGGCCTTAGTAGCAGCATGCGTGTCAAGTGTAGGTTCTCCTACAACTACAGATCCTCCGAAACTACCGCCATTAGTGACGACTAGCCCATTTTTGACCTTGAAATCTTTATCTACTGTTGCCAAGATCTACCACTCCCTCTTTTATTTATTTTGTTATGCTAAAAGTGTACCTACAACAGTAACTGTTGAGTTATTGTTGACGGTTGCTACACGAAGACGGACATCTCCAGCAGAAACATCTGCAGAAATTGTCATAGCAGACCCATTTGTGCCTACCATTGCGTATTCTGTGATAGCAATATTATCTGATGTATCAAGAGTCAAAAGAACTTCTGCTACATCTGTGTGTGTTCCATAAGCAGTCTTAACCAAGAACTTTGCAGTTCTGTAGTCTGCTGCTGCCCATGAGAATCCTGTAACTGTTGAGGCAGTTGGGACAGAAACTGTTGCTGCTACCTGCTTTGCAAGTGAGTCAATTTCTACTGCTTCAAAGTTTGGAACTACTGCTTCAAGAGCAGATACTGCACGAGCATCTGTGAAGTAAAGGTTTGTTGAGCCTTCAACAAGATCATCTGTATCAGAGTCTGCAACACCATTTTCTGCGGTAATTGTAAGACCATTTCCGTCACCAGTGATCTGAATGTTTGTTAATGTAGCACCTGTAAGTAGTGATGCTGCATCACCTTGAGCACGAGCAGTTGTGTAATACTGGTTTGTACCCTCAGCAACATCTGTTGTTGTTAGGTTATCAATACGAGTATTTGTTGCTCCATCAAGACCATCAGCATATGATTCTGCTGCTGCGATTGCTGCTGCTTGGGCTGCTGAAGCAGAACCTGCTGCATCATAATTAACAGCAAGGCCATCTGCATAAGATTCTGCTGCAGCCTGTGCTGCTGATGCTGAACCTGAAGCATCCCATAGACCTGTGTTTGCTGTTACTGCCTGTGCATCAAAGTCAGAGATTTCTGCAGATGTCAAACCTGTTACAGATATTGTTGCACCTGTAATGTCAATGTTTGCACCAGCAGTTAATGTATCTTGCTTTCCTGCAGCAATTGTCTGAAGGTCACCAATAATGTCTGGATTGTCCTGAAGTGCTGCTGCCAACTCGTTGAGGGTATCAAGAGTTGCTGGAGCAGAATCTACAAGGTTTGCAACTGCTGTATCTGTGTAAGAATTAGCAGAAGCAATAGCATCTGTTTCTGCTTGGTCAGCATATGCTTGGTAAGCAGAAGTAATTGCGGTTTCACGAGTATCTGTATATGCCTTAGCATCTACTTCAGCCTGATCTGCATAAGCCTCATATGCTGAGGTAATTGCAATTTCACGAGCATCTGTGTAAGAACCAGCAGATGCAACTGCATCTGTCTCTGCTTGATCAGCATAAGCCTGATAAGCAGTTGTGATAGCAGTCTCACGGCCATCTGTATAATCTTCTGCATCTGCAATTGCTTCAGACTTTGCTGTAGCAACTTCTGCATCTGTTGCAAAAGAGCCATCGATTGTTGCTGTAATGCTTATATTTGCTGTACCATCAAAAGATACAGAACCTGTTACATCTCCAGCCAAAGAAATTGTACGAGCAGTCTCAAGTGCTGTTGCTGTATCTGCATTACCAGTTACATCACCAGTTAGGTCTGCTGTTATTACTCCCGCAGCAAAGTCGCCATTAGCATCACGCTTTACGACTGTGTTTGGTGTGTTAGCGGAATCTGAAGAACCGCCAATAAGACCAATAATATAGTTTTGGTCATCTTGCTTCTTAGTAAGAATGTCTTGTCCGTCGATGGTACCTGTTGTGCCTTCAACAATAAGACCATTCTTTACCTTAAAGTCTTTTGTTACTGTTGCCATTTATTTATCTCCTTTTATGCCTTAAGTCCAATTCGTGCATAACGAACTGTGACTGGCTTAATTACTGGATCTGGAGTAACAGTTAAAGCAACTGTATCTCCTGTCCTAGAGACACTAATGGTGCCAATATTCCCATCGTTGTCTATTGTGCCATATTCTGAAACGTTCACATTTGAACCGTCCACCAATATGGTCAATTCTGTTGCATAAAATTTATTATCGCCATTTGTAGTCTTTGCTATAGAAACAAGATATTTAACCATACGCCATTCAGTTGCATCAAAGTTATCAATTACTGTAACATTTTCAATCCCTGAAATTGTATTTTCGTTATTACCTGTTGTTCCTAGATCATTACCCGCACCTGCAAGGGTATCAATTAAATCTTCATAGTCTTCTTGAGAAGGACGATCACCCGTCTGAAATTTGCTTTTTACTGCAGCAATTGATATTTTGGCCATGTCGTTATTATAACTCCTTTTTTATATTTTTTTACAGGATATAGTTATTAAATCCAATAACTGCAACGCCAATTCCAGGGGCAGAAGAAATTAGATTTGGTATACCTATATTTGTAAACTTAACTCTAAACGGTAATACTTCTTCTATCTTTACCGTCCTTGTATTATGCGAAACATTTATAATTGCATATGAGATTGCATTAATTGCTTTAAGATTCTTTTTCTTTTTCTCTACTATTTTTACACTTGCCATTAAAGTGTAATATCTTCAATTATTTTCATGCTTCCTTGCGCTACCGTCCAAACAAGGGCGTTTCCTGCGCTTCGAAGTTCAATATCGAAAATATCTCCCGTTTCAAGTTGGGCAGATTGTTCTGCTGTTAATGAGACAGTAAACTCTCCAGCCTCATCATCTGAATCTGGTTCTGGGTTTAAGGTTAATATAATTGTGGCAGCATCTGTTCCTAGTCCAAGATCAGCCTCTGCATTTGGTCTTTTAATTTCCATTGTAATTGTATAATCTGGAATGTTTAATGGCTCTCTTGCATCATCTGTTGCATATACTCTAAAGGATGCTGTGTCTCCACGAACAACAGTCCAAACAATTACTGGTGGAGTATTTCCAACATTATATTTTCCCTGAGACAGATTTCTTGCTGTTGCCATAATGTGATTATACCATAATTAAGCAAGGCCAGCCTTGAGTGCTCCCCAAGTGCCGTTACCCTTTGCCTGAATAACAATTACTCCAGTTGATGCGTCTGCCACTGCAACAATTCCTATTGCGCCACCTGTGACGGTAGTTGTAAGGGCACCATAAGCATCCACATATAATAATTCTCCTACAGAAAAACTACTTGTATTTACATTTGTTAAAACGCCAGCAACAACAACTTCTCCACTATCTCCATCATCTAATGATGTTTTTGTCAAACCAAGAATTGGATAATTATCTGATAAATCTGATGTAAATAATTCTATTTGTGTTTTATTATTTGTATGTCCTACAGCATATACTGGTTTTGCTGCACCTATACTTGATCCTGAATTATTAATTACTTTTACCCTCACATTTGAGGCATCAAGAGAAGAAATAGCATCATCAACATCATCTGCTAATTTTTTAATATCATTATGTACATTAACAGAATCTGTTGATTCTGGATATGTTAAACCATAATTATTAGTTATCTCAGCCATAGAAAATAATTATATCACTATTTGACTATCCTTCCCAAATTGTGTTATACTAAGAAATGTTAAACACCCTTAAACAAGGTGTTTTTCGTTTCTAAGGAGGAAACTATGATTAACTTTATGAATAATAATAGGAACATCATTGGTACACTCAGCATATTGGCTATGTTTGGGGTTTACTCAAATATTGCCAATGCTTCTGAAAACCGATTAGAGGACACTAAACAGCCTGAACAGGTTGTTGTCCTGCTTGAGGAATCACTAAAGGCCACGGAAGTGGCCGAAGTCGTTTCTAAGGCTAAAGAAGATCAGTTAGAAAAATATGAAAACGCTACATCTCTATCTGATAAGGACCTTAAAGAATTACTTAGGTTAGTGGGCTTTAAGGGACAAAGTCTCAAGGAGGCATGGGCTATTGCTAAAAAAGAAAGTAATGGTAGGCCATTTGCATTCAATGGAAATTCCAGAACTGGAGACAGTTCGTATGGTATTTTTCAAATTAATATGATTGGAATGCTTGGTCCTGATCGTCGTAAAAAATATGACCTAGATCACAATGCAGACTTGTTTAATCCAGTTGTTAATGCAGAAATTGCATTTCATATGTCTCAAGGAGGAGAAAACTGGAGTTCTTGGAAAGGAATTACCCCTAGAACTAGGGAGTGGTTAGAAAAATTTCCTAACTAAATAGCAAAAGAAATATTGACATATTTTGTTCCAGAACTCACAGGAATAACTCTATGTGAATATTGAGGGTAGGAGGGGAATATTAATAAACTCCCAGCAGTTGGTTTATATTCCTCTCCTCCAATATAATCTCTAAACTGAATTCCACCATTTTCATAATTATCATTTAAATATAAAACAAAAGAAAGTTTTCTTCCATTAGGGTTATCTTTTGGATCTGGTCCATCTTGATGCCAAGTAATAAACTGATCTTTCTCATATCTAACCATACCCCATCTTTCTTTTTGCTTTATTTTAACATCGTAATTATCAATATAATCAAAAACTGCTTCAGAAACTTCTTTATCTATATAAGAATTTATTTCAAATTTTTCATTTGGAAATGTTGTTGAAATTTCTATATCTTTTGGAGAAGCATGTAACCAGAAGGCTGTAGATGACACTTTGTCTTTGTCTATTTGATAATTATTAATTGTACTTTCTGCAAATTTTAAACTATATTTTTTGCATACATCATATATATCATTAATTATTTTATCTGGATTGTTTAGTAATCCTGTATATTCTACTATTCTGTCGTCTAGTATTTTTTTATTCATTTTATACCCTCACAAAAAATAGCAAGATGTTCTGTAAAAAATATTTTATCTGGATAAATATCTAAAGATACTGAATCTATGTTTAAATTATTTGTAACTATTTTTTCTATAGAAACAAAATCTGCCTCATTGTTTAAAACTTTATCATGTAACTTAATATCAGATGCAAAAACTTTAATTAGATGACTATCCCTTAAAGTCAGCAGGGTAGACGTGCTTGTAAAATATTGATTATAAATATTATGAGTAAAGGTTTCTTTTTTATGAACTGTATTATAAACTTTTGAAGAAGAAAAATTAAAATCTCCTAATTGTTGAAAAGTAAAAGGAAAATCTGCATCTTTAATAGATAAAGTTTTTATAGAATCTCCAATATAGATATCTTCAACTTTTTTATAAGTACCATCAGCCATTAATATTTTTGTTCCATAAACTAGTTTTGTATATCCAGTTATAATGCTTTTACTTATAGATTGTTTTTGTTGAAGTTTATATTTTTGCCAAGCAGATAGTTCTTCAGACACAAACTACTCCAAAGGTTCTACAAAATTAGTTCCATCCCAGGTCCAACCAGGCTTAACATTATGGTTTTCTGTTTCTAATATAGTAAAGTCTGATCTAAGGGCAGCAGCAAGTCTTTGTGTTTGGTCCAAAGATTCATTTTCATCAGTAATAACAAGCGTTGAAGCAACCTCATTATCTACAATAATTGCAAAAGTTATCATTTTTTCTCCTTATTTAAGTATATCATACTAACAGGCACAATTCGATCCAACGGTGACACAGCCTATCTGACAACAAGAATCGCATGGAGTATTTTGGGTATTTTGAGTATCAACTGTATTTTGAGTATCTACAGTATCAACTGTATTTTGTGTGTTTTGGGTATCAACTGTATCCTGAATATTAACAAAAGTATCAACTGTATTTTGGGTGTTTTGGGTGTTTTGAGTATCAACTGTATTTTGGGTGTTTTGAGTATCAACTGTATTTTGGGTATTTTGGGTGTTTTGGGTGTTTTGAGTATCAACTGTATTTTGGGTGTTTTGAGTATCAACTGTATTTTGGGTGTTTTGAGTATCAACTGTATTTTGGGTGTTTTGAGTGTTTTGGGTGTTTTGAGTATTTTGTGTATTTTGACATGTATCAATACAACTAATAACAGTTTCAAGAACTACTCCATTACAATCTATTAATTGATCTCTTTCTCCCAAACCACAGCATTCTGTAAGATTTCCAGTAAAGTTATACCATTCTTGTCCGCATGGAGTATTTACTGTATTAACTGTGTCAACTGTGTTTACCGTATTAACAGTATCAACGGTATCTTGAATATTAACAACAGTATTTACTGTATCAACTGTATTAACAGTATCAACTGTATTAACAGTATCAACTGTATTAACAGTATTAACTGTATTAACAGTATTAACTGTATTTTGTGTATTTACACCTGACTCATAGCATTCAGTCCATTCTGAATAAGTTACACTTCCAGTAAAGTCTGAATTAGAATAACAAACTGTATAAGTTGCAAGTCCAGAACTACATGCACCAATTCCATCCTGCTTAACTTCTGATCTACAATATCCAGGGCCAGAATCTACAGTGTTAACAGTGTTAACAGTGTTAACAGTGGTTACTGTATCAACGGTATCAACCGTGTTTACTGTATTAACTGTATCAACCTCACATGTACAGTAATAACAATCTTCCGTTGTGGTAGTTTCTGGAGTACCTATCCATCTAGTCTCAACTGCAGGACCGCATCCCTCTGGTGGGAATAAAACAAGATTATTTCCAGAATCAACCAAAAATCTTGCCTCTGCTTGACCGCTTGTAACAGTTAGCATGGATCCATTGCAAGTCTGTTCTACTCTTGTACCTAACGATGTCCATTCTCCATAACTATATTGACATGTTGGTACTGTGTCAACAGTGTTTACGGTGTTTACTGTATTAACAGTATTTACAGTGTTTACGGTATCAACAGTATTTACAGTGTTTACTGTGTTCTGAGTATTTTGAGTATTTTGAGTATTTTGTTCATCAACCCAAGAGTAGTATTCAAAATCTATCTGAGATTCGTAATCAAGTAATTCGTTTGTATCAACTCTTCCCTTAGCCTTACCATTATTAGAAGATGTTGCTCCCTGACTATTTCCTCTTACAGTTTCATTACCTAAACTAAATCCAGCATTTATAATTGCGTTTCTTGCATCTGCTCTAGATAAGCCTTCAAGGTCTGGGATTTTTCCCATTCCTTTGGATCCCGCCCATTTTCCAAGCCATCCAAGCATGGGATCACCTACGCCGTCAAATCGCCAATAAGTACCCAGGTATCTGTATCAGTTTTGATAAGAGTTGCTCCAGAATACCTCGCAGCAATTTTCTTGTTAGAATTTTTACTAAGAATAGTTGGTGTACCGCCAATAGTTACGTTGCCAGTGTTCATACGAATAATATCAAGTCTTTGTCCAATTGCGAAGGGTACAGAAGCATTGCTTGGAATAGTAATTGTTCTATCTATTGTAGAATCAACTGTAATTGTTTTTCCAGCATCCCCCAAAACCAGGGTATAGTCAGATGTCTGATTATTAAGAGTAGTTGTATCTAACATTCCTACCCATGATGTACCATTATAAATTTGAACTTGGTTTATATCAGTACCGCCGTCTGTTTGCTCAACAAAACATACAGTACCCTTAACTGGAGAAGGAATTACTGTATCTCTGGCGGTAGGGTTTTGAAATCTATTTACTCCACCTTTTGCTCTAATAACATCATTAACAGTTACGATAGATCCAAAAGTGTGAGCAGCATTCCAAGTATATGCAACATTTGTGTTAGCCGTACCAGCAACAGCATACCAAGTATCTGACGCTTGGTCATACATGTATGCTACTTTACTGGTTGAACTAACTGTTGACATATTTATAGGCTCCCATATAACTTAAATGAACCAGTATTACTTGCGTTATACCCAGTTGTTGTTATAATATCAATTTGTGTAACTGGTGAAGTTAAATTTTTAATCCATCCTCGTTGATAAGAATCTCCTCCAGTACCTGCAGAACCCGCACCTTCAAAAGTTGCAAATGGTAATGATGAAGAAGGGTTTGTTATATAAACATTAAAAATAGCACTAGCGCCTGTTGCTGCAGTATAATTATAAATTCCAGTTTCATCATTATATCTAAATGAACTGGTTCCACTAGGACCAAGCCATGCATAGTCTGTTGGATTGCTCAAAGTGTTTGTACGAATATATGTATTTCCCCCAGTACTTAAAGAAACTGGATCGTGTGTCAAAATCCAAAGTTTACGCCAATCAGTTGCTATTCCAGAAAATGTAACGGTAGTTCCAGTAGTTGGTGTACTAGAAGCAATTAATTGCCAATTATCTGTTACTGCAGATGCCTGTTCTTCTGGAGGGTATACAGAATAACTCATGCAATCTCAACTCCGCTTATATGAAGTTTAACAGTAGTTGCAGATGCTAGTCCAGAAACTACATCGGCTGCTTCTAGTACCTGCTTTAATTCAAAAGTAGCAGTACTGTTTGCAGCGAGGGTAGCGCCAGAAAGAACTTCTACAGTATCAAACTTTATAGTAAATGTTGCTGCTGTAGAGTCAGTGTTTGTCACAACAATATCTGTTACGATAGCAGTTGTATCTGCTGGCACAGTGTAAAGTGTTGTGTCAGTAAGTGCTGCTGCTCCACGATACATTAATTTTGGTGTAGTAGCCATATCTCCTCCTAATACGCACCCATCACGGATGAAATTATAATAGACTCAGTATCTACTTGTTGCCATTTGACTCCAAGTGGCTGAGTGTCATCTGCTGTCAATACAGTTCCATTTGAACCAATCGCCAAATTGTCTATATTGCTTGCAGAACTGCCGATAAGTATATCACCCTTTGCCTGAATGACATTCTTAAGATCATTAATTCTTACCCATTCTTCGTCTGTTGCATCATAAACATATGTATCTAATGCTTCAGAATCTTTATCTACCCAAAGAACTCCATCTACAATGTCTGTTGTTGGGGCTTCATTTGTGTAAAATGCGGAGGCATATAAAGATTCAACTGCTCCGCCATTAGAGTCAGATGCCATAGCAATATATCCGTCTTCTGGGGATACTATTGCTGCAATTTCTGAAAGGGTAAGATAGTCAGATCCTATTCCTAATGTTTCTTGATCTGTAATCCTGTCGTCTAAACCCTGTAGGTGTTTTGCAAGAGATGGGTTTGGAAGTTGTGTTGGGTCTGTATTTGTTTGGTCATAATCGTAACTACCGTAAAGGAATGCTTTTAGGGCTGCCTGAATATCTGCAGCATCTTCATATCCTGGCTGCTTGGTATTCCATAAACTACCAATGTCTTCAACTGCCACTTACATCACCCCTTTGATTATACCACCGAAATATGAAGGTTGGCTGTTCTAGAACCGCTTATATCGATCCAGTTAGTACCATCAAATTCCTTGGCATAGAATGTTATTTTTAAATTTTCAATACTGCTAAGAGTAACTACTTCTGTTTTAATTGAACTTACAATTGGATACCCTGCAGATGTTCCAAAAGTTACCTGAACACTAAAGTTAGAAGCATCAGTGCTTCCTACATAAGATGGATCTACTATTGATGCAATAGGAATATGGCAATAGTTGGCGGTATCAAAATCAATATTCTGATTTGTAACATATGTATTGGGAATTAATTTAGTTAGAGTTTGCCATTGTAATGTTCCTAATACCTCAACATATTGATACATCATTAAATATTCATCATCGGTTGTAAGCAAATTTATATAAAGATCAAATACATTTGGAGTTTGTCCAATATCAACTAGATCTGGCTTTCCATTACCCACAAAAATTAAACTTCCACGATCACCTTGTGGTCCGAAATCTACTTCAACATTAACAGATTCTGGCCCACCAAGAACAACTAAGTCATCACTAGATAAAATTACATCTACCACTGAGATACCTGCCCAGTAACAGTTATATTACCAGTAAGCAATGTATGTATTGTTGGATATGTTATTCCATCACCTGCTGGTTTAAAAATTTGAACATCGTAAACATATGTTGTTCCAGCATCTAAATACTGAGAGTCTTCTGGTCTGATTACACAAGTTATGTATGTCTTATCATCTGAAATTTCAGCAAAACATTTATGAGGATCTGGCTCTCCTCTAGTTTCTGAAAAAGAAAACACGACAGCGTCGGCATCTACAACTGGAGTTCCTGGATCGTTATCATCATCATAATCTCCGCCTACATATGGAGTTAAATCAAAAACATCTCCATCTGCTGTTTTAGGGTATATACGAAATTCATAGGTGTCACCCTTGTAATACGAAATATTTAATGTTCCTGGAAATGCCATAATTCCTCCGTGTAAATTATATCACAGATACGTGTATAGAATTGATTATTACATCTGCATCATAGTCTGTTCTGATTTGAGGTACCGCACCATTTTTCCACATATCTTCATTTTCTATGAAGAAGTGCTGAGTAACGTTCATATTGTAGGTATATTGATATTTTAATGATCCTACATGCTGAGAAATATCGATGGCAGATTTAGGAAAAAATGTTCTAATCCAAACCTCTGTATTATTATTATATGTAGTAAGTTCAAAGTTATATGTAACAAATATTTGAGAGCCTATGTTAATACCATGAAAATTAAGCATTCTTTGGTTTTCATTCCAAAGGCTGGTTGCTTCTTTTGGCAAAAATTTTTCATTTTTAGGATTTGAATCTACCCAAATATTTACCCATCCCTCGTCGCCTTTATCAATTCCAAGTCTGATAGATTTTTTGTTTGAGTTATAGTATGCTCCCCAGCCAGCCTGTTGTCCAGAAGATGATAAAGAACTTAGACCATCTTTACCAGGTGTGCCTCTTTCGCCTTTTGGGCCTCTCTCCCCGTCTTTTCCTTTATCTCCCCTTGGTCCTGGTACCCCTTGTGGTCCTTGAGGTCCCTGTGGGCCTTGTGGCCCTGGAACTGGTATGTATGTTGCAGATTGATCAACTGTTGTTTGTTGTGATTGTACAACCTGAGATGCATAGTTTTTCTTTTTGCCAGGAAAGTCCATAGATTTAGAAACTGCCATGAACGTATTATCTCAGATTATTAATCAACACATTCATACATAAACCACATATGAAATTTATCTGCTGTGGTTAAGTTTAC